TCACACACGCTCGCCCGCAGGCTGAGTATCCCCTCTCCGAGCCCTCGGCACCAGGGCCGCCGCCCGCTCCGCGATCTCGACATCGACCTCCTGCAGCAGCGACGTGTACGTGTCCCCGGCAAGCTGGATCGTCGTATGACGGAGCGTCTCCTTGATGGCATGGAGGTCGCCCCCGCCAGCATGGATCAGCGTGGCCGCGCAGTGCCGGAGGTCCCGCAGGTTGATCGGCGGAAGACCGGCCTGCCGGCAGAGCCGCCGGAACTCCTCGCTCACCTTCTCCGGGTGCAGCCACCGGCCGTCAGGCTCGACGAACACCTTCCCGGCATCCGTCCAGTCGGCGACGTCCTCACCCTCCGCCCGCTCCTGCGCGGCGTGCACGTTCCATGCCTCGCGCTCGAGGAGCTGCCGCTCACGGTGCGCCCGGAGGATCGCGACGTTCACGGAGTCCAGCGCGATCGTCCCGGCGCTGTCCTCCGTCTTCGGGTCGTCCTCGAACACCTGCCAGTTGTCGACGACGATCTCCTTGGACACCGTGATCGTGCCCCCGTCGAGGTCGACGTGACGCCAGTCCTGCCCGACGCCCTCGCCGCGCCGGAGTCCGCGGAACGCGATCAGGTGGAAGAACGCGTAGAGCCTCGAGTCCTCCGCGGCGTCGAGGAACTCGCCGATCTGCGGCGGCGTCCACACCATGACCGCGCTCGGCCGCTCCCCGGTCTGACGCCAGTGCTCGACGTGCCGGTCTGTCCACAACACGGCCTTCGGCCTCTTGCCCGACGCGAGCTCAACCCACTGCGCCGGGTTGAAGGTGATGTACTGCCGCCTGATCGCGGCGTTCAGCGCGGTGCGGAGCGTCGCCCGGATCCTCTGCTTCGTCGCCGGTCCCGTGATGAGCCGGTACCCCGGCATGGCAGCGAGCTTCTCCCGCTCGACCGACAGCCGCGCCGTCTCAGCGGCCGGTGGCCGGCACGACTTCCCCCACTTCGCCCGCCGCTCCTGCTCCCGGCGCGCCGCGTTCTCGGCCGCGATCACCTCGTTCTGCTCGTCGATCCGGTCAAAGAACGCCTGCACATGCGACACGTTCAGCCGGTCCAGCCGGTAGTGCCCCAGCCCCGGCACCAGGTGCACGCGGATGTGTGACCGGTAGGAGGCGGTCGTCGTGCGCTTCGTCTTCTTGGAGTCGACCCACGTCTGGAGCCACTCCCCGACGGTCAGCGAGGTGTCCATGCGCACGCCGCCCTGGATCCGCCGCTTCACCTCGGCCGTGTCCGGGATGGGCTCCCGGTCCCGCATCACCGTCATCAGGAGATCGCTCACAAGGCGCGCTGCGTCGTCGTCCTCGTCGACCAGGTCGAGGACGGCCTGAATGCGGGTCAGGTCCTTCTCTGCGGCCTTCACGCCCTCGTACCCGGTACGCCGGAAGGTCCGGCGGGTCCCCTTGTCGTCGGGCGCGAGCTCCTGGCGCAGCTGGTGGTTGCCGTGGTTCTTCTTCGACAGCTGCGGGCACTTCGACCCCAGCCGCTTGCCGTCCTCGCCGCGGCACTCACACCGCTTGGTGATGCTTCCGGCGCGCCGTGCTCCAGGCATGGCTATCCCCTCTGTCTGGCAACGGGGCGCCAGGCGCCCAGAGTTGGCGAGGTGACGCCCCCGCCCAGCGATGACCTAGACCGGCCGGTCCAGGCCCTCCAGCGGCGGGAGGGTCAGGCCCCGCCGCGTGATTTCGTCACGGAGCTCGTGCAGCTCCGTGGTCAGCCCGTCCGCGACCTCCCGGGCCGCGTCCGCCTCCGGCCCGCCGGGGGCACCACCCCACCGGTAGTCAGAGATCGCCTGCTCCCAGTTCGTTTTGTAGAGGCGTCGGATGCGCGTCACGAGCCACCGGTGCCGGCGCATGAGCTGGAGCGCCGTGTCCTCGCCGGCATTCGCGCCGTCCCACCAGTCCGCGGCTTCTATCGGCGACACCATCCGGCCGGGCAGGAGCTCGACCTCATCGACGTACCCAATCGGGTAGAGGAGCGCTATCGGCGGCACCTTCAGAGCAGCCGCGAGGAGGGTGACCTCCGCGACGCTGATGTTGCCGCGGCGCCCGTTCTCGATGTTGGAGATCACGACGCGCGGCATGCTGCCACCGAGCTCCGTGCACGCGTCGGCGAGCTGCTGCGCACTGATGCCCTGTGCCTGCCTATGGCGGCGCACCTCCGCCGCGATCGTCGCACCGACGGTCGCCGCCCAGCCCGGTTGCTCCATGACGAATCAAAGTACAGCCAGTGTTGTGCAGTCTCAACCCATGTCGTACAGTGCGCTGCGAGGGCGCAGAATCCAGGCCTCGACACTGAAAGCTGAGCCGAAATGACCCAAGCCGCTCCGGCCGAGATGACGATCAGGGACCTCCTCGAGCTCCCCCCGACAACCGACCTCGAGACTGCCGGCAAGGCGTTCGGCATCGCACGGTCCACGGCCTACCTCCTCGCCAACAAGGACCAGTTTCCTTGCCGCGTCGTCCGCGCCGGTCGTCTCTTCCGCGTCGTGACGGCCGACATGCTCCGCGTCCTCCAGGTCTCCCCACCTGAGGACGCGGCGGCCCCTGCCGCCTAACCCCCCCCTAGGCGACAGGTACGCCACTGCCCCGACACCTTGCGCATGGGTGCCGGGGCAGTGGTTTGTCCGGGCCCGCACTCCGCGCGAGAGGAGGACGGGAGTTCAGAGGAACTGATCGCGTAGCCGGTCCTCGCGGGTCCGCTGCAACCACACGAGGTCATCGAGCACCTCGTTTCGCTCCGCCTCCGCGGCCATCCCCCACCGCTGGGCCGCCGTCCTGCTCGGCCTTGGACGGGAGGCCGGCATGGCGGCCTCCGTGCTGCTGCTCGCCGCCGTCGCGTGCGAATCACTCATGATTCCTCCACCCGCCGCTCCGCCCACTCCTCGATCTGCCGCTGCGCCTCGACGGCGCGCAGCCTGGTACACGTGCCGCACAGCGGGATCGCGGGCCCGCCCGGACCGCTCATACCGGGGAAGAACTTGGCGACCAGCTCAGCGACCTCGCCGCTGACTCCACAGTCCGCGCACTGGTTCCTGGACGCCTGGCGCTCCGCCCTGCTCGCAGCGCGGAGCTCCGCCTCCTCGGCGCACTCGCGACTCTTCAGGCACGCCGGACACGTGACGGTGTGCTCGATCAGCGCCTTGTACGCCGTGCTCGAGGTCGAGTCCTCAATCTCTATCGCGGTCACAGCTTTCCTTCCAGACAGGGGCGGCGGCAGCAGCGGGGGAACCACTGCACCGTGGAGCCATGTGCGTCGACGAGCCGCGGGCCAAGGTCGACGAGCTGCCCAACCTGGAGGGCCTTGCCGCAGAACACGCAGTGCACGCCGCGCTGCTGGTAGGCGGACAGGGTCGACACGGGCGGCAGCTCTCGCTGGTCCTCGATCGGTGTCATACGAACGCCCCCACCGGCAGCCTCAGGGATCCGCCCGGGCCGAACGCGGCGCCGAGCGCGACAGGGTCGGTCAGCCGACCGGAGCCGTCCGGCTTCTCCAGCCAGCCCCGCCCCCACAGGTATTTATGGGGAGGGGGGCACCTCAGCGGCCAGGGCGCCGTATGGATGGTGAGGGCGCGGACGTCCGCCAGCTCCTCGTCGGCGCCGAGCGGCACCAGCCACCACGCCCGGTTGCTCTCCGGGCAGACCAGGACGGGGCCGAGGAGCTCCGGGCCGACACGCTGCATCGCGTCGACGGACCGCATCAGGTCGGCCTCGGCGACCAGCCACGAGCGGCCCACGGGGATAGAGGCAAGCTCGTCGCTCGCCCAGGAACGATTAGCGCATACGGGATCCGGGGCACAGGAGGCCAGCCACACCGTGCCCGAATTGCGTGTCCGTGAGGCCATGCCCGGCACCGTAGAAGCACAGTCGGCCCGGCCGCTTAGCGATTTCGCGGGATTTCTCCTACGGCCTGGCCGCGTTCTCGATGTTGCTCACATCAGGTCGAGCGAGGCCCTCGCCCGGGTGATAAGCCGGTGCGCCTGGTGCCCGTACGCGGCCACCGCCATCAGCTCCTCCCACACCGTCCGGTGCAGGTCGACCTCCGCGCGGTCCGTGAGACGGAGCTCCGCACCGATGGTCTCCACCATGACGAGGTCCTGGTCATAAATCCAGAAGCCGTGTGTGGGCACCACGGTCAGGTCCGCGTTCAGCGGGACGACGCCGAGTTGCACGGAGGACATCCCGAACACCCCGGCCAGCCGGTCGAGCTGACCAGCCATCGCCTCGCGCGGGCAGACCCGCATATGGAGAGCGGCCTCCCATATCAGGAAGTGGAACGACCGCCCCGGGGCGTAGAGAGCCTGTTGCCGCTGCATGCGCGCATTCACGCCCTCCTCGATGTCCTGGACGCTGCGGTGCAGGGTCGTCGTCCGGATGAACATGTGCCGCGCGTACTCGGCGGTCTGGAGCAGCCCGGGGATCACCGCCGACTCGAAGTTGCAGACGGACGCCGTGGCGCTCTCGGTCAGCCCCCATGCCTCCTGCCGAGCACGCACGCCGGCAGCGAGCTGCCGCCGCCACACCGCGTAATGCGTCTCCAGCGACTTGAGGCGGCCGACCAGTTCGGGCAGCACGTCGACGGCGCCGAGCGCCTGAGCCCAGAGCTCCAGGTCCTCGGCTGTCGGCGCCTGCTTACCGGTCTCGATCTTGCTGATCTTCGACGCTGCCCAGCCCATGCGCCCGGCGAGCTCCTTTCCATGCAGCCCGGCCTCGGCGCGCAGCTCACGAAGCCTCGCGCCGAGGGCAGTCCGAGCCGTCTGAAAGTCGCTCACCGTGAGACCGCGGTCCCCTTCTGCTGGTACTCCTCGAAGGTGACTGCATGGTGCCACGCGGCCTCGCGCCACTGCACATGGCGCAGGACGTCCGCCGGATCGTCGGAGAGGTGCACGCCGAGGAAGCGGTCATGCTCTCCGAACTGGAGCCGCGCCACGGTGACGGCATCGAACACCCAGAAGTCATAGCCCGGTAGGCCCTGCGCCGCCGCCTGGTCGCGCCCCAGGTAACGGATGTCCTCGCCCGCGTCCAGGTTGTACGGCGTTCCCCACAGCTCGAACCGTAGGTAGTCCGACGGAGGGGCGTCGATGACCCGGACCCGCTCGACCCGCTTCCCCCGCCCGGTCTCCGCCCGCATCAGGTCGAGCCACGGAGCGAACCACTCCAGCCCAGGATCCTCACCGGCAAGGAACTGCCGGTACGGCTCATCCTCCTCCGGGATCCCGTACGAGGTCCGCACCTCGAGGCGGAACGCCGTGTGCGCGAAGTCCTCGAAGAGCCGCAGGAAGTCCGGCCCGCTGACGAGCTCAGGCACGGGACACCTTCGCAGCGTGGTACTCAAACAGGACGGCCGGCACGACGACGAACCCCTCCCCCGGCTTCACCTGCAGCAGCTGCGCGATCTTGTCCGGGTCGGTGAGCTCGTCGCCCTGGACGACGATGTCGCCGGTCTCCGTGTCCCGGTAGAACGAGGGACAGCCGCCCCCCTGTGACGTGTTGCTACTCCCCAAGAACTCAAGCGACATGACGCCCGCCCTCCGCTGTTGTTGGACCGTCAGTGTGCTCGCCCTGTCTCCGGGACGCGCCGTAATTGCTAGAAATTTCGACTGCCGCCGACCGTGTGAACGGATTGCTCGGAAGGTCGCGAAATTCAGGAGCACGCCGCCGACAGGCTTAGGATCCGCCCGTGACAATCGAACTTCCAAGCGAACTCCTCCAGCTCGAGCAGGCAGCCCTCGACGCCCAGGCGGCGGCGACGGCCCCCTCCCCGCCCGAAGGCGCGTGGACCGCCTGGCGTGAAGCCGCGATGGCGGTACAGGTCGCGATCACCGACCACGCGGCAGCAACCAACACGAGCCGCGTCGACGTCGAGATGGCCGTGAAGAAGGCCGTCCGCCATCCGGAGCCCGACGAGGACTGACCGACCCGCGTCGGCACCGATCGGGTGCCGGCAGAGACTTCCCGCCCCCAGTGTCAGACCCGGGCCTTACCGTGTGTGCATGCCCTTGCGCTCCAGGTCACACGGTTCGCTGCACTCCAGCGCGGCCCGCATCAACGACCGCATCCGACGACTGATGGACTCGCCGGACAGCGAGCAGCGCGCCGAGGAGTACGGGCGCCTGCTCGTCGAGTGGGACCAGGCCACCCGGGCCGCGACGCGACGCGGCCCCGCCTGGGTTCCACGCCCGCGGGGCCTCGTCCGTCCGAGTAGCAGCAAGGACGGCGTCACCGTACCGACGCCCCCCGACAGCGCCCGCGGTCAGGCCCGGGCGTCTCGCTGCCGCTCCGGGTGCGCACTCGCGTAAAACCCCACAAGGGTCCCTCGATCCGACTCTAGGATCGTCACCATGGGTACTCGAGAGTGGCATGTGGTGCGCGTCCCGCCCGTCGACAGCTTCGAGGGAATGATCCCCTTGAATCTCTATCTGTCCCCCCAAGCAACCTCGCACGCTTTCGAGAGCCCTCAGTCGGCCTGGCACTACATCGAGGAGAGCGTAGATCGCCTGAACTGGGTGAAGGGCGCTCTGAGCGCGCTGGAGCTCGCCGCTGCGGAAGTGGACTGGGACGGCGACTTCCGAATCACACCGTATGTCGGCGCCCTCCCCTGGGCTGCGCCGCTCTCCGACGAGGCTGCCCGATACCTGCTGGTGAAGCAGGACAACAACGGCTCCTGTTTCATCATCAGTGCAGGCTTTCCCGTACCCCTCGCGCCCTATCAGCAGAACCACCGCTCGACGGTCGTTCGGGTGGAGCAGCCGAGTACCTGACCTCGGATACCGGCACCCGCCCGGGTTTTTCCTACCGCGTAGAATCGAACACATGCCCGAACACTCGTCGAGGCTGGAGAAGCTCCGGTTCCTGCTCCGCGTCCAGGAGCAGCAGCTCGACGTGACCCGCCGCTGGATCGCGGACGAGGAGCGCCGCGAGGCCGAGCGCGCCCAGGGCGAGAGGGCCCGCCCGCCACAGCCGGACTGGGTCCTCGAGCTCGGTATCGGTGTCGGCTCCCGCCCTGTCGAGGTCCATGTCGGCCACTGCCACGCCATCGGTCGCCGCCGCAAACCGCTCACCCGGGACCAGGCCGTATCGGCCCTCGGCGAGGGCGTCGAGGCGTGCACTCACTGTCGTCCGGACACGGAGCTCGGCCTCCTCTGACGACCCCGGCCGCGCCCCGTATCCGGACACGGCGGCCCTCGTGTCCGCGGACGTGTCCGGGCCGATGTCCCCGCTGGTCACAGCGTTGTCCGCGACGAGGCCCGGACACATGCCCGACCATGCCCGGACACGTCCGAGGATCATGTCCGGGCACGGTCCGCGATCATGTCCGGGCAGACGTCGGCCGCCCGCCCCCGGAGTCGTGAGGGCGGGCGGCCGGTCACCGGCAGCGGGCGTCAGCGCCCGCCCTCGTCGCGGTCGTCGGTGAGCCTCCGCGTGCGCACGTCGACCCGGTCGACGGCGTCCCGGAGGGACTGGCCAGAGTTCGGGTGGAGCTCATGCTCCACGCTCTCGAGCCGCCCCTCGATCCCGTCGAGCCGCTCCATCACGCCCGGCCGTGCCGGCACTCCTGGCCGACCAGGGATGCCCTGCCAGTCGTCCACGACCTCGTCGACGCGGGCGACGATCCGCCGGACGCCCCGGGCCATCCGCCACAGCAAGCCGAGCGCCGCGGCGACCGCGACGACAGCCAGGCACCAGACGACGAGCGTGTCGACCGCCATGACGCCGGTAGCGTCCTCGCCCAGCCTCACGTGCGCCCCTTCACGGTCTCGGTAAGGCCCGGCCCCTCGCCCCGGCCGCCGGACGCCGCAACGGCCGTCAGAACGGCGAGCACGGCCGCGCCACCGGCCAGAGAGAACCCGTCGCCCCAATCGGCATGGACCAGGCCGAGCGTGTCGAGGCCGAGCGTCGCCGCGAGGACCTGCGCAGCCGTACGGAGGGCGCGCTCAGCGGTCGCACGCCAGAACAGAACAGTGAACATGGGGGGTCTCCCTCAGTCGATGACGGTAAAGCCGTGCTTGTTGCCCAGGAGCGTCAGCGTCTTACGGCCCGGGATGCCGTCCGCGGGCTGCCCCGGCGCTCGCCCGTGGTAGCCGCAAATCTCCTGCCACTCGCTCATGCCGGTGAGCGTCGTCGTCCCGTAGTGGCCGTCGTTGTAGCGCCTGGCGAGGAGGCCCTCGTCGACCAGCGCGGTCTCGACGATCCCCGTGCCGGCATAGGTCACGGGCGTGCCGGCAGCCTGCGGGTCACGCTCCGCGGCCAGGCGGAGCAGCCGCAGGGACACCTTCGGCCGGACCGGAACAGGCAGCGGCCCCGGCTTCCCCAAGCCCAGGCGGACCGCGACGCCGCCACGGAGGCCACCCATGCCGAAGCCAGCGGGGTCGACCTTGCCGGGCTGCCACTCCCGGTGGCCGATGACCGACAGAGCGCCCCAGTCGTGGAACCGGCAGACCGCCGTCGCGGCCTTCTCGATCGCCTCGAGCTGGACGTCCGGCCAGGGGTCGCGGCCATCGCCGAGGTTCTCGCACTCGAACCCGTAAAAGTGCCGGTTCCCATCCGTGCTGGCCTCGTCGTCCACCGGGAGGGCCCGCTCCGCGATCACGGCGCGCAGGACGTCAGGGTCACCCAAGCCCGCATGGTTGGTGCGCCCGTACCCGACCAGGTGCACCCGGCCGTCCTTCGCGATCATCCCGTGGCACAGCGGCCCCGGCAGACCCGTGTAGCCGTCGCGGACGATGCCGACAGTTCGGGCCGTGCCGGCCGTGACGGTGTGATGGACCATCACCCCGTGGACGCCGCCCCAGGGGCCCATGTGGTTGCGGTTGTTCGTGCGCCAGTCGCCGACCTGGACGACGGTCAGGCCCTCGTCCTTCAACGCGGTCAGGAACGAGGCGGCGCTCATGGGGTTCGCCATCACACACGCTCCGGCCAGTGCCACGAGCCGCCGACCAGGCCGCCGCTCACGTCCTGATGCAGCGAGCCCCCGCCGCTCAGCGGGTGGAAGAACGAGCCGGTCGGGTTGGTGACGGCGAGGCCGACGCGGGCCGGGTTGTCCGGGTCGACCTCCGTGACGGTCGCGGCGCGGCATGCCGGCGGGAACGCCTGCGCACCGCAGGGCTGGACCGGGGTGCCGTGGCTGACGTAGTGGACAACGCGGCCAACGGATGGCCGTGGGGAGACGTCTGTGGGCAAGACGATCAACTCCAATGGAGAGGTCGACGGCCCGGCCCAGAACCAGCAGCGGCGCGACACTGTACAGCGCTCGCCCTCCTCGCCCCCGGGGGCGGCGGCAAGGAGGGCAGCCGTCACTGCACGCTCGGCCCGACACGGTGCGCCGACCACCAGCCGGTCACGGTCGGTTGCGCGGCGTGGGTGCTGCTCGCCTGGACTCGAAACGAGATCGTCGGCGTCGCGACGTCGTTGAAGTCCTCCATCGTGGAGGCGTGCATGCCCGTAACCGACGAGGGCCGGGTGACCGATTCAGCGTGGACGATGCCGCGCGCAGCCGACGAGATGCCGCAGTAGATGAGCGCCCCGCTCGCGATGGTGTACCCCGCGGACGTGTCCCATCTGGTCTGCATCTGAAGGAACCAGGTCCCGGCGTCGGGCAACCGCACCCGGACAATGCCACCGGACACAGGCAGTACCGAGAACCCACCGGACTGCCCCGTGATGGTGGGGACCATCCAGTTATCCGTGATCGTCAGCGTGACCGCCCTCGACGCCAGGTTGCCGTACGCGAACCGCGGCCCCGCCACATACAGACCGCCATCCGAACCCAGGCCGATCGAGTTCTCCGCGTCAGCGCTGATCTTCGCACCGATCGTGTACCCGGCCGCCTGGCTCCCGGTGATCGTGACCGCCTGCCCGGCGAGGATGCCGGCAGACGCTCCGGCTGTCGGCACCATCACGCCGCCGTCGCTCCCGATCGTCAGCACGTTCCCGGCGTCCCCGGAGGGCATGACCTGGACCATGCCGTTCGCGCACGTCAGTCCGGCCCCGGAGTGGTCACAGACGCACCCGATGATCGCGTCACAACCGGTCTGCCCGTCGTAGACCAGGCCCACCGTGAACGGCGCCTGTGAGCTCCCGTTACCCGAGACCTGCACCAGGCCGCTGCCCTGCACCGAGCAGGAGCAGCCTCCCTGACATCCACACCGCGCCATGTCTAACTCTCCTTCTCGCTGGTGCCGTCGTCGTCCGCGCAGGGACACGAGTCCTCGGCGCACTGGCACGGCGGCCTTACCGGGCGCGCCTGCTCCTCAGGCGGCGCCGTCAGGTCGACCTCGTACGTCTGGCCGTCGATGAACGCGATACCGCTGCTACCGAGCCCGCCGGCAGAGGCCTGCGCGGCACGGCCGAGCGCCCGCTGAGAGGACGTCATCGCACGCCAAGGACGCTGGGCAGAGCGCTGCCCGGGGAGAGCTGTCACGGTGGTGCTCCTGTGTACGGTTCGCCGATTGGGATGAGGCTCACGCCGACCTCCTCGCCGCTGGCGTCTGTCCATTCGACGTCGACGTCAGAGAGGCGATAGGGCTGCGTCACGGAGCTGCACATGCCGGTCGCGGACACGTCGAGACGCACCCCCGGCACGAGCTGCCGCATGGACACCGGGGCCGACGCCGCGAGGCTCGACCCCTGAGGGATGCTGAGGCTGGTCGGCACAGGGTTGCGGCCGTTGTAGCTAGCCCTCGCGAGCTGCCAAAGGTCGTACGCCGTCAGGCCCTCCGCCTGCGTCGTCACGAGCGTGTCCAGGCGCCCGTACACCGGGCCGACCACACCCGACACCCCGAACTGTGTGCCCGCGATTTCCTGCTGGGTCTGGTTGGTGACCCAGACGAGCGTGGACCCGGCCGCCCCGTCCCGGACGATCTGCACATCGCCCGCGATGTGGTCGAGCGTCAGACGGGCCTGTGCCGGGTCGCTCGTCGTCTGCGGCCGTCCCAGGACGAGGGCCCGGCCCACGGTCGTGTACTCGAGCCCACGGGGCACCAGCTCGTCATCGAAGATCTGGAGGATCGGCACGATCCATGCGCTCGCGTCGTCGCTCCCGTCCTTCTCGAACGACGTGACTACCGGGTCGTCGTCGCGGACGATGAAGGGCAGGATCCGCGGCCAGTCCGGGCCGGACGCGAACAGGGCGCCGTTCAGGTTCAGGCGGACGATCGTCTGCGCGATCTCCTGGACCGGACCGCGGTGCATCGGGTCGGCCGCATTCGTCGACACGTAGCGCAACAACGTCGTGTTGACCGTCCGGGCCAGCCACTCGGTGACGTCCTTCGCCTCGACGGTGAACGTCGTCCGGTTCTCCACCGTGCGGACGACCGGCCCCTGCCACACGAGCTCGCTGTCCCGGTAGATCGACAGCTCATGGGCGTACGGCTCGATCTGTCCGAGCTGCCCGCAGCAGGCCGCCCCAGCCTCGCCCTTGGCGATCGTGATGACGCCCTCGGAGGTGTCGTTGACCGTCCGGTTCCACTGCACCCCGGTCAGCGCCGACACCCCGGGCGAGGTGAACGGCCTGCTCCCGCCCCGCCAGTGGATGACGGCCCTGTACTCCTGCGGACACCCCAGCTCGGCCACGTCAGCCCACATCCGATCGGGGCACCAGGAACACCCTGGCCCGGGCATCGGCCGCGGTCGTCGCGGACGTCGAGAGGATCTCGATACACAGGCCCGTCGGGCAGCTGAACACCGGCCACTCGAAGCTCCGGCCCAGCGGGCCGTAGAGGGTCGGCGAGCTGGTCGCCGAGCCCAGCGGCCCGGCCGGGCAGTCGACCTCAGCGCGCTGCGTGCGCCCGTCAACCGTGAGCTTGGATCCTGCCGGCAGGTACGGGATCTGAATGTCCGTACAGGCCGCACACGGGTCCGCGACGTCCATGCAGTCCCCGCCCAAGGGGTTCGCCCAGAACCGGACGATCAACCTGCGCAGCGCCGTCCCTCCGGTCTCGAGCTCGAAGACCGGCACGGCCTCGAGCCATTCCGGCTGGGCGACCGGAGGCAGCGACACCACCGACCGGTAGAACTGCGCGGACCCCGTCGGATAGCAGGCGTCCACGGGCACCGGCGCCCGCACGGGCAGGGGCGGCGGCGGACAGAGCGGGTCGTCGAGGCACGGCGTCGCCTCGAGGCACGCCCCGTACACCTCGTCAGGGTCGAAGGTCAGCAGCGTGCCGGCCCGGAGCGTGATCCAGTCCGTGAGCGTCTCGAGCGGCTCCCGGTAGATCCACGGCACGGCCGCGGCCAGGGTGAACGTCGCTTCCGCGATGATCCCCTCATCCATGTACCGGGTCGCCGTCACCGTCGGGCCCTCGAGCAGCCCGACGCCGAAGAGGTGCCGCAGCTCCCGCGTCCCGTCCCCGGTCGGGCAGCAGGAGAACACGCCGAGCTCGTCGCCGACACACGACCCCTCGCACGGGGCGCCCTGGAGCGCGGCCGACAGCCACTCCAGCGCGTACGGCAGCGCGCACTCCTCGCGGACCAGGAGCAGCACCGTGTACGTGATCTCTCGATGCGACCGGCGCGCGATCCCCAACGCCGCCCCGTCGCCAACCAGCTGCACCGGAGTCCGGCCCCGCGTCGACTGCGAGAACCCCACGACATCGAGGCCCATCACGCCGAGGAAATACTCCGACTCCGGAACCGCCGGGTCGTACCACGGCGCAGGGTCTGACACCGGGTCCACGTACGGCTCGTCGGCGATAGCCTCCGGGAGCCCGGGGCACGGCTCACAGGCCGTCAGCAGGCAATACAGCTCCGCATAGACCGACGCCCGCGCGGAGTTGATGATCTCGGTACATCCAAGATCGGCATAGTCGGGAATCACGCCGTCATACCCCCGCCGCTCGAGCCATCTGGCCGTAGAGATGCTGAGCCAGGACCCTCGAGTCCTGGGCCTGCGTCGTGATGTTCCAGTTGTGCGTGACCGCCCGGCCGCCACCGGCAGCCACCTGGCCCGGAGCCCTGCCGGCAGGACCGCCCGCGAGGAGCTGGAGGAGCTGCTCCTCGACGCCGCCCCGCCCGACCCGGCCGCGACGGGCGAGAGGGACGACGACCGGCGAGACGTCGCCCAGCGCACCCAGGGACGAGCTCAGCCGGTCCGGCAGCACGGAGAACTGCGAGCTCACCCCGTCCACCACGGCCCGCGCGGCGCCCCTCGCCGCCCGCTCCAGCGACGCCATGGTCCTGAGGAGCCCGACCTCGATGCCGGCACCGGCAAACCCGCCGATCACCGCCATCACCCTGGACGGAGACTTGATCTTCAAGGCGCGCCGGATCGACTTCTGCATCCCCTTGGCGATGTCGACCATGAGCTTCTCGATGGCCTTCTGCTGACCCTTGAGCCCGGCAAGGAGTCCCTTGCCCGCCTGCTTCCCGGCGTCAAAGAGAGCGTCCGAGCTGATCTTGCCGAGCGTCGTTGCCGAGGAAGCGAGCTGCCCTTGCAGGCTGTTGATCTCCTTGAGCGCCGTGCTCGACTGCTGCGTCAGCGTCGTCGCGAGCTCCGCACCAGCCTCCGGCCCAAGCCCGATGACCTGCTCCAAGAGGTCCTTGCGGAGCCCCCTCTTACGCAGCGCCTCGATCTGCGCCGTGAACGTCTTCACCTGAGCGACGGCCTTGCGGAGCCCATTGAGGATGCCGGCACCGGTGACGCTCTGCGCATTCTGGGTGAGGCTCTGCAAAGAGAACGCCTGCAAGGCCGACTGCGTCGTCTCCGCGGCGAACTTCTGCGCGTCGGCGATCTGGGCGGCGAGCTTGTCGCGCTGGGCGGCGAGCTTCTGCAGGCGGGTGTTGCCAGCCGCGACCATCGTGACGAGGCGGTCGTCGACCTTCGTCGACCGGCCCTTGAACGCCTTCGTGATGGAGTTCGCGAGGCTCTTGGACGTCTGCTCGATCTTCGACGCTGTGCCGGTCAGGCCGTTGATGAGGCCCTGGCCGGTCTGCTTGCCGATCTCGAGGAACACCTTGGACGGCGACGCGATACCGAGAGTCTCCTTGGCCGCGTTGATCGCGGACCCCACGGTGTTCTTCGCCGCCGAGATGAGCCGCCCCGCGGCCCCGGTGACGCCCTTGACCATGCCCTCGATCAGCTGCCGGCCTGCGGCGACCAGCGCCCCGGGGGCCGAGGACAGTGCCGACCGCGCCTTGCCCGGCAGCCCGCGCAGCGTGCTCGTGACGCTGCTGATCGTCGAAGAGATGATCTGAGTGGCCCGGTTCTTGGCGCTGGTGAACTGGCTCCCGATCGACGAGCCGAGCGACGACAGGGCAGACATGGCCCTGCCCGGCAGCCCCCGGAAGAAGTTGACCACCGACGTGCCGAAGGACGTCGCCCGGGCCAGCGCGCCCGTCGCGGCGGACGTCACGACGCTCACCACGGCCGACTTGAACGAGCTGAATGCGGAGACGACCCGGCCGGGCAGAGCGCGCCAGAACCCGACGAAGCTGTTGAGCGCCGACGCCGCCCAGCTCGTCACCGCGGTCCACGCGGAGGTGAACGCGCCGAGGAGCATCGAGCCCAGCGCCGACAGCCCGGCGACGATCTTCCCGGGGAGCTCCGTGAACACCAGGATCAGGCCGAAGACGGCAAGGGAGATCCCGTAAACCGTGTAGTAGAGCGCCGCCTGTAGGGCGCCGAGCAGGAGCCCAGGGAGCGCCGCGAGGCCCGCGACGATCCGACCGGGGAGCGCGGTGAAGAAACCGATCACGGCGTCGATGCCGGTACTCACGACCTGCGCCGTCAGCGCGAACGCGCTGCTGAAGAACTGCGAGATGGATGCGCCGGCACCGGAGAGGGCGCTCCCGATCCTGCCCGGCAGGCCGGTGAAGAAGCTGGAGACCATCGACCCGAACGCCGAGAACGCCCCGCCGACCTTGCCGGGCAGCTGGACGATGAACGTGATCGTCGCGCTCACCGCGTTGACCAGCCCGGCGAGGACGGCGACGACGGCCTTGATGATCGGGACCGTGATGTTGAGGGTGTTCCACCGGGCGATGGCTGCGACGAACCCGACGACTGGGGCGATCAGGCCGAGGAGCATGGCGGCCAGTGGGGCGATGGCCTCGACGAGCCCAGCAATCGGATCGAAGAGGGGGACGAGCGCCTCGAAGATCGCGTTGAAGGCGTCGACCAGCGGCGGCAGTGCCGGCAGCAGGGCTTGAAGGGCGATGTTGACCAGCGGGACCAAGGCGGCGACGACGCGGGTCACGGCATCGCCGATGCTGACGAGCAGCGGGGCGAGGCCTGCCGCGAGCTCGCCGAGGACCTGGCCGAACACCGCGGCGACCTGCGTCACCACAGGGATCAGCGGGGTCAGCGCCGTCAGGAGCTGGGCGACGAGCCCGATGATCGGGGCGAGCAGCGGGATCACCGCTTGCAGGGCCCCGGCGAAGATCGTCGCGATCAGCCCTCCGAGCTGGGTAATCACCGGGGCGAGGCTCCCGGCGAGCATCGTGATCAGCGGGGCGACCGCCGTCACGAGCTGGCTGAATACCGGCAGGAGCGTGCCGGTCAGGATCGGCACCAGCTGCAGCAGTGCCGGCAGCAGCGCGGAGATCGCGCCGCCGAGCGCCGTGCCGAGCTGCGCCGCGACCGGCGCGAGGCCCTGGGCGAACTGGTCGAAGGCTGCGGTCAGGGGCGGCAGCAGCGGCATCAGCGTGTCCGCCAGCGCCGTGATCACCGGGCCGACCGCCGCGGCGAGGACCGTCAGCGCGTTGCCCAAGACGCTGTTGAAGAGGATCGCGAGCTGGGTGACCAGCGGGAGCAGCGGCTGAATCGCCTCGCGGACCGCACCGACGATCTGAGCCAGCCCCTGGAGTTGCCCGCCCCCTCCAGCGGCGAGGGCTCCGAAGACGTCGCCGATCAGGCCGCCGACCTGGACGACCAGCGAACCGAGCTCCTTGAAGACCCCCAGGGCATCCCGTACCCAAGTGACCGCCTCCCCCGATGCAGCGATGCGGGACAGGAAGTCGCCGAAGCTGGTCATCAGCCCCGTGAGCCCAGAGCCAACGTCCGAACCGAAGGCCAGGGCGACCGCGGCCCCGACGTCCGTGAAGCCCCGGATGAGCGGCTCGATCCCTCCCTTGAGCCCACTCACCGCATCTTGCGTGCCGCGCAGGATGGCGGTGACGTTGGTGATCGCGTGCTGCGTCGACGCGAACTTGAGAGCCTCGCGGGCTGCTGCACCGAACTGTCCCGCGATGCCGGCCAGCCCCGCCTTCAAGGGGCCGCCTAGCGACTTCGCGACGGCAGTGATCTGGCCCTTGAGCGGCGTGAAGAAGCTGTCTTGCACGGTCGACTTGAGGTCGTCGAATGCTGGCTTCAACGCCCGGAGCTCACGGGCTGTGGCCTGAGCCGCAGGGCTCAGCGCCTTGAGGGACTCCTCGAACTTCTTGGCGTCGTCGCCGAGGGCCGCCCCGAAGGCCTCGCTGACACCGGACAGGGCGAGCTTGAGCGCCACGTTCGCAGCGATCAGCCCGGCGATGGCAGCAGGCGCCGCGGCCACGATCCCGATAGCCGGGGCCAGGGACGCCGCGAACGAGGCGACACCGGCCGCCGCACTGAGCGCCGCCCCTCCGATCGCAGCGAACCGCAGCGCCCCGGCCAGGGCCCCGCCTACGCCCCGGGCGACCGACGCCAGTCCGGACATCGCCTGCGAGAACCGGCTGACGTCCGGATCCACCGGCACGGTCAGGTCCGGCATGTTGTGCGCGCGGAGCCGGGCGTCGAAGCCGGACATGTCCGGGACGACAGTGACCTCGAACTCCTGGCCCTCGAGGGCCGCCCTGATCCGCTCCGCGAAGCCCGTGAGGTCGGGGACGACAGGGAGGTTGATGCTCTCGAAGGAGCCGAGCCCTCTGAGTAGCGCGGCGTCGAAACGATCGAGGTCGGGCGTGACCGGGATGTCGATGCTGTCCAAGTCCCGCAGTCCGGTGAGGAGCTGCGTCTCGAACCGGCGGAGATCCGGGGTGACCGTGACGTCGATGTCGCCCAGGTCGGCGAGGCCGACACGCAGCCGCGTCTCGAAAACCGACAGGTCTGGGACGACCGGCGCCGAGACGTCGTCCAGGTCGGCCAGCCCGGCGCGGAACCGCGTCTCGAACTCGGACAGGTCCGGGACGACCGGGGCGGAGATGTCGCCCAGGTCGGCGAGGCCGGCACGGAGCCGATCCTCGAAGGCGGAGAGGTCCGGGACTACCGGGGCGAGGACGTCACCCAGGCCCGCGAGGCCTGCGCGGAAACGCTCCTCGAAGGCGGAGAGGTCAGGGACGACCGGCGCCAGGACGTCACCCAGGTCGGCCAGGCCGGCACGGAATCGGGTCTCGAACTCAGACAGGTCCGGGACTACCGGGGCGAGGACGTCGCCCAGGTCGGCGAGGCCGGTGCGGAGCCGCTCCTCGAATACCGAGAGGTCCGGGACGACCGGCGCGAGGACGTCGCCCAGACCAGCCAGGCCCGTACGGAGCCGCGATTCGAATGCCGAGAGGTCCGGTTCAACCTGGACTGTGACGGCCCCGGCCGCACTAAGCCCACGCTGGATGTTGCGCCGGATCTGGGCGCCGACGTTGCGTGTGCTGCGGTCCAGCGCCCGCTGAATCCGCGTCCCAAGGCCGCGGGCGTCGGCCTCTGCACCCGCATCATCGAGCTCGATGCGGATACGGCCGACGCCGTAGTCCTCTTCCTCGGCCAAGGCAACCTCACGCGAACGTGTTGTTGCCCGGCCCACAACCAGCGGCATACGGACGAGCAGGGCCCGGCCGTGCATTCAGACTATCCGGAGCGCCGTCCGGTCAGCCGTTCGTCCTCCGCCTCGAGCTGCTGGGCGAGGGCCTGAGCGCCCGCGGCGTCGAAGCCCATACCGGGCGGCCGGACACGCCGCTGCGGGCGGCTCCCCTTGGGCGGTGCGTAGAGCCGCGTCCGGATCCGCTTGCGCTCGGCGTCGTCCTCCGCGCCCTGCTCGATGGCGGCCTCAGCCGCATTGATCATGCGTCTGAGGGGCCAGTCGTGGGGGTTGACACCTTGGAGGGCGAGACTCCCGTCCCACGCATCCCAGCCCTCCGCGATGCTTTCGCAGAGCCGGAGGACGACGTAGGAGGGCGCTTGCCTCCGCTGTACAGCTCGACGACCCACTCCATCAGCTCGGTCAGCACGCGGTCAGGGAGGCGCAGCGAGTACGTGATCCGGGTCTCGCCGTCGACCGTCGCCGCGAACTCCTCAGCCGTCTCGCGGTCCTTGAACGTCTCGATCGTCCTGCCGGCACTGACGACCTGGAGCTCAGTCAGCAGGTCCGCGGAGTCTGGGAGCATCAGCCGGGCGAGGAAGTCACGCAGTGCACCGGAGACGTTCCGCAGCATCTGCGGGTCGAGCTCGTCCAAGTTGTCGACGTCGACGCCGAGCCCACGCTGCGCGTCGCGGAGGCCGACATAGGCGTCCATGAAGTCGTCGCCCATCACCTCCGCCTGAAACGCCAGCTCGGTGCCGCCCACGTCGGCGATGTGCGGCTTCGTGTTGAGGGCGAACGTTTTCTTAGCCATGCGGTGGCCCCTTGATCCAGCAGTCTCGCCCGGCCCACAACCAGCGGCGTGGTGGGGAAGGGTAAGGCATCCACGGAACCGGCGAACGGGGTTGAACGGACGAGCCGGGAGCAACACTGACGACATGACGCACAACGACCGGCGCAACCGCCGCCCCGCCTCGACCAGCAGCACGGCCCGGCCCATGCCGGCAGGGCCCCGGCCGAGCACTGACCCGTTCCTCGACCCGGGCCCCTCCGTGTGGGGCACCCCTGACGACTCGTCCTCGTCCACGACCTGCGACACCTCGAGCGGCTCCAGCTCGTCGAGCTGCGGCGAGTGAACTCGCACGAGGCCAGCTCACGCGCAGTCAACCGCTGGCTGACGCGGAGGATCATGAAGGGCGTCCGAGACTCCTTGGTTGCCCAGGTCGCTGGCCTCCCCGCCGAGCAGCAGGGCGCGGCGCCCTCCGGCGGCTCGTCCTCGTCGACGAGCTCGAGCTCGTCGAGCTGCTCCGGCAACTAGCTGCCGCTACGGTGCCCCTGGGTACCGAAGCCGGGTCCTCTGCCAGGAGGGCCCGGCGCCCGCCCCTCGTCAGCGCCCAAGACGCAGCGAGCGGAGCAGGAAGTTGTTCGCCCTGTTCCCCGGGTGGTTTACCTTCTTCGCGAACACCGTCCGCCCGCCGAGCTCGAAGCGCAGCGCGCTCGCCCGGCGAGGACGGATCACATGCGGTCGGGTGCCGTCGAGGACGAACCGGACGGCCGGGTGATCGCACTCCACCACGCCGACCAGTCCACGCGGGCCGTCCTCGATGCGGGTGCTGATGTAGTCGCCCATGCTGCCTGGTGCCTCGACGCGGGCGATGCCGGCCACCCGGTCCGTGCGGCGGCGCAGCGCCCGTTCCGCGATACCGCCCCGGGCTCGCAGGAGCCGACCCAACCGGCCCTGATCGATCGTCACCTGAACGCTCACGCCGCCGTCTCCCTCTCCGCCTCGTCCTCGGCACAGGCCCAACAGTTGTGGGGCCCGTGGTTGCGGGCAATCGCGGCCATCACCTCGCCCGCCAGGTCCCGCTTCTGCGGACCGAACGGCACCCCTCTGAAAGCCGCCGACGGCGACGCGATCCAACCCCGGCGGTGAGCGAGCACGCGCAGCCAGCCGACCACCCGCCTCCATGTCCTCCCCCTCACGGGCTCTCCTCTCCCTTCGGGCAACCACAGTTCGGGAGCTCCACGGTCACCCGCTGCTCGACGCCCATGCAGCCGCCTGCCTGCTCGAGGACGCGCTGGGCGCCGAGGAAGAACTGCGGGCCCCGGCGGCGGCGGCCGGTCGTCGGCAGGCAGCAGAGCAGCGCGTTGTAGATGCTGGTGGCGTCGACGTGCACCGTCCGGGCCGCCGCGGCGAGCTCGTCGCACGTCGGCGGACAGCCCCGGTCGGACATCGTCGGGGCGCAGCGCAGCAGGGTGACGACGAGCTCCGCCCCGGTCGAGGCCACGGGTACGCAGTTCCGGCCGCCCTGGACCGTGCGGTCGTCCGCGGGGAACGAGGACGTCGCGAAGATCCGGGCGACATGGACGGTGAGCTGTCCGCCCGCCCCGTCCGTGCTGCATGGGTCGGTGCAGCCGTCCCATGCCGGCGACCCGGGGACCACGCAGGCCCGGCACGGGCAACCGGGCTGCCCGTCGACCAGAGCGGCGGCGTCGTCCAAGGCGGCACAGACGCAGCCGAGGACGCTCTCGGCGACCTCGTGGATGGCGAGCGGGTTCAGGGCCACGTCGTCACCCGCGGCCTCCGGTAGTCGACGCTGTAGACACGGGACGGGGAGGTCAGCCCGACAGGGTTGACCGTGTTCAACCACAGGTCGACCAGGGGCAGGCCGGTGCGCCCCTCCGAGAAGATGACGGTGGGGTCGGCCATCTCGATCTCGACGCCGCGGCGCACGACCCGCGTGACGTTGCCCGGGAGACGGCACTCACCGCACCCTCGCGTCCCTGCCGGCAGGCACGCGAGGATCAGCTGACACGTCAGCTCCGACACCGCGGCGATGGCCGACTCGTCGAGCGGCAGCCCCCACCGGTACGTCACGGTCAGCGTGTTCGGATCGCCAGGAGGCGCAGCCATATCTTGGCATTTGGGCCAGCAGGGGCCGCCCAGGCGCACGAGCTTCCCCGGGGCGTCGACCCGGTACTCGATGCCCGGCGTGAGGATCTGCCCGCCCTCGTTGACCTCGACGACGTCGTACACCGGCCCGGGGAGGTCGAGCTCGCAGAGCTCCCCGCAGGAACACGACGACTTACACCCGCAGAGGCTCGCGTTCCGCCACACGCCGTCGACGCCGATATACGGCACCCACGGCCCGGCACCCACCCCGGCCTGAAAGGACACAGGGGACGACTCAGCGCACGCGCGGCGGCACGGCCGTACAGTCACCGGGCACGGCCCAATGCGACGCCCTGAGAGCGCCCACAGGAACTGTGACGCCACACGCGTCCAGCGGTCGACGACCGCAGGGTCGAGGTCCTCCGGGAGCTGGCAGCAGAGGTCTACCTCCCACGGGTCACAGGGCCCCGTCTGGATGGGCATCAGCGTCTCCGGGTCTCGTAGCGGCAGGCCTGCGGGAAGCTTCGCCGGATGTACTGACCGACGTGCCCGGCCACGAAGGAGTCGGGCATCGTCGAGAGGAACGGAGAGCTGGCGCTGTACCCGCGCGGTGCGCGGTGCATGATCTTGACGTCCGCGATCTCCTCGCCGCCGAGCTGGGCGAGGTTGCCGTAAAGGCTGCGCTTGTGGACGACATCGAGATGCCGACCGACGTCGAGGGCGTACAGCATCCCCCGCTTGTGCACGGGCATGGGGACATGGAGCTCGTACGACAGCGGGTCAGGGTGGCCGCGCTCGACGAGGAGGTCCCGCGTGGCCTGCATGCCCCGCAAGTACTTCCCCTGCGCCCTGGTCGCGTAGTACGCCTCGACGTTCCGGACCGGGCCCCGGTGGAGGACCGGCATCCCGTCCGGCTGGGACTGCATGACGAAGAAGTCGTCATTCATCGCCGTGAACGTCTCCGACACCTCGGAGTGTTCGCACGCCGCCCTGAGGTTACGTGTCGAGTTCTGGTACTTACTCCCGTCCTGCTGAACGGGGATGCGTCCGACTCCGGTGATCCAGGAAGGGCAATACCCTGCGATCCACACTCGGCCATGCGGCAGGTTACTCAAGCTGCGCAAGCTGTAGCGCAGTTGCTCGTTTACCTCGCTGGGACGGACGACATAAACCACATCCGGCAGACTCACGCAGATCCCCACCCCTCGTACAATTGGGGCACAAGAACCCCCGCGACGGCTGGAACCCGTCCGGGGGCATGGCCGACTGAGTAGGAGTCGACATGGTCGACGTTACAACGTGCAGTGTGGTGTTCAAGGACGGGACCCCGTGCACCCGTCCCATCTACGGCAAGGGCTGGTGTCACCCTTGTTACTGCTGGTCCCGACGGAACGGCAGCGCGTCCCCTAACGGACGAGTTCCCCGCCGGGGTAAGGGCCAACTGGACGCCGAACTGAAGGCGGCGGCTCACGCAACCACTGACGACTGCATCATCCTGACTGGGTACGCGATGCGGCCGAACGTCGCGACGACGACAAGGTTGGACAACGGAACCAGAGGCGGAAACGCATCTCGCGTGGTCTGGATCATGGCTTACGGCGACCCCGGCGACGCCCACGTCCTCCACTGCTGCAACGGAGGCAGCGGCCTCTCCGGCTGCATCAACATCCGGCACCTCTACCTGGGTACCGAGGCGGAGAACAAACGAGACATGGTCCACGCGGGCCGCACCCTCCGAGGGCTGGCCAACAATCCGGGCGAGGTCCACGGAACCGCCAAGCTCACGGAACAGCAGGTCCTCGACATCCGACGAGACTACGTCCGAGGCCGCCCTCACCGCGCGGGAAACAAGGTGGCCTTGGCGCAGGAGTACAGGGTGTCCCACCAGACCATCACCAGCATCGTCACGCGCATGACCTGGAAGCACATCTGAGACGCGCGCACGGTCGGTAGCTGCGAGACTTCTCAGTCCTGCAGCTACCGATGTGCACGCCATTCCTGACGTCATCCGCTTTACGAGGCCAGGCAGAGGCCGCCGGTGACCGGCGTGTACTCGCCGAGGACGGCGGGCGGGGCGATGGTCGTGGTGAAGGTCCGCCTATGGCAGTTCGAGCCCAGCGGGGTGAGGAGCGGGCCCGCCGTGCCGGCCGCGTCGATCGGCATGACGTCGTACGGGCCGGTTCCCCATGCGCCGCCTGCGCGGGTCGCCCCGGTCAGGGTCAGGCTCGCCGCCTCCGATCCGACCTCGAGGTCACCGAGCTGGCCGTTGGTGACCCACGGCAGCAGGAAGTAGATCCACGCACCCTCGCCTGCTCCCTCGGCGGCACAGACGTCGTCGCCGAGCACCTCGGCCCACAGCTCCAGCGCGTAGCCGCTGTTGCACTGGATCGAGCAGTCGTCGTAGCCGATCGGCTCGCCGTCGTAGCCATAGACGACCGGGTTGCCGGTCGTGATCTCGATGAACTCCGGGGAGACCTCGAAGAAGTTCAGTTCGACGTCGAAGCCACGGAAGGACGGGCAGCCCCGCTTGAAGCCACAGACCCGGCCGTTCGCCGCCTTGTACTCGACGTCCTCGCCGTCCTCGACATTCGCGTTCATGGCCAGGGTCGCGAAACAGTCGAAGGAGTATCCGTTGTCCTCGCCACAGATGGGACGGCCACAGCCGTCCACCCGGGTGACGCGGATGACATCCGCATTTGCGATCAGGGGCACAGCGGCCTCCAACATGTGTGTTGGTCGGCCCGGCCCAGAACCAGCGGCGGCAACGCGACCAGCATAGCCGCGAGGCGCCACACGCCCCCGTGGTCAGCGTGCAGGAGCCTCGAGCCCCGGCGGGCCCTCCCCGGACCAGCAGGCCGAGAGGCGCGATGCCAGGGGGCGCAGCGTGCGGTGCCGCCAGGAGGGGCCGACGGCACCGCTCAGTTCAGGCGTTGCGCTGGTCGCCGTCGTCCTCGGGCTCAGCGGGTGGCGCAGGCAGGGTGATCTGGCTGGAGGCGGCGTTGAACTCCTCTTCCGTGACCTCGACGAAGCCGGGGGGCACGGTGGTGAACGTGTCGTCGCCGCTGATGGTCAGCCAGCCGCCGTTTTCGTGCAGGTAGTAGCGCATGGTCAGGCTCCTCAGCGGGTCGTGACGATCAGGTGGGTGTCGGTGATCCACTGCTGGAGCGTGACGGTGCCAGCCGTGACCTGGATCGCCGGGTAGACGCGGACCGCGTAGCCGGTGTGCGCGGCGAGCATGGCGGCCTGAGCCGTCGAGAACGTCCACCGCTCCCGCCCGGCGATGCCGCCCGCCTGGAGCTTGCTGTGCATGACCCGCACGCCGAGGGCGCCGCCGTTGATCTGCACTGCGTAGCCGATGTCGAAGACGCTGCCGGCAGTCCAGCTCGCTTCAAGGTGCCCGGTGAACGTCGCGCTGAAAGCCATGCCCCGGCAGGCGGTGATGGAGTCAGCGGTAACAGTGCCCTCGGACCACACCGAGGTACTGACAATGGAGTACCCACCGGTCGCCGTGAAGCTCGGCGTGCCCATCGGGTGGTTCTGCTGGATCGTGACGGCCGCTGACGTGTGCTCCGGTGGCGTCCACAGGGCGCCCGTGTCCGGGTCGCACTTCAGCGTCGAATGCGTCTCGTCGACGCAGGTCCAGGTGTCGGCCCATGCCTCCTGCCCGGCGATCGGGTTGGCGGTCAGCGGTGCGCCCGCGGAGCCGTCGCCGGTCAGGCCGCACCCGACCAGCGGGGCCGCCGGTGCCGGCACGAACAGACCGCCGTCCGTGCCGAAGACGACCGTGTTCGCCGCGTCAGCCGACAGGCGCGCCTCGACCTCGCCCGCCGCCGGGTCGTACGCCGCCCCGTCCCCGGCGACCAGGCACCCCCGAACCTGCTCGCACTCGAGGAACAGACCGTCAGGCCCCGCCTGCAGTAGCTGAGTGCCGCCGCCCGGAGGGGCCGGGTCGAGGATCACGGAGCTCGTGACGATGTACGGAGAGGCGGCCGTGCCGGCACCGGTCACCTCTGTGTCGACGGTCGTCGAGTCGCCGCCCTCGACGACCGTCGGGTCTGCGGTGCCGCTCCCGGGTGGGACGAGGAGGCCGCCGTCGGTACCGAAGGTGAGGGTGTTGCCCGCGTCCGTCGACGGCCGGGCCTCGATCACCCCCGTTGCCGGGTCGTACGCCGCACCGTCCCCGGCAGAGAAGCACTCGCGGACCTGCTCGCACTCCAGGAACAGACCGTCAGGACCCGCCTGCAGCAGCTGGTCGCCACCGCCCGGCGGTGCCGGGTCCAGGATGACGGCGCCGGTAATGTCGTACGGGTCGGCCGCCGTGCCAGTGCCGGACACGGAGAGGTCGAGGGTGGTCGAGTCGGTCACGCCCAGCGCGGTCGGCTCGCCCCCACCTCCAGCCGGTGTGAAGATCCCGCCGTCGCTGCCGAAGACCGTCGAGTTGCCGGCATCGGCCGAGACGCGCGCAGTGATAACCCCCGTTGCCGGGTCGTACGCCGCACCGTCCCCGGCAGAGAAGCACTCGCGGACCTGCTCGCACTCCAGGAACAGACCGTCAGGACCAGCCTGCAGCAGCTGGTCGCCACCGCCGGGCGGCGCCGGGTCGAGGATCACCGAGCTCGTGACGACGTACGGGGACGCCGCTGTACCGGCCCCTGTGACCTCCGTGTCGACGGTCGTAGAGTCGGCCGCCTCGACGACCGTCGGGGCCGTGGTACTGCCCGGGGGGACCAGGAGGCCGCCGTCGGTACCGAAGGTCAGGGTGTTGTCCGCATCCGTCGACGGCCGCGCCTCGATGACCCCCGTCGCCGGGTCATACGCTGCGCCGTCTCCGGCCGAGATGCAGCCGCGGACCTGCTCGCATTCGAGGAACAGGCCGCCGGGCCCGGACTGGATGAGCTGGTCGCCGCCGCCGGGCGGGGTGGGGTCGAGGATCACCGCGGCGGTCACGTCGAAGGGGTCGGCCGCGCTTCCCGTGCCGGTCAGCGTCAGGTCTACCGACGTCGAGTCAGTGACGCCGAGCGCAGTCGGCTCCGGCGTCGCGCTGATCTCCCCGCTGTCCGGGTCGTACACGATGCCGTCCCCGGCGGTCAGGCAGCCACGGACCTGCTCGCACTCCAGGAACAGGCCATCGGGCCCGGACTGGAGGAGCTGGTCGCCGCCCCCCGGAGGCGCCGGGTCGAGGATCACCGCGGCGGTGACCTCGTACGGTGCGCCGGCACTCCCGTCCCCGGTGAGGGTCAGGTCGACGGTCGAGGTGTCCGTGACTCCGAGGGCCGTCGTGGCGCCGTTCGCAGAGACGACGTACGGGGCCGCCGCGGACCCGTTGCCGTCGACGGTGACGCCCGGCCCAGCGGTGACGCGGCAGGCGCAGCGCGGGACGCTGCAGCATGCAGCCATGGCAGGCTCCTTGTGTGGAGGAGTCGCCCGGCCCACAACCAGCGGCGTCTTTGAGTCTAGGTATGGCTGGCCCCGTCAGGGCGCCGTGGCGTGGACGTGCACGGTGATGCCGGCAGCCGCCACGGACGCAGCGAGGATGTTGATGCCGAGCAGCGAGACGACCGGCGCGCCCAGGACGTTGACCGTCGTCGCCGTGGCGCTGTTCGCGGTGACCGTGGACGACCGGAAGCCCGCCGCGCCCTGGAGTGCGACGGTCACGACCGGAGGGACGGAGAACGTCCCTGCCGGCCAGTTGACCGTCACGTTCCCCGCGGCGTCGGTGATCCCGGTCGCGCGCTCGACGCGGCCGGAGATCGGCGTGTAGTGGCCTCTCGTGGGCATCGGTCGTCCGTCCTCCGACCGCTACGCCTCGCGGGTGCTGGTGACGATGAAGTCGTGCCCAGCCGCCCCGGTGAACACGAAGGCGCCTGCCAGGCTCTCCCCCGTGTCGCCGCCACGGTCGACCGACCAGGACAGCGACGTGCCGGCCGGGAGCGCGACCGCAGTGCCGCCGCCGATCGCGACGGTCGGCGCTCCGGCGTAGACGTTGACCGTCACGGACCGGGCCCCCGCGGTGACCGTGACGGTCCCGGCGCCGGTCTGCCGCTGGATCGTCGAGCCCAGCGCCGGGTTCGCCGTGGCGGCGTCCTCGCAGCGGTGGACGACGCCGGTCGGCGCGTACGGCGTGATGCCGTCGAGCTCCGTGTCGGTGGTGACCGGTGCACCGTCCTCCGTGGTGTACCGGCGGAGGAACTGGGCGACGTCGTCACAGAGGACGTCGTACTCGTTGTCGGGGCGCGCGATAGCGACGCTGCCGTTCGTACCGGACATGAGGTACCTCCTGGGGGCTGGACCGGCCGGGGGCCGCCGCACAGGCGACGGGCGCCCCGTCCTAGTCGCTGATCTTCTTGAAGGCGAGGCGGCTGGTCAGGGTCTGGAGGCCGGTAGTCGCCACGGGAGTGCCGGACGTGTTGACCCGGGCGACCTCCAGTCGGATCCTCATCGGCCCGGTCGTCGTGACGAACTTGTGGAACGTGCACACGTCCGCATCGGAGGTCAGGGTCGTCGGGGTGCTGTTGCTGGCGGTCTGCTGGACGGTGTACTGGCCGTCCGGGATGGCCGCGTTGCCCGTCACGTTCCAGAGCCGTCCGACGATCGCGATGTTGAACGCACCGCTCGACGGGTTGGTAGCGATGACGGTGTGCAGCGTGGCGCTGACCTCATACACACCGGCCGCGGGGAGGTCCACCGCCATGCCGCTGTTGATCCACGCCCCGCTGGCGGTGCTCACGAGGTTCACGAACTGGTCGAGGATCACCTCCCCGAAGGGCGGTGCGAGCCGCGCCCCGATCTCCCACTCGGCGGGACAGTCCGCACCGGCCGGGGCGAGCACGTCAACGCTCACGGACCGCCCGGAGCCGACCGGCGCACCGGCCCCGGCGACACCGGCAAGGGCCGTAGAGGGGACGAGGAGACCGGCAGAGGTCTCCGTGAGGGCGTTACAGGGCGCGGGGTCGACCGTGACCGCCGCAGCGGCGGTCACGGTGCCGATTCCGGCGTTCGTTCCACTCATGACAGGTACGTCCAGTTCAGGAGGTAGGAGGCGGAGGCGTCGGCCCCGGCGAAGGAGGCCGCGGCGAGGGCGGTATCGGTGTCCTTGGCCACGGACCACGTGAGGGTGACCCCGGCCGGGATGGTCACCGCGGTGCCGTCGGTCATGGTCGTCTCGACCGTGCCGGCGAGGACGGCCAGGCTGATGCTCTGGAGGCCCGCGAACTCGGCGACGAGGTCCTGGGGCGCCGTGCCGGTCACAGCCCGCACGCCGGTGCTGACGACCCCTGCATCCGGGCCCGTCGGGTCGGTCGCCCCGCAGAACGTCAGGTCGCCTTCCGGCTCCTCGATCTCGACGCCGTCCGCGTCCAGCCACGTCACGCTCGTCGTGCCGTCGCACTCCTGCGTGAACCGCTTCGTGAACGACACCTCCGTCCGGGAGGCGACCGGGGTGAGCGTGTAGACCTGCGCGGGCGCCTCGGTGCGGTAGACGGTCATGGACCCGTACACCCGGTCCGGGTCCATGCTCGACGTACGGATGAAGAACAGGCACGACCCGTTGTAAGCGGGCTCCCACGTCGAGGACGGGTCAAGCACACCGAGCGCGGTAGCCCACTCAGCGTGGAACTGACCCGCCGCCCCGCCGCACCCATTGGCCACGAACTGGGCCGGGGCCCCGGTGATCTGCTCGGCCCCGTCGATGATCCACGAGGAGATCCGCCAGTTCCCCGCGCATGTCCCCATCGACCCGGGGTCGATCCCGCCGCAGTTGCCCCGGGTGTTGTCGTAGGACGCCTGAGCCGACGCCGCCGACCAGCACTCTGTGCTGTACGACGTCGGGCAGTCCCCGACCGCGCCGCAGTCCCTTACGGTGCCGGTCGGGGTGTACGGGGTGGTCCCGTCGAGGGCGGTGTCGGTGACGGCGGTGACGGCCCCCGCGCAGTCGCGGCAGATGTGCCGCAGGAAGGAGACCGTGCCGCCCCCGTCGGCGGGGACGTCGCACAGGGCGATCGTGTCGCAGTCGCCGCACCCGGTGGCGTCGCTGCTCCCGCCGCAGCACCCTCCGGGCTCCACCGTCATCCCCTGGAAGGAGAGCGCGGAGCAGGAGACGCCTCCGCCGGTGTTGAAGACGGTCCAACCGACCTGGGCCGGAGGGTTGTCCCAGTACAGGTAGCCGGTCCCGTCGTTCTCGGCCGGGACGATCCGGGTATGGGCCGAGTTCCATCCGGCGGTACCGCCGAGACGGCTCGGGGCAGGCATCCCGGAGTTGATACCGACCGGCTCGAAGGTGTCGAAGTCGACCAGGTCGACACGGAGGTAGCTCATCTCCTGGGCGACCTCGTCCAGGGTGAGCGTGTAGGCCGAGGTGTTCGAGAACGTCAGGGCGTTGATGTTGTACGCGCCGCAGGGCGCACCGGCCGCGCGGGAGACGTGCACGCGAATGGTGCCGACCCGGGAAGGATCGTTCTCCGGCGAGACGGTGTAAATGAAGTCCTGCCGGGCCACGCCGGCAGGGTCTTCGATGACGCTGACGACCTGCCACGGCACCTCGATCGTGGAGGTGAGACCCGCGCCGCTGGTGCACTGGCAGTCCACGACCTGGACCGGCGTGTACGGGGTGGTGCCGTCGAGGCCGGTGTCGTGGAAGCCGAGGAGCGCCCCGTCGCAGTCGTAGGCGAGGTGGCGGAGGAAGGGGACGGCGCAGCGCCGACCCTCCTCGTCCGCCTCGACGGTCGGGTCCAGGTCGCACAGGCGGGTGGTCTGCACGCTGGTCGTCGGGCAGTCGGCCTGTCCGCAGGAGCCCGGGGTGCGGGTGGCGCAGGAGGCGACCTCTCCGACCGGGGTGTACGGCTGCCCGTCATAGTCGGTGTCGAGGACGTCGACCAGCTCACCGGTTGCACAGTCCCGGCGGATCGTCCGCAGGAATGCCGTTCCGCAACCGGTCTGCTCGAACTCCAGGGTGACCGCGAAGTCCTGGGCGGTCCATGCCTTGAGCCCCTGGTGCTTCGTCTCCAGGTCCATCTCGATCACGACGGTGCCCGCGAGGAGGTCCGCCCGGGAGACGTCGGCCGTCACGCTGAACGCGCCGGTGCCCCCGACCGGTGTCGCCGTGATCTGGTTGGAGTCGAGGACCGTGGTCCCGTTGAGGAGCGTGAACCGGCCGGTGACGCCCTGGCCGACCGCGGGCCCGTTGTTCGTCACCGTGGCGGCGACGGTCAGCGTCATAGTGTCTGGCCAGTCCCCGCACGGCGGGCACGTGCCCTCCGGGAGGGCCAGGACCGCCGCGGTGTACCGGTGCGTCGGGTCGGCGGTCGTCTCCCCTCCGGGCGGCCCGTCCACGGTGATCGGGCTGCCGTCGAAGAACGGTTGCGGGTCGGCCAGCACGACCAGCTTGGTGACGCCGTCGCCGGTCTGGAAGTACGGCGTCGGGTCCGTCACCGTCGCCGTCACCTGGTCCCCGACGTCGACCGGAGAGGTGTCGCACAGGGACAGCGTGGTCGAGGAACGGCAGGGCGGTTCCTGGCAGATGCCGACGGTCCCGGCCGGCACGTACGCGGTGCCGTCAAGGAGGTAGTCGGAGTGGCCGCTGATCGCGCCGAGCTCGTCGCGCCGGTAGTCCCGGACGAACGGCGTCGAGGTGCCGTCCCCGGCGACGTCGCAGAGCTGGACGATGTCCTGCTCCGGCTGGGCCGTCCCGGCCGGACAGGTCGTGATCTCCCCGACGGGCACGTAGGTGTCCCCGGTGGCGGCGTCGACCAGGCGCACGGAGTCGATCGCGCCGTCGGCGGCGTAGCTGTACTCGATGAGGACCAGGCCGACGACTTCGCCGGCACCGTCGACGTCGCAGAACGTCCCGGATACCTGCACGGACCGGGAGTCTCCGCAGGCGACGGTACCGACCGGCGGCGCGCCCGCGCTGAACGCCCCCGTGGTCAGGTTGATCCAGCCCTCGGAGGTGACGACGCCCTCGCAGTCCCGTACGACCGTTACCGCGATCGGTGTGCCGTCGGGCAGGCACAGGCCGATCGTGGCGGTGGGCGTGGTCGGCGACTCACAGTCCGGGACGGCCGGGCAGACGCCGACGGTCCCGGCCGGGGTGTACGCGGCTCCGTCGAGGTCGCGGTCGAGGGTGCCGAGGATGGCGCCCTCGCAGTCGTACGTCGTGGTCCGGACGAACGTCGTGGCCGTGCCGTCGGTGGCCGTGTCGCACAGCACGAGGGCGGCCGTGGTGGCGTTGCAGCCGTCCGGCGAGCACGGGCCGAGTGTCCCCGTCGGCGTGTACGGGTCGCCGGTCGCCGGGTCGACGGTCCTGGTGCCGACCCGGGCGCCGCTGATCGTGTCGTAGATGCCCTCGGTGAGGGCGACCCCGGCGACCGTGCCGTCCGGCAGGACATCGCAGAGGAGGACGGTCTCCACGTCGACCCGGGGCGTGGCGGCGGCCCCGGAGACGATGACGGGCCCCTGCCCGCAGCATCCGCTCACAGCGTGACTCCGATCGTGTACGAGAGGGTGACGGTGCCCGTGTCCGCCGTGATGGTGAGAGGGCCGGTCAGCAGGGCGTCGGCAGGCCGGGCGACGGACCAAGTGGCCGCCTCCCCGGTGTGGAGGGTGCTCGGGCCGTCAGCGGTTGTGACGGTGCCCGTCCCTCCGTGGGCAATGGCCGTGACGGACTGGAGCGTCGGCCAGGCGCCCGCGTCCCACGTCGCCCCGGCGGCCAGCTCGACGCGGCGCGCCTGGACGCCGATGACGTCCTCTGCGCCCGCGTCGCTCTCCGCGCAGTCGATCGGGGCGACCGGGGTGTACGGGGCGTCGAGGCCCGGGGTGTACGTGCCCAGGGTGGTGATAGCGCCGTCGCAGCCCAGGGCCAGCAGCTCGACGTAGTCGGTATCGGCCAGGCCGTCACCGTCCGCGTCGTCGCACCGGCACTCGGTCAGTACCTGGACGACCGGGCACGCCTCCTCGGCGGGGCATCTCCCGACGGTGCCCACGGGCGTGTACGGGGTGATGCCGTCCAGCGCCGTGTCCGTCGAGGACGCCGGCACCCCGCCCTCGTAGGTGACGTGCCGGAGGAACGCGACGACCGTGCCGGCATCGTCGGTGTCGCAGAGTTGGACGACCTCCGCCTCCGGGCAGCACGCGGCGCTGCCGCTGTCGTCGGGGCAGGCCACGAGCGTGGCCGTCGCGGGCACGGTCAGCCCGGTCTCGATATCGATTAGCGTCTTCGTGCCGTCGCAGTGCTGGACGCTCTGCGCGCGGGCGGACGGGGCCCGCTCGTTGAGCGTGAGCCGGACGTCGAGGGCCCCCCACTCTCTGGTGGGGCCTCCGTGGCTCGCCCACTCGTAGAACAGGGTGTGCGCCCCGGCGGGCAGGTTCACGGCCGCGTTGGTGACCGGGCTCCAGCTCTGGTTGTGCGCGTTCGGGTCGCTGAGGCTCGGGCTCCCCGGGGTGACGGAGTAGTCCGCGACGACGACGCCGTCCAGCCAGATGCGATGAGGCCGGTCGTCGGCCGTCGCGGCCAGGGCAACCGCGGTGATCGCGCTCGTGGTCGTGAACTGTCGGCGCAGGTAGGAGAATCCGAGCGCCGTGTCGCCCAGGGCGGTCCCCAGGCCCGCGCGGGCCTCCCCGGTGACCGGGCCGACCCCGGCGGTCGAAACCGGGACGCCGACCGGCGCCGGAGCGTAGGTCAGCGTCGCCGGAGCAGAGACCGGGGTGGGGCTCGTCGCCTGCTGCCACGTGCCGTCGACGGCCGTCCCCAGGGACAGGGTCGCCGACGTCAGGGCGGGCGAGTAGCAGACCTCCCCCAACGGCACGGGCACGCACTGCTCGTCAGGGGCGGCGCTGCACACCCCGACCGTGCCGAGCGGCGTGTAGGCGGTGGCGCCGTCCAACCGGGTGTTGGTGATCGTGGTGACGTCCCCGGCGCAGTCCCGGCACGTCGTCCGGAGGAACGGCTGCTCGACCGGCGTGATCTGGAAGTCGCCGACCTTCCGCGCGGAGGTCTGGAGGCCGCTGGAAGGGCCGGAGAACTGGAGCGCGGTGAGCGGCCCGGAGTGCGCGAACGTCGACGTGTGCGCCGTGTTGGAGACGCTCGCACCGACCTTCGCCGTCAGGGTGCGGGTGGCCGGGTTCCAGGTGTGCAGCGGGTGTACGTACGTCGCGACCGACCCGACAGGCATCGTCAGGGTGCCGAGGGCGTTCGTCGCCGTGAGGCCGAGCCGCACGCCCCAGGTGACGGCGACGGGCCGGGTCAGGGTGAGGACGAAGTTCCCGCCCGTGCCCGGGAAGAAGACGACGGACCACCAGTTCGCCGGGTCGCTGCCCCCACGGCCGCCGGACACGGACCAGCCGACGCCGTTCGCCGCAACTCCCGAATGGGCGCCGTCGTTGTTCGTGGACGCCGGGTCGAGGACGGGGGCGGTCGCCGCCGAGTCGGGCAGGTCGCACAGGACGGCGGTCGTGCAGTCGTGGCAGTTCTGGACGCACCGGCCGACCGCCCCGGCCGGGGTGTAGGGCGCGCCATCCAGGCCGTAGTCGGAGTGCCCGGTGATCGCCCCGGCCTCATCGCGGACGTAGTCGCGGACGAACTCGGTCACCTCGCCACTGGGGGCGGTGTCGCAGAGCTGGATCACGTCGCGCTCGGGCTGCTCGACCCCGGCCGGGCACGTCGTCACCTCACCGGCCGGGGTGTAGGTCGTCCCGGTGACGGCGTCGACCAGGCGCACGGAGTCGACCGACCCGTCCGCCCCGTAGGTGTACTCAATCAGGACCAGGCCGAGGACGTCGCCCGTGCCCGGGTCGACGTCGCAGAACGTGCCGGCCGTCGTGATGCTGCGCGGGTTGCCGCACGCCATCGTCCCGACCGGCGGCCCCCCGGCCGCGTACGTGCCGGTGATGAGGTTGAGCCATCCGTCCTGGGTAACCGTCCCGTCGCAGTCGCGGGTGACCACCACGGCGATCGGTGTGCCGTCCGCGAGGCAGAGTCCGAGCGTCGCGGCCGGGGTCGTCGGCTCCGCGCAGGAGTCGGCGGTGTCACACAGGCCGACCGTGCCGGCCACGACGTGCGGTGTCTGCCCGTCGAGAGCGACGTCCTCGTACGTCGCCGTCCCGTTCAGGAACGTGTACCGCCGCAGGAACGCCGTCACCGTCCCGTCCGGGGCGGTGTCGCAGAGGGGGACGGTCTCCGTCTCCTGCGAGCCGTAGACGCACTCGACCGGCGAGACCGGTACGTACTCCTGCGCCGGGTCGTCCTGGTACGTCAGGACGAGCTCGGCCGTCCCGTCGATACGGACACACCAGAGCTCGGAGTACGTGGCGTCAGCTTCGCCGTCGCCGTCGGTGTCGTCGCAGCGCTGCCGGCATACGGTGTCGACGCATCCGGCGTCACAGGGGCCGACGTCCGCCGGGGGCGGGCCCGCGGTGAACAGGCCGTCAGCGGCGTCGATCCAGCCGACCGCCTCCGGCTCCGGGGCGGCCTCGCCGCACTCGACGCAGCCGGACCGGACGACCAGGAGCACGGTCGTCCCGTCGGGCCGACACAGCGGTGTCGAGGCGATCGACGGGGCGCAGCAGGTCGTTACCTCTACCGGGGCGGTGCCGCCCCCGGAGTCACAGGGCAGGGGCTCAACGGCCACGTCACGCCTCCGGGTGCTTTGCGCGGTAGTGGGTGTCCCTGCCGCGCTCGGTGGTGAACTCCCTGTCGCAGCCGCCGCAGGGGAAGACCCCTTCGACGACTTCCGCGCTTCGGTCGCTTGAGTCGCTCGGCTCCGACGGCGGGAGAGGGACGCTGTCCGGGCCGTACGCGGACGCGGGGACCTCCGGGAGTACGTCGCCCGCTACCGCCTCGAGTGCAGCCGTCTGAGGGGCGCTCAGCGGGCAGGCGGGATGGGGGTGGACCTCCTCGCCGTCCTCCTCGTAGCACAGGCCGCAGGCGAGGAGCCGCGCCTCACCTGCGACCGGCCTGCTGACACCGAGCAGCTCGCCCGGTGGCGGGGTGCCCATGCGGGCGTCCTCGACCGGGGAGACGTACCGGTGCCCGTCGACGAGGGAGCCGACGAGGATGTCCTCCGGCATGCCGGCGAAGAGATGGGCCGGCACGGCGAAGCTGTTGACGCTGTCCGTCCGAACCTTCGGCGACTGGGCGACCGCCCAGCGAGCGAAGGGGACGAGGCGCTCCCTGGTCGGCTGGATGCTGATGATGTCGCTCACGGACACACCTCGATCTGGACGGCGCACACGGTGCACGTCGTGCCGACCACGTAGGTCCGCTCGACCAGGACCCGGCGGTCGTTGGTGCGGATGTTGACGGACGGCCCGGCCTGCCCGGGGACGGTGTCGGCCGGTCCTCGGCGGATGACGAGCGGGCCGGTGATGTACAGCCACGCCGTGCCGGGCTCTGCCGGCAGGTTGCCCGGCCCCGTGTTGATCGCGGAGTAACCGGCCCCGATCACCGCACAGTTACCCGCGAGGGTGCGAAGCGATCCGGTCGCCGGGTCCTCGCGGACGAGGTTGCAGCAGCCGAGGAGCGCCGCAGCCCCGGCCGGGACGTGGAGAGTGCCGACGCCGCCGTACGACTCCGCGAGGCAGCCCTCGAGGACAGCCACACCCTGGGCGACGGAGAGCGGCCCCGCTGCCGGCGTGAGGTCGACAGCCTCCGCGGCGAGCTTGGTCCGCCAGAACGCGGCCTCGAGCGCGTGCTGCTCACCGAGGGCGAGAGTCGCCTCCGCGTGCGCCCTCGCCTCCTCGTACGTCCAGCCGAGCGTCGAGCACTCCGCCCCTGCGTACACGGTGATCGGCGAGGCGTGCTCTGTCGTCGGACGACAGAACTCCTTCTGCACCGGGGCGCCCGGCGACTCCTCCCCCGGCGACTCGTCGACCTCACAGGGATCGGGCCAGTCGAGGACCGGGCAGCAGCCAAGCGCCATCCACTCCACGCCGTTGAGCTCGTGGATCCGGTCCTCAGTGACGTCGGTGATGGTCGTACACGAGGCGCCGAGAATCCCGTGAGGCAACGGCGTACCGCCGATAGCCTCCACGTACCGACGCAGACCAGCAGGCATCTCTTAAATCACCCCAACCAGGCGGAACCGCCCGATAGTTACTGGACGTTCCACCTGGTGAGGGGGCCGACGGCGCAGCACACGCCGCCGACCCTGACCGACCCCTTGACTAGAAGGAGTACGGCCATGGCCGACATTACGACACCCGCTGACGACTGCGAGGTCTGCGCCAAACCGGCGGAGCCTGACAACCGGCTCAAGAGCGGTGCCCACATCCGGTACTGCTACCAGTGGCGCCGCCGCAACGACACGAGTCGCCCGGAGTGCTCGACGGCGAAGTGCGGGCGCCGCGCCCGTGCCGGCAGCACAGACCTGTGTGACCGCTGCTACCAGCGGGCGCAGCGTGGCAACGACCCGGCGGGCCGTCCGTTCCACCAGGCGAACAAGGGAAAGACGTGCGCGGTCGAGTGGTGCGAGGACGTCGCTACCCGGCTCGGCTGGTGCGTGACGTGCTACGCCTGGAGCCGCCGTAACGGGGACGCCGACCCGACGGGCCGCCGCTACCGGTACAGCCGCACTCTGGACGACCTGATCGCCCTCGTACTCACCATCGCGCCCGACCCGGTGACCGGCTGCCGCAGCAGTCGGGGAGTCTTCGCACCGAACAGGGATGGCTACGCCATCACCACCATCGCGGGCGACCAGCGGACGCAGCGGGTGACTCGTCTGGTCCTCGCCCACACCTTGGGACGCCCCATCCTCCCGGCGATGCACGCGTGCCACACCTGCGACAACCCGCCGTGCGTTGAGCCCTCGCACCTGTGGGAGGGGACGGCCGAGGACAACAGTCGGGACCGGGACACCAAGGGGCGCGGCGCTCGCGGCGTGAGTAACGGGCGGTCCCGCCTCACCCCGGCGAGGGTGCGAGAGATCCGAGCCCGGTACATCCCTGGGAACAACCAACACGAGGGCAACATCGCCGCGCTCGCAGCTGAGTTCGGGGTGAAGCCTCAGTCGATCCGCGACGTCGTGCGCCGCCGTACCTGGGCGCACGTCCTGTAGAGCGCTCAGCACTGCCTCACCTCCTCGGTGGGGACGGACGGGCCCGGTGTTCAGGTCACCGGGCCCGTCCGCATCTCGGGGCGGGGGCGAGGTCAGGCGATGGGGCAGGCGAGGACGGTCTGACCGCCGGTCTCGCCGGTCGGGCAGACAGGCACGGTCACCACGCGCGTGTCGATGGACCTATCGACGAGTGCCACGCATTCTTCGGCGAAGAGGGCCGTGTAGTCGTTGGTCACGAACTTCGTAGAATCATGAACAACTCCCAGGTTGACCTCTTCGCCGCGGCCGATCTGGAGGCCACCGGCCGGGTAGATCAGGAAGTTCATGGTGGCGGGCCAGTCGAGGGCCGGGGTGGCGGCGCCGATGTCCGTCGGGACGGCCGGGTTGAGGCCGCGCGCCCACTGGATGCGGACGCCGAGGGGGCTGAACAGGGCCTGGATGTTGGCGTCGGTGACCTGGTCGACGGTGACGCCGTTGCGGCGCGCGAGGTCGGTGAGGAAGAGGTTCCTTGCCCACCAGGGGAACACGACCTCAAGGGCGGTCGTCTCACACAGCGAGTGGCGCTCGATCATGTCGGCGGCCTGGAGGGCAACGGCCGCGTACACGGCGGACAGGGCACCCATCGACGCCGGCAGGACGACCGGGGTGGCCAGGTTCAGGGCCTGCTGGAACAGGACCTGCCTGATCCTCATCTCGTGGGCGACCATGGCGTTGCGGAGGTACCAGGCGACGAGCTCCGGGAAATGGCGCTGCGTCAGGATGCCGGCCTCGAGGCAGACACCGACGGCGTCACAGCGGACCTCGACCGGGGCCGGGCAGGGCACCTTGAAGCACGGCTTTTCGGCGCCGCTGATGTCGTCGGCCTCCGTGTGCACCCACGACATGGCGGCGACGTCCAGGGACAGCGGCTTGTAGTAGCGCAGGCCACCGCGGGCGAGCTGGATCTCCGGGGCGTCCCAGAGCATGTCCGGGCACGCCGTGTCGGTGAGCTCGTAGATCGTCTCGGACGGGGCACACCAGCCGCCGGACGCCACGAGGTCCTTCTCCGGGAGACGCCGCTGGCTCGAGGCCTGGAGCGCGACCGTGGTCCCCTCCGGGGCCGACGAGGAGTCGGTGACGATCATGTCTTCCGGGTACGGGTGCCGGTAGCTGATCACCTGGCCGACCCCGCCCCCCGCGGTCTTGAGGGCGTTGGCGCGGCTGATGATGCCGGCAGTGATGTCGCCGAAGTCGAGCGGAGAGCCGGGGGCGTAGCCGGGGACGTCGACGGCCGCCGTGATCGTCGTGCCCGGGGCCGGGGCCGCCGGGAGGACGTTCGGCTGACGGCGCCGGATACCGGAGAGGTTCAGGGCCGGGCGGGTCGCGACCATCGCGGAGGCGGTCGCCTGCTGCTCCGGCTCCTGAACGGGAGCGGGCTCGGCAGGCTCGGCGGCCGGGGCGGTCTCCGCCGCGGCGGTGGTCTCTTCGCCGGTCGGCTCGGCCGCCGGGTCGTCGGCGGTGTTGCCACGGACCTGGGCGGCGAGGGCGTCGATCTCGGCAGCGGCCTGGGTGGCGGCCTCGACACGGGCGGCCTGCTCGGTGCGGATGTCCTCGACGCCCTTGGCGAGCGCGCGGAGCTGCTCGATGTCCTTGGGGGTGACGACGCTGCTGGTGCTCTTGCTGTTGAACTCTTTGGTCGCGCCGTCGAGGAGCTCGGTGAGCTCGTCGTCGTTCAGGGCGGCGATGTTCTCGGGGAGTTCGAAGTCGGCCATGGTGGGCGCTCCAGCGGAAAAGAACTTGGAGCCCGGCCTAGCACCAGCGGCGACGTCGCCCGGCCTAGCACACCAGCAGCGACGCCGACCAGCATAGCTAGTCGGCGCCGCGGCGGTGCGGTGTCGTTACCGGGGGGTCAGGTGGCGGCCTTGGCCGCTGCTCCAGTCTTGGCCTTCTCCCGGACCTCGCTGTTCTCGTAGCGCTTGGCGACGGTGTCGGCGGTCGCCTTGTTGGCGGAGGTGAACACGACCTTCCCGGCCGCGGTCACCACCTCGTACTGCTGGCGCTTGGACTGGCAGGAGCAGGGCATCACTGGTCTCCGTTCTGAGGGGCTGCCGCGACGAGCGGCGGGGGGACGGTGGCGGCGGCTGCGACGGCTGCGCTGAGCTGCTCGACCTCCGCCTTACGGGCGGCCTGCTGGTCGCTCTCCCGCTGCTGCAGGAGCGTCAGGAGGGCGTCCAGGGTGGCCGGGTCGGCGGTGAGCGCGGCGAGGAGTCCGGACGTGTCCGCGGACTGTCCGGGCACCGGCTGCCCGGACGTGTCCGCCTGGTATCCGGGCATGGTGTCCGGGCTGGTCAGGACGGCGGACGCGGACGCGGCCAGTGCGAGGTTGGAGCGCTCGGCGACCGCCGTCGCGAGGAGCGGGGACGAGTGTCCGGGCACGGGTACGGACAGGACGGCGCGGAGCTGCCAGCGGGACCCGGCGCCCTGCTTCATGTGGTAGCTGGGCTGGCAGGCGGAGAACACCCGGCGGTCCCACTCCGAGAGCCACGGGGACGCCGCGCCGGAGAACCACATGCCCCGGGCGTTCATGCCGACGGTGACGATGCCGGCCACGGTCCTCGTGTCATCGAACTGGCACGCCGCGCTCTCACACTCCGCGCCGTCCCTGTGGTGAGGGGCGTTCATGGTGAAGGCACCGGCCTTGACCATGCTGCCGTCGTCGAGCTGGAAGCGGGCGCGCAGGAAGTGGGAGGTGTCGATGTCGCCGAGCGACTCGATCGTCAGCTGCCTGCCCGGGTAACCGGCGTGCGGCTCCCCTGCCTGGGCGACCCAGCCGAAGATCCGGCCGCCGCTGTAGTGCACGCCGCCGCTCCCTGGGGGGAGTTCCTCGTCGGTCGGCTCCTGGAACCAGCCTGCCGGCATCGGGTCGGTGTCGCGCATCGCGGTCCAGGCGGAGGCCTCGAGCTCCGTGAGCTCACCGGTGTCGTCTTCGGCGAGGGTCTCGAGCGGTGCGCCCTCCGGCATCGTCGACGCCCCCACGAACTGGCCGGGTGCCAGGCGGACGAGGGTGCCGGCAGCGACGGCGCGGGACAGGTGGCCGCGGACGGTGTCGGTGCGCAGGCCGAGGGCCTTACCGACCTCACGGGCCCCCACGGCGATCGGGGAGGCCCGGACGTACGCGACGACCCGGCGGTGCGTGTCAGAGACTCCTGCGGCCGTCTGGACCCCTGCGGCGGCCGTCTCCTCCTGGCCCTCGTCGTCGACCGGGTCCAGGACGATCCGGGCATTGGAGTAGGCGGGCATGGCGACGAGGGTCGCGCCGCGCATCCGGGCCCGGGTGATCCGGACGAGGAGGTCGCCCGCGCTCTCCGAGTGGACGACGACGCCGCTGTCCGGGTCGTCGCGGTCACCGGCCGCGGCGGTGAGGAACGTCGTGCCGGCGAACGCTGTGCGCAGGGCCTCGCGGCTGATCCGGCCTCCGGGGCCGGTGATGAACTGCACGGAGTGCTGGTTGCGGGCCATCGCCGTCCCGGAGGCCGTCCATACCGGGGCGCTGCTCGCGGTGAGCATGAGCGCCCCGTCCTCGAGGCGCAGCACGCTCAGCGAGGACAGCGAGGCGACCAGCCCGTACATCTCGGCGTCCTCGGGCGACATGGTCTTGTCGACGAACTCGATATCGACGTCGTCGAGGTCGACGGAGACGCCCAGGGGGGCCTTCTCGTCGAGGAACTGGATGGCGTCGGCTCCGGCGGCGCGGTCGGCGTAGATGACGCCGCTCCCGGCGATCCGGCCGCCCTGCCGGTCGATGGTCTCGATGGCCCCGGCGAGCTCCGCGCCCTGGTGGCCCATCAGCATCTCGTCGGCGTACTGGAGCGGCCAGGGCCCGCCCTCCCAGAACAGGGCACCGGGGGCGAACACGCGGCCGTCGCCGGTCTCCTGGTCCTCGAAGGCCAGGGCGGTTTCATCAGGGGTGGACCAGGCTCGTGTCTGCATGCCGGCCGCCGTCCTCTCGTCGTCGGTGGTGTCCATGGATTCCTCCGTGGTGCCGAGGGGGATGTCCGTGACCTCGCCCTCGAAGGCGAGGCGGATCCGGTCGAAGGTGATCGGGCCGAGCTGCTCGAGGAGGAGCTCGAGCGGCCACGTCTCGCCGCTGTAGACCGCGCAGACGTGGGGCGACCATGGGGAGTGCTGTACGGGGATGTCCGGGCCGTGCCGGTCCTCGAGGGCGTACGTCGCCGCGTAGTGGGCGGTCTCGAGCGTCGGGGAGTCCTGGGGGCGGTCGCGGTCGTCGCCGACGGCCCACACCCAGCTGGGCGAGTCGCTGCCGGCGTTCCAGTGGTTCGCCCCGAACGCCCGGGCGGTGATGGGCTCGAGGTCCTCCGCGCGGGACCGGACGAGGTCGATCAGCTCGTTGCGCTGGTCGGTCGACCAGTCGGCGCCCTCGCCGAGGAAGTACAGGGTCAGGTGGAGCTCGTCGGCCGCCTCGCCGCCGTCGATCGCAAGGCGTTCGGCGTCCTCCTGGGTGGGGACGAGCGCGATCATGGCGCCCGTGTGGTGGTCGGCGTCGGCCGCAGCCGTCACAAGGTCGGGCACACCGGGATCCTTCCGTCGATTCTTAGCCGCGTCTCGGGCGGGCGTCTGAGATTCGTAGGCGGCGGTGCGGTCTGCGGTCGCGACGGCCAGCACACAGCGGCAGTTGACGACCAGGGCGGGCGGCGCGGTCGGGTCGAGGGGGGCCGCCATCTCGACCCCGGCAACGGTGAACGGCTCGTCGAGGAGGCGGAGCTGCCCGTTCACGTCGGCATGGGCGTCCCGGACACGGGTGTCACGGCGGGTGAGCCACTGCTTGACGAGCGGCCGGTCCGGGCCGGTGAGGGCCTGGGCGGCGGCGAGCGTCGCCGTGTTCCAGGCGCGCCCGGCCTCCGTGATCGCGATGCGGTCCTCACGGGCGGTACCGAGCTGCGCCCCTTCCCGCCGGAAGGCGGCCCGGAGGCGGGCGCGGAGCTGGTCGATGGTCTCGCCCTCGTCCATGCCGGCAGCGAGCTCCCGCACCGCAGCGTCAGAGACCCGGTCCCCCACCGCGCGCAGGAGGTGTTCGGTCGTCTCGACGTACTGGCCGATGCCCAGGGGGAGTTCCCGGTCGTCGTCGTACCGGCCGGGGAGGTCGTCCCACCCGTCGGGGAGGGGGAGCTCGACGGTGTCGGCGGTGTTCTCCGCGGCCGTCTCGGCGACGCGCAGCAGGCGGCGCACCACCCGGGGCATGCGGGACGTCCACATGCGGGCGATCCGGGACACGGAGAACCGAGCGGCCACGATCTCGTCGGCGGCCTCGAGCTCGGCCGCGAACTCGAGGGCGACCTCCGCGAGGACGGCCGCGACCTCCTTGGCGACATCGACCTCTGCGCGCTGCAGCTGGTCCTCGAGCTCGTCAGCTACCGCCATGGTCGGGCTCCTTCATCGTTGGGTGAGGGGTGGCCCGGCACTCCACGTTCATGCAGCAGGCCCACCCTCCGATTGGCCTGGCACCCTGGCCGGTGGGGACGGTGACGGTGACGACGCTGAGCGTCAGCTCCTTGCAGGCGGCACACAGGAGGTCATGCGTCGCAGTCAGCTGCGGGGCGGGCGGCCACTCCTCGGCGGCGTCAGCGGCCATCGGTGCGCCCTCCCTGGTCGGCCTGGAAAGCGGGGTCATCGCAGACCTCGCACCAGGAGAAGGTCCCGACCTGGGAGACACCGGCCGCGGTGAGGAGGAGCGTCATGCCGGCCAGGACCGTCCAGGCCTTGCAGACCGGGCACCAGTCGGCGTGTACGTCGCCCGCGGCGAGGGGGGCGGGCTGCTCGTCGACGGCCGGGGCGCGACCGGGGTCGGGGCTCATGCGGCGGCCAGGAGGCATGGGGAGCGGAGGACGCCGGCAGTGGTCTCGTACACGTGCGGCACCCCGGCCGCGATGAGCTCGCGGGCGTAGGCGTCGAGGGTCTCGGTGAGACAGTCCGGGTCGAGGCCGTAGCGCTTGGCGATCTCCGGGGCGCGGTTCCATGCGCCGTCGAGGAGCCGCCATTGCTCGACCTGCGGCGCCTCGATGCTGAGCAGGGTGTGGAGTTGGGCGGGGTCGACCTCGCGGGCCCGGGCGCGCTCGCTGCGGGGGCAGGCGGGGGTGCGCTCGAGCTTGCGGCCTGCGGCGGAGAGGGCGGCCCAGATCAGGCCGTCGGTGGCGGCGAGGAGGCCGTCGCTGACCGGGGGGAGGGCGGAGGCGGGCAGGGTGTCGGGTTCGCTGGTCGTCTCGTCCACGGGCAGGCCCTCCTCGTCGGGGTTGTCGTCGTCGGTGCGGTCGCGCTCTGCCTGTTCGGCGGCGGTCGGTGCGTCGTCCTCGTCGAAGCCGGTCTCTCGGCGCAGGGCCTTGCCGCTGATCGCGCCAAGCTCGAAGACCTTGATCGCTGTCTCGGACCGGTTGGTGCGGACGCGGAGGGGCGCCGTGTCGTACCAGCACATCCAGCGGTGCCAGTCCGGGACGCGCTCGGCCTCGAGGATCGGGCGCAGCCACTGGGTGGTGAAGGCGTGGGCGACGATGCCGAGCCGGGGCTCGATGGCGAGGCGGATGGCCTCCTGGCTCAACTGCCAGACGCCCCAGTGGTTGACGTTGCCCATGCCGAGGAGGATCTCGGCCGGCATCTCGAGGCCGGTGGCGAAGCGTCGGATGCACTCCTCGCGGAGCTCCTTGGCGAGACTGTCGAAATCGGACTCGAAGGTGAGGCGCTTGATGTCGCCGATCATCTCGGCCGGCACCTCGAGGATGATCGGCACGGTGGCGGCGGCGCTCTCGGGTTCCTTGTAGGCCGTCTCGGCGACCTCCATGAACACGTCGATCAGGTCGTCCTCCGCGTTGCCCTGGACCGGGGTGCCGGGGAACCTCGTGCCCTTGGGAACGAGGATGATCCCCCGGCCGGTGAGCCGCGACCGTGCGATGGCCTTCACGGCGGCGTTGAGGAGGTGCATCTCCTCGAGGGTGCCGAGCGACGACCTGACGGGGCTGTCGGCCTCCTGGTGGTTCTCCGGGTGCTCGTCCCATACGCGGATCGCGACCGGGCTGTTCGGGTCGGGGGTGCCGTTCTCCGGGTCGCCGGGGATCTCGACGGGGAAGCCGTCGATCTGGGCGACGAGCTTGCTGCTCTGCTGCTGGACCTCCCGGACGGAGAGGACGCGCCAGTCCTCGCCGATGGCGGTCTTGGTGCCGTCGAGGACGGGGCGGACGACGATCCAGCCCTCTCCTGCGACGGTGAGGTGTGGGCCGAAGCGGCCGAGGAGCTGCGCCTGGCCGTCGGGGCCTCCGGCGATCTGGTTGACGATCTCCGTCGCCCGGTGGCCGTCGGGGGCCCGCTCGATGATGCCCTGCTCGTTGCGGAAGCCTGCGTACAGGAGGGCGCCTGACATGGCGTTGCCGGTCCAGCGGGCGGCGAAGCGGACTTCCGGGGTCGTCTTGTAGAAGCCCCATGCGGTCGTCTGCCAACTCTGGTCGACGGCGCGGGGGCGCAGCTTGCGCTGGGTGTACCGCGAGGCCGCGGCGACGATCTCCGGGCGGCGGGTCACGCGAGGCGTCCGAGGGTGTCGTCCACCCGGTTGAGGATCACGGCGGCCCCGGCGACGGCGAGCCACTCGATGCCGTGGACCAGGAGGGGCGTGCCGGCCCAGTGGTCGGTGGCGACCAGGTACGTGGCGAGGAGGGCGCCGGAGATCCACCAGCCCATGCAGTAGACGCAGGAAATCAGCGAGACGACGAACTCCCGCGTGCGGGACTCCGGTCGGGCTTCGTGCCACTCGTGGATGCGGTCGCGGGCGGGGTCGAGGATGGTGTCGTGGACGGCGAGCTGTGTCCCGCGGTATCCGGCGAAGGCGAGGAGGGCGAGCTCCCAGGCAGTGATCATGTTCGCCCCTTGGTGACGATCTTCGTGGGTGGTCGGCGGAGCACTATAAGGCAACCGCGTTCCGTCGATCCCAAGGTCAACTGCCGTGAATCTGATCAAGGGTGGGGGTCGAGGCCCCGCAATTCTGATCATTCCCAGGATGCCGGGGCGTGTACTCTCCTCGCCGCGAGGTGCCGGGCAGCTATGCCGATGCAGTGCCCGGGCGGCGCAGGCGCACACACCCTGCAGCTGCCGGCACCTCCGGCCCGGAGTGCGGCCGGGCCCCGCGGGCCCCCAGGATTCGCGTCCCCTGGGGGCCCGCTACTCGTTGGCCTACAGTCGGCACGTGGACCATGACGTACTGCTCGCAGCCCTCCGCCCCGACACGCGGCCTCACCCGGCCCGCGCCGTCCAGGTCGAGACGGGGGACGGGCTCAACACGGAGGTCTACCGGACCACGGACGGCGGCGAGATCGTCGCCGAGGGAACGATGTTCGTTCCTCGCCCCGTGCTCGACCACTGCCGTACGAGAGGCGAGGGCTCGCCCCGGTAGCTGCGCGTCAGAACAGGGCGAGGGCGGGCTCCTCGTCGGTGGCGGGGTCGGCGCTCTCCGCGTCGAGGTCGAGCTCCATCTGACGGCCCATCTCCGGCAGGTCGACGGTGCTCAGCGACTCGCTACAGGACACGAGGTCTCCGTCAGCGTCCCGGCGCGCGTTGGCGTCGTCGTGCCGCCACAGGCGGCCCTTCGTCAGCGATCCGGCCATCGGAGCAACAGCCGTCGGCCGCTCGCACTTCGGGCACTCCACGCGGGGAAGCTTCACGGTGCCAGTCTGCCGGACGGCCACCAGCTTGTACCGTCGATTGCTAGCGTCGGCCCGTGGACGACATCCCAGCGAGGAGCTCGACATGTCACACCCCCTGGACGAAGCCTTGGCCGACATCGTGCACGAGGTGGACGGTGTTCGGTTGATCGGTGACGGCAGCGCCGAAGCGCCTTACGTGCTCGACCCGGAGGACCTGGCCCATCTGCACAATGGCGGCCCCTGCCACTGCCGGCCAGACGGCGAGCAGTAGCGAGGGCCGTGCGCCTACTCACCGGCCTCGTGCCGCCGACGTGCCGCCGATGGTTCGCCCGTACTTGCTGGCTGCGGCCGTGCTGCCCGTGCCGGCCCTGGCCGGGTTCTGCACGGTCGTCGAGGCGAGCAGCTCGGCGTACAGGCCCATCACGACGGCGTCCCCACGGTCGGGGGAGCGGCCGAGCCGCTTGATCAGGTCGTCCTTCGGCTCGATCTGGATCGTCGGGGGGCGGCCGGTCTTGACCGCCCATGTCGGGGCGGTCAGGTCGGCGAGCAGGAGGTCATCCGGCGGGAGCATCAGCGTCGGGTCGAAAGCGGGGTCGAGGAGCTCCCGGGTGCGCCAGTAGGCGGCGCTCCTGGTGTTGTTGAAGCCCCACTCTCCGTCTCTCGACCGCATGCGGGACTTCGCTGCTCCGGTGTAGGCGAGGACCGGCTCGTCGAGCTCCCTGAGGCGGTCGACGACGCCACCGCCGACGCCCATCGAGTCGACGACCGGCACGGTGCCCGGGCGGCGGCCCACGGCGGCCTGGACGCGGGCGGTCGTCTCCATGGTGTCCTCGCGGTCGTGCGTCTCGAGCTCGGTGTACGCGAGGCCGGTCCGGTACGCGAGGACGGTGGAGTCTCCCCCGGCGCGTGCGACGTCGACGCCGAGGAACTGACGCCCCTCGAGTGCCGGCCGCCCGGCCTGGTCCCACAGGTGCCAGCGCTCGACGGCGGCCTCGACCCAGGACAGGGGGATGACGCTGTCCTCGTCGGACGCGTGGAACTCGCCGAGGACACGGTTGGCGTAGATCGCGGAGTCTCGCCCCCACTGGCGGGCGCGCTGCTCCGCCCAGTCTGGGGAGATCCGGCCGGCAGCGACCGCCTCAGCGAGGGTGACGTGCCGTACGAACCAGTCCTCGAACCCCGGCTTCCTGCTGTGGATGTCGTAGAAGCGCCCTGACGGGGGCCCAGGCGTCGAGATAGCGAAGACGAAGGCCTCCGGGAGCCCGGACGTCTTACCGCCGGAGAAGGCCCCTTCAATGGCGTCCCAGGTGCCATCGGGGACGATCTTCGCCTCATCGATCAGGTAGAGCAGGCTGTCCGCGTGCGCGCCCTCGATCAGCTCCGGCTTCGTCGAGGCGACCGCGGACGCCGCCCCGTACCTGAGCTTGATGTTGTGGACCAGGAGCTCGGCGTTCTCCCGGAACGGCGGGCGGCCGAGCATCTCCCACTTGATGCGCCTCGCCCACTTGTGGATCTCCGGGAACAGGTAGACGGAGAGGTGCCGCCAGGCGGAGGCGGTCGTCAGGACCTTCCAGTCGATGCCGGCAGCGTCGCGGGTCGTCGCGAACCAGAGGACGCCGAGCGCGGCCATGCCGGTCTTCCCCAGACCGTGCGGTCCGCGGGCCGCGACACGGCGCTCCCTGGCGAGCAGGCTGAGGACGTCCTCCTGGTAGGCGGCGAGCCCTTCCCCGGGCTGCCAGTCGATGACGTCCCGTACCCAGCCGACAGGGTCGTACATGTACTTGACGGCCCGCTGGGCGGACGCGCTGCTACGCCGCGAGGCGAGACGGTCCCGGACCAGGCGGAGCGTCGCGACGTCGCCCGCCCGGACGAGCGCGAGGACCTGGCGCTCAATCTCCTCGGTGGTCGGCATCCTGTCGCCCCTCCCCCGGCCGGGACCGGCCGGACTGGTCGGTCACGGCGCTGCTCCGGCCTCGTCGTCGCTGCCGGCATCGTCGCCGAGGATGGCGAGGATCTCGTCGCCGAGCTTCTGGGCGTCGATGCTGATGCGCTTGGGCGAGGCGAGGTCCTGGAGGCGCTCGGTGCCCTGCATGCACTTGAGGACGATGTCGCTCGCCTTGGTGTCGCCCTTGATGGCCTTGCCCCAGTGGGCGGCCTGGAGACGGTGGTACCGCATGATCTGCTCGCGCCGGATGTCGTCGATCTTCTCTTCGCCGCGGGCGATGCTGTCCGCGATGGCGCGGTCGATGGCCTTCTTGGCGGCGGAGGCGTCGGCGTAGCCGACCTGTTTCGCGATGGTGCGGAGGTCGACGCACGCCAGGTGCAGCTGTAGGGCCTGGGTGCGGCGCTCGACGGCGGACAGTCGTTGCCGGGGGGAGGCGCCCATGGGTCTCTCCTCGTCTCGTGGGGGCGGGTTTGTGTCCACGTTTGTGTTTCAACTAGCGGGCGTGGGCTGTTGACCTGGGTGTATGTGGCGGGCGGTGTTGATCTTGGTGGGGGTCGGGGCGTGCGCGGGGTCGGTGCGGTGGGTCGGCGTAGGGGTGTGGAGGGTGCGGGGGTACCCGGTGGAGGGTGGGCGAGGGGTGCGGTAGGGGGGTGCGGGTCATTGCGGGGCTCCCCTGGTCGCGGGTGGTCGGCGGCGAGAGAGGATAGCCCCGGGCCTGGTCAGAGGGCCGTGGACGGGGACGGCCCGCCGCGGGGGTCTCCGGGGCGGGCCGTAGGGGCGCGGTCGTCGAGGGGCCGCGTGGGACGGGTCAGGTGAGTCGGCAGGAGTCGGCGGCGGGCTGCTCGTCGGCGAGGAAGATCGTCTGCGCCATCATCTTGAAGCCGCTCATGCGCTCGCGGAACGTCTCGATGGACTCCTCCGGGTGGACGGAGTCGATGACGGCGTGGGGGCCGTGGGCGTTGAACTGGTGGGAGACGCCGCGCGGGACCTGCATGTCGGCCCAGGAGTTCGGGGGGACGACGAGGTTGTAGCGGGTCCGCTGGTGTCCGGCGGGGACGTCGGGGTGGTCGTCCTCGAAGGTCTCCGGGCGGAAGGTGGTGACGCCGTCGACGTCGGTTACCCGGATCGGGGCGAGGCTGCTGACGCGGATGCGGGTGTCGGGGCCAGTCATCATCCGTACGAAGCGGAGACCGGTGTGCAGGTGCATCCGTGAGCAGATGTCGCGGTCGATGACGTCGTAGAAGTCCATGAGGTACCGGTCTGCCTCGTACTGCTCGTACGGGGCGGCGAGCATGTAGACGTCGCCCTCCTCGAAGGTCTGCGCCCGTGTGATCCCGTCGGCGTCGGGGCTCGTCGCGGCCGGGGAGCGGTGCGCGGACTGCACCAGGTGCCGGAGGCGGTCGGTGATCGCGAGGGCGATGTCCGGGGGGAGCTGGAGGACCGGGGTGACGTGACAGTTGCCGGGGTCGCGGAAGGCGAGGACGTCGTGGACCTCGTTCTCGTCGTCCGGGGCGACCTTCATCGTGTTGGGCATGCGTCTGCTCCTGTAGGTAGCGGGGCGGGGGCTGGGTGGGGCCGTAGGGGCGTGCCGGCGGTTAGCCGACGGTCCAGCCCTGGTTGAAGGTCTCCGGGGCGTGACGGGCGATCATGTTGCCCCGGTCGGCGAGGCGGTCGACCTCCTCCGGGTCCATCTCGAGGCGGGCGCTGATGTCGGCCGGGGTGACGCCGAGCTCGAGGAGGTCAGTGACGATCTCCGCCATGCCGAGGACGTGGTGGGTACCGCGGGCCCGGTTGTGCCGGACGGTCGCCATCCGGGCCGTCGCGGCGTCCGTGGGCGGGAGGACGACGACGGGGACGAGCCCGGCGGAGAGGGCGGCGACGTCCGGGTCTGCGGCGATCGTCCAGCGGTGGAAGCCGTCGACGACCTCGTACGTGCCGTCGGCCTGGTCGCGGGCGACGATCGGCTGCGTCCATCCGTTCTCGAGGAGTGACGTCTTCAAGAGGCGGTGCTCCGGGGGCGCCTGGACGTTGGGGTTCCACTGATTCGCGGTGAGCTGCTCGCGCGGCATCCACTGGACGGCGCTGACGGGCTGCTGGTCGGCGCCGACAGGGGCGCGGAACGGGGCGGCCGGGGTGGTCACTGGGTGGGCTCCTTGTACTGGTCGGGGACGATCGCGTACGCGTCCGTCGGGAGGGGGCGGGGGTGGCCGAGCTCCGGGCCGGTGCCGTCGGCGAGGACCTGGGCGAGCTCGGTGGTGTACCGCGTCCAGTGCTCGGCCGTGCTCTTGGACATGAGCTGGTTGGACTCCTGCCGGCGCTGCTTGAAGTCGCCGCGCATCGCGAGGGTCAGGAGGAAGGACCAGTTGAGGCCGGTGTCCGGGTGCGGGGCCTTCGGGAGGATCGGGTGCGCCGTCTTCCGGTAGTGCCGGGCCATGACGTCGGCGATCCTGCCGGCCACCTTCGGCTGGACGTCGGGGCCGTGCTTCCGGACGTAGTGGGCGATGAACTCCGGCCAGGTCTGCCCCGGAGGCTTGGGGGGCTTCCCTCCGTAGCCGTAGAGCTCGGTGCGGGCGTAGCGGTAGGCGGCGCCGATGCCGGGGACGCGCTCGGCCATACGCCCCCAGACGTCGGGGAAGCACTGCGCGTACATGTGGATCTTCTGGAGGGGCTCCTCGCCGAAGGCCGGTGAGCAGCGCTGACCGGACGGGCCGATGCCGGCCATCTCCATCAGGTCATAGGCCTTGTTGTAGTCCCAGCCGTGCAGGCGGGTCGCCGCCCAGACGTCTTCGGTGCGCCAGTCGTAGATCGGGTAGGCCTTCCACATGTTGCCGTGGTTGACCGAAGCGGCCTGCCGGTTCTTCGAGTTGTCGTACTTGACGATGTAGTTGTCGACGGAGCGGAGCCGGACGGCGTGCGCGCGGATGAGGGACTCCTGCGCGCGGATCCCCATGAGGCAGGCCGTGGTGTGCGGCGCCGGGCCGAGGAGCCCGTTGAGGTTCGGGATCGTGAGGCGCGCCTCCGGGGGCCAGAGGGGGAAGCCGGGCAGGGACGTGAGGGCCTCCGGTGGGAGGGGGCGGCACCACTTCGCTTCGTCCTCCGGCGCCCAGGGCCACCAGTACGGCGACCGCCTCGAGCAGGCGTTGCGGTGCTGGACGGGCAGGCAGTACCACTCAAGGCTGACGTCGTCGCGCTGCCCGACGCGGCGAACGTAGTCCTCGGTCTCCTGCGGGATGGCCTCCTCGTCGAAGAAGACGACCCTGAGCGGGAGATGCCGGCGCAGCGACGGCTCACGGTTCAGGACGTGCAGGGCGACGTTCAGGACGGCCGTGCTGTCCTTCCCGCCGGAGAACGAGACGAAGGCCCGGTCATGGGTGTCGAGGACGTAGGCCATGCGCTCGCACGCCATGGTCCAGACGTCGGCCCGTGCGGCGAGGCGGGGCCGGTTCTGCTTGGGGACGTAGTCGGTGTCGTAGACGTCGAGCCGCTGTCCCTCGGGCAGCCAGCCGTCCGGCTGGTCGGTGGTCATGTCGCCGATGTCCTTCCTGCTGGTTCAGGTGGTCGGGGTGAGCGCGTGGGGGTCGGTGGGGAGCGGGCGGGGGTGGCCGAGCTCGTCGGCGGTGACCCCGGCGGCGAGGAGCTCGGCGAGCTCGGCGGTGTACTTCCGCCAGTACGAGGCGGCGTCACCGTCCATGAGCTGCTTGACCTCCTGGCGGCGGTGCTTGAAGTCGCCGCGCATGGCGAGGACGAGGAGGTACTTCCAGTTGAGGCCGGTGACCGGGTGAGGCGACCGCGGGAGGATCGGGTCGGTGGTCATCCGGTAGTGCCGGGTGAGGGCCTCGCTGATCCGGGCCGCGATGGTGCGCTGCTCCTTCGGCCCGTGCTTGGCGAGGTAGCGGGTGATGAACTCCGGCCAGGGCATGCCGGCGGGCTTCTCGGGCTTCTTGGCGCCGAAGCCGTAGAGCTCGGTGGACGCGTAGCGGGCTGCGGCGCCGACGCCGGGGACGCGCTCGGACATCCGTGCCCAGACGTCGGGGAAGCACTGGGCGTACATGTGGATCTTCTGCAGGGGCTCCTCGCCGAACGCGGGTGAGCAGCGCTGCATGGCGGGTGTGACCCCCGCCATCTCCATCAGGTCGTAGGCCTTGTTGTAGTCCCAGCCGTGGACGCGTGCGGCGGCCCAGACGTCTTCGGTCCGCCAGTCGTAGATCGGGTAGGCCTTCCAGACGTTGCCGTTGTCGACGGCGGCGGCCTGCCGGTCCCGGCCGTGGGCGTGCTTGACGATGTAGTTGTCGACGGCGCGGCGGCGGACGGCGAGGGCCCGGATCCGGGACTCCTGCGCGCGGATCCCCATGAGCGTGGCCGTGGTGTGCGGGGGCGGCGCGAGGAGGCCGTTCAGGTTCGGGATCGTGAGGCGCTCCTCCGGGGGCCAGACGGGGAAGCCGGGCAGGGTCGTGATCGCCTCCGGCGGGAGGGGGCGGCACCACTTCGGCTCGTCCTCCGGCGCCCAGGGCCACCAGTACGGGGACGTCCTGGAGCAGGCGTTGCGGTGCTGGACGGGCAGGCAGAGCCATTCACCGGCGACGTCGGGCCGGGCGAAGACGCGCCGGACGTAGTCCTCGGTCTCCTGCGGGATCGCCTCCTCGTCGAAGAAGACGACGCGCAGCGGGAGGTGACGCTGTAGGCGGGGCTCCCGGTTGGCGACCTCGAGGGCGACGTTGAGGACGGCCGTCGAGTCCTTCCCGCCGGAGAACGCGACGAAGGCCCGGTCGTGGTGGTCGAGGACGTACGCCATGCGCTCGCAGGCGAGGGTGTAGACGTCGCTGCCGGCAGCGAGGCGGGGAAGGGTGAACTTGGCGACGTAGCCGCGGACGTGCTCGGCATCGATGGGCGTCCCCTCCGGGAGCCAGCCGCCTGAGAGCCAATCGGTCATGTAGTCCTTCCCCACGCTGGACGTGGTGGTGTCAGGTGTTGCGGCGAAGCCAGTCGGCCGCTGCCGGCAGGTCCGGGGCGGCGTTCTGCAGGAGGGCGGGCTCGATCGCGTACGTCTCGGCGAAGGAGGCATCGCGGTCGCCGACGCGGCGCCCGGGCCAGGAGCCTGTGCCGGTCTTCCAGCCGTTCGGGAAGCCGTACACGGGCGGCAGGGGACGCCGGTTGTAGTGGATGACGGCGAGGACGAGCTCGTGCGACCAGGCGCGGATCGGGCAGTACGAGGTGAGGCGGCTCGTCTTGTGGATGCCGTACGGGGTGGCGGGGATGCTGTTGCCGTCGGCGGTCCGGCGTCCGTAGACCTGGAGTCGGGGCTTGTGCTGCTCCTGGTAGAGGTGTTGGGACCAGCGGGTGCCGATCATCGTCCAGCGGTAGCCGTCGGTGCTGGAGGTGGGGAAGAGGTAGCGGTCGTTCTGCGGCTTGGCGAGCCAGGCCGGGGTGATGGCCTTGTTGCCGAGGTGGGTGAGGCCGTCGGGCTGGTGCTCGTCGACCCACGTCATGTAGGCGGTGAACTCGAGGTGCGGGAGCGTGCCGAGGAGGGCGCGCCGGACCCCGGCACGCTCCATCACGACCTCGAGGGCGATCGAGTCCTTGCCGCCTGACCAGCCGTACACGGCGTCGTCGGTGCGGCCGTCGAGGACGAGGCGGGTTTCCGCTGCCGCCTCCTCGACGGCTTGGGCCGCCTCCTCCTCGGTGACGTAGTCGGTGATCGACTCCCATACGCGCTGGACGTCGTCGTTGCTGTACGCGGACTTGGCTTTGAGGACTCGTCGCATGTCAGGCCTCGTTCAGCCAGGCGTCGAGGCGGCGGCGGGCTTCGCCGTCGCTGTCCTCGGCGACGGTGCGCGGCGGGGCCTTGAAGAGCCAGGCTGAGGCCCACTGGTCGGCCCCGGCTTCGCCGCGGTCGAGGGCGGTCTTCGCGATGCGCACGGCGTCGATGACGATGCCGGCACTGTTCGGGGAGTCGGGGACGGTGAGCTGCATCTCCATGTCGATGCGGGCTCCGGCGAAGCCGCGGCCCTCGCAGCGGATGAACGCCTTCTTCGTGTCGCCGAGGAAGGCGACGTAGTCGGAGGGGCCGATGTGGACGTTGCCGGGCTCGAGGTCTCCGGCGTAGGCGTCGGTGACGGCGGACGACTTGGACACGCGCTTCGTGGCGAGGCGGTCGGCCTCGAGCATGTTGTAGAAGTCCATGTTGCCGCCGACGTTCAGCTGGTACGTCCGGTCGAGGGTGATGCCCCGGTCGGAGAACGCGCGGGCGAGGACGCGGTGCACGTACGTCGCGCCGAGTTGGCTCTTGATGTCGTCGCCGATCAGCGGAAGGTTCGCGTCACGGAAGCGGGCGCGCCACTCCTCGTTGCGGGCGATGAAGACGGGGATGTTGTTGACGAAGGCGACGCCGGTGTCGAGGGCGATCTGCGCCCACCACTCGGTGGCCTTCTGCGAGCCGACGGGCAGGTAGTTGACGAGGACCTGGACGCCGGACGCGAGGATCTCCGCGCGGATCCGGGCGGCTTCCTGCTCGGGGAGCTCCTCGGTGTCCTCGACGGTGGTGATGCGCTCCCGGTACTTGATGCCGGCACCGTCGAGGGCGGGAGCAGGCTGCACGGTGACGTCCAGGCCGACGGGCTTGAGGTCGCCCTGCGGGATACCGACGTCGAGGTTCTGTCCTGCGGTGCGGGCGTCCCAGAGGTTGCGGCCGACCTTGTCGGCGTCGACGTCCCAGGCGGCGACGGGCTCGACGTCGGCCGGGGTGTATCCGCCGATGACCGGGTGGGAGAGGCCGGTCTCGTCCTCCGGGTGCGCGGTGTAGTAGCCGATGCCCTCGAGGAGGGCGCGGGCGCAGTTGCCGACGCCGATGATGCCGATGCGGGCGGTGCGGTTCACAGGGACTCCATGATCGTTTCGATGGTGATGCAGACGAGGTCTGTCTCGTCCGCCGTCCAGGTCCAGGGCGGGCAGGCTTCGGTGCCCAGGCAGAAGGTGCCGGCAGCGAGCTCGGCCGCCGCGGCGATGTCCGGCTCCGGGCCGGGCTCCCAGAACTGCGGGTGCGTGGGGAGCGGGTGGCGTCCCCAGTCGTGGGTGGGGACGTTCAGACCGGCGAGGGCCGCGCGGAGGGCGGTCGTGCTCTGGCCGGGGAGGCCGGTGCGGAGCTTGTGGAAGGCCGGTTCGGTGCCGGCAGGGACCTGCTGGTGCCAGAGGCCGACGTCGGCGAGGGTCTGGCGTACCTGCTCGCCGACCTCGCGGGCGCGGGCGGCGGCGTCGGGCAGGCGGTAGGTCAGTTCCTCCGCGACGAGCGCCATCGACAGTTCGGAGGGCCGCCAGTTGTGCCCGGGCCGGGTGATCCTCGCGTTGGCGCGGGCGGGCCCGGGCTCGGCTCCGTAGTCGCGGAGCTGCCGCAGGATGTCGGCGAGGCCCTCGTCTTCGGTCGTCACGGCTCCGCCGTCGGGGGCGCTGACGAGCTTGGTCGCCGAGAACGACCAGCAGTGCGTGCCGACGGCTCCGACGTGCCGGCCGTCGACGAGCGTGCCGAGGGCCTGGCAGGCGTCGGTGATGACGTCGGCGCGGGGCAGGGTGTGGGGCACTCCGTGCAGGTCCGGGGTGAGGACGAGGGCGCCGGGTGCTGCAGCCGGGTCGATGCTGTTGCCCGTGTCCGGGTCGACGTCGTGGTACAGCAGGCGCATCCCGATGTGCGAGGCACCGGTGAGCGTGCCGGCGAAGCCGAAGGCAGGGGTGTGGAGCGGGGTGCCGTCTCGGGCGCCGTGTGCGAGGAGCGCGGCGTGGATCGCGGCGGTGCAGGACTGGAACGCCACGGCGTGCGGGGCGCCGGTCAGTTCGCGGAGGGCGTCCTCGGCGGCCCGGGTGTACCGGCCGCCGGTCCACTCCCTGGAGTACAGGGCGGACGTGACGGCGTGGTTGGCCTGGGGGGTCGGGTGTGGGGGCCAGCGGTGGCCGCGGAGCAGGGAGAGGTCGGTCACTGGTCCTCGCTGGGGGTCGCGGCGTCGACGTAGGCGCGGCAGATGGCGGTGAGGGCGAGGGCGGCGGTGTCGTGGCCTCCGGCTGCCTGCTCGGCCTTGATCGCGGCGCGGACGGTGTCGCGCTGATCGAGGGTGAACACCCATTGCAGCGGGACCATCTGCGGCGTCTCGGGGAGGGCGATGGGGTCACCGGGGTGCATGCGGGCGCCGGGGCCGCTGTAGGCCTCCGGGCCGGTGTGGACGCCCGGGGAGTGCGGGGCCGGGGCGGTCGCCGTCGCGGGCTCCTGGTCGCCTTCTGCGGCCGTCTGCGGGAGCGAGGAGGCCGGGCCGGTCTGCGGGGCCCCGGCCGGGACGTCAGCGGCTGAGAACGGGTTGAGGGCCGGGGCGCCTGCCGGCACGGGCTGCGTGGGTGTCGGCTGCGGGTCCGGGTCGATGAAGGAGTTGAGGAACTCGCTGCTGGCGTCGCCGAGGGCGCCGGTCGCTTTCAGGAGCTCGTCGAGCTCGTCGGTGTCGTACGCCGTGCCCTCGAGGCCGTCGAGGCCAGAGAGCAGCTCGGCCAGCGCAGCATCGTCATACGTGCCGGCGTCGCTGGTCTTGTTGTCGGCGAGGTTGATGCGGCGGGCGGTGTCGTCGTCGCACTCGTAGACCTCCGTGCGGAGGGTCGGCTTGTACGCCGCGGTGTTGCGGCAGAGGCCGCACGGGAGGGTCTCGCCTCCGCTGGTGAAGGTGACGCCGCAGTCGCCGGGGCCGTGCTCGCGGAGGGCAAGGAGCGTGTTGTTGCCCGCGAGGATCGTGAGGGTCTTCTTCTGCTGCCGCGCGACGACCGACCGGTACTGGGCGTTGCGGCGGAGGCTGTCGAGGATGGCCGGGATGTCGCCCTTCTTCGCGTTGCCGGGGAAGAGCTGGAGTCGGTCGATGGGGACTTCGGCGGTTCGTACGTATGTGGCCTGGCTCATGGTCATATCCACGGGTTCGGTGCGGGCGGGGCGCAGAAGGATAAGGGCATGGCCCGTCGGGCCCTCCCGGCGAGCAGACGGAGGGTCAGCCGGGGTGCCTGCTGGCGCGCTTGGCGTCGCGCTCTGCCTGCCATTCGCCGAAGCTCCTGCCGGCCATGCGCTTCCGGTACTGGGGGATGTTGTTCGCCGGGATGCCGACGGGGGCGGGGCCGAGGACGGCGAGGAGGTCGCTGGCGTCCTGGGAGTGGTAGCCCGCTGCCCTGATCGCGGCGTCGTCGGTGAAGACGTCGGCGACGCGGTCGCCCGGCCGCAGGAGGTGGTCCTCCTTGCCGCCCTTGCTGTAGACCCAGCGGAAGTTGCGGGGCGGAGCGGGCTCGACGAGACGGCGGAACCGCCGGACTTCCTTGGTGTAGCAGTAGTAGGAAACGGCTGGTCGGAAGGCCATCAGACGGAGCCAGGCGGCGAGGTAGTGGTCGCTGAAAAAGTCCCCTGAGTCGTGTACGCGGATCCAGCCGCCGCGGTATCGGGGGTGGGCGAGCTCGGCCGCCATCTGCCGTTGCCAGCCGGGGAGGTCGTCGAGGACGTACTCCAGGTTCTGTTGGTGGCGGGCGACGACGTTGGGGAAGCGGTAAGCCCCTGACCTCGCGTAACAGGCGAGGGCGCAGACTCCGGCGGCCGGGCAGGTGTTGACGGTCCGGCCGTCTGGGAGGCGGGTCGCGAGGGCCGGGAGCGTCCAGTTCCATACGCCGTCGGCGCGCATCTCGCTGTTCTGGCCGAGGAGCCTGTTCGGCCGCCGTGGTCGACGGGGCCGTGGGACGGCGGGGCGGGTCGTGGTGGGCGGGGGCAGGAGGACGGTCGTCATGGTCGTCTCGCCTTCACTCGGTGGTGATGCCGGCAGCGCGCAGGAGCTGCGCCACGGTGACGGCGCGGTCCGGGTGTTCGCGGTGGCGGAGGATGGCGGCGAGGCCGCGGAGCGCGTTGAGGATGACCTCCGGTGCTCCGGCCGCCTCGTATGCCTGCTCGCGGGCGGAGGAGATGAGCCGGGCGGCCTCGTCGCGGTCGGCGACGGTGTACGTCAGCACCATCTGCACTTGGCCGGGCGGGAGCGTCGAAGTGCCGTCCGCGTTCGGGCCGGGCGATGCGGGGCGGTCGCCGTCACCGGCGCCGGGGCCGCCGGGCTGCTCCTGGTCCTCGTCCTCGTCGTCGGGGGCGTCGGTCGCGTCCTCGAGGGCGGTGAGCAGGTCCTCGAGGTCTCCGGTGTCGTAGCCGGTCCCGCCCATGTCGTCGCCGAGCTGGCCGAGGAGCTCGGCGAGTGCCTCCTCGTCCCAGTCGCCGAGCTCGGCGGTGCGGTTGTCGACGAGGTTCACGCGGCGGGCGGTGTCGACGTCGCAGTGGACGATCTCGCAACGGGCCTGCGGCTCCCACTCCTCGCCGCGGCAGACGGCGCAGGGGCGTTCCTCGCCGTCGACCTTGACGGTGAGGCCGCAGGGGCCGGGGCCGTGGGCGGCGAGGGCCTGGAGCGTGTGGTTGCCCGCGAGGACGGTGTACTCCCCCGGCGGGGCCTCGCGGACGATCAAGCTGCGGTACTGGCCGTTACGGCAGAGGGATTCGAGGATCGCGCCGACGTCGCCCCTCTTCGCGTTGCCCGGGTACGGGGAGAGGTCGCCGAGCTGGAGCGGCTCCGTGCGGACATAGGTGGCTGTGGTCATGAGCGAAATCCCCTGGTTGCGGGCGGTTTGCGGCGCAGAAGGATAAGCCCATGCCGGCCGGGCGGGCCGGGGCATGCGAAAGGGCCCACCGGGCAGATGCCGGCAGGCCCTTCGGAGGGGGTGCGGTCAGGCGGGGGGTGCGACGGCGTCGAGGGGCGGGATGTCGCTGAGCAGGACCTCGACCGTGTGGAACGTGATCAGACGGCCGTCGTCGACCGACTTCTCTGTCTCCGTTTTCACAGACGCCACCTGAACCCACACTCCGTACAGGCAAACCGACTGGCCCACCTCGACCGACATGGGCTCGACTCCCATGACAGTGGCCAGCATCGTGTCCGACGGATCGCCGTCCCCTGTGTCCATCGGATAGGTGTACTGCGCCCAGTGCGTGTAGGCGTCCACCATCTCGCCCCACGGGTTGAAGTCAGGGTGGTCAACCATCTGCCGGATGCCCTCCGGCAGCTGATTCTTGAAGTAGTCGGGCAGGCTCATCCCATCTCCTTCGAGGTGCGGGTGTAGGAGTCGAGGGCCTCTTCCAGGGCCTCGTTCCACGTGCTGAGGATGGGGCGCTCCAACTTGGTCGAGGCGGAGGGGTGCGCGGCGAGCACGGCGACGGTGGTCGCTGCCACGTCAGCGGGAGCCGGCAGGACCTCGGTGCACAAGGTGTGCGTGCACACGATCAGCTTCGTTTTCGGGTCGTAGACCGCGAGGTCCCAGCCGTCCCGCTCGTCCCATTCCGCCCAGACCATCCGGTCGGGGTAAGCGGCGGCCGTCCTGGCGGCGTCGATGACGGTGAGGGCACCCCGGAGCGGGTCGCCGTCATCGAACACGTCGTCAAGGAAGTCAACATCAGTGATGGGGACTCCGGCCGCGTTGAGTGCTGCGGCGACCGCGTGGACGTACGCGCGGTGGGAGTCGTTCATGGGGAGGTCGAGCGGCATAGGGACTCCTATGCGTTCACCTCTCGCCCGGCCCATAGCCAGCAGCGTGGAGGTGCGCCAGCGAACCGGCGATTTAGATCACCGTAACAGGACGGGCAGCACACCGACGGCGGAACACTGTTCGTCCGCCGTGCCCTGCTCGGCGACTGACTCCCCTCCCCGGCAGGCCCTTCGGGGAGGGGTGCGGTCAGGCGAGAGGTGCGACGGCCTCGAGCAGAGGCGCGATGTCGCTGAACAACACCTCGACGCTGTGCAGGTGGTCACCGTCCTTGGCGGACGGGTGCCGGATGAACGCGCCGACGAGTGTGAGTCGGCCGTCGTCGCCGAGCTGGGCGCGGACGCCGGTCGGTGTCGGCTCGCCGCCCTCCTTCCGCCATCGGTCGTAGGCCGGGTGGTCGGCGATCTGCTGGAGGGTCGCCAGGAGAGCGGCGGCCGGGGCGGCCGGGGTGGCGAACGTCGAAGGGCCGTACGTGATCCAGGCGGCGGCGCGCTCCTCGTCGGTGTAGCTGGCGCCGTCGGCGATCTCGCGCCAGTCCTTCGCGCCGCCTTCCTCACGGATGCGGTACCAGCCGCGCAGGTAGGTCGTCGCAGTGAGCTCGGCGTGGCTCGTGCTGATCTCGACGTTGTACCAGGGCTGCATGTCGGTAGTAGGGGTGAGGCAGGCGCCCATCGTGTGCTCCTCGGTGGGGGTGCGGTCGGGTCAGGCTATCGGCGAGTCGAGTCCCTTCGGTCCCTTTTCACCGTCGTCGCGGGTAGTGCGGGAGGACGCGCTCCGCCGTCGCGACCAGGGCGGCGGCGCGGCGCTGTCCGGGGATCCGGCCGGAGGCGCGGAGGACGTGGGGCAGCCGTTCGGCCGGGACGATCCGGACGCCCCGGAACTCGAGCTGTGTGGCGGGGCGCCCGTGAGGGCCGACGAGCTGGGGACCCTCCATGGAGACGATCGTGGTGACCTTGACGTCCAGGAGGCGGGCGACGGTGTCGCGTTCGTGGAGTACGCCGTCGAGCCGGTCGGTGACGTCGACCTTGCCGTGCCAGAGTCGGCCGGCACGGACGCTGAGCGGGAAGCGGCCGGTCCACTTCTTGGGGTCGAGGAGGAACACGGCGCCGGTCGGGCTGATCGCGAGGGCGTCGACGTTCGCCCGGCCGCGCGGGAGGGCGCGGTCGTAGAGGATCGTCCAGCCGTCGCGGATCAGGTCCTCGAGGCGGGCGGCTGCTCGCCGCTCTCCCTCCGCGCCTGCGTCGTAGCGGCGGGCGAGGCGCCCGGCCTGGGTGTCGATGCCGAGGAGGTCGGCGAGGCGGACCAGGGGGGTGCGGAGCTGGCGGGCGCGGGCGGCGGCGGAGGCACCGGGGCCGGGGCGGTCGTTGTAGCGGCGCCAGGCGTATGCGGCGGCGCCGACGAGGGCGAGGAGGAGTAACAGGGACACGGGTTCTCCATGAGGGTGCGGGGGCGGGCGGTCGCCCGGCCGGGGTGGTCAGACCAGGGGGAAGAGGGGTTCGGCGCGGAGCTCGACGAGGCGCCGGAGCTGACGGCCGATACCGCGGCCGGTGAGCGGGGCGAAGGCGTGGGGCCAGACCTGCCGTGCGGCGTCGACGTAGAGGGCTCCGGCGAGGACGACGACCGTGCGGGCGTCGGCGAGGCCGAGCGTGCGGGCCTGGTCGCGGAGCTGGTCGGCGGTGACGCTGCCGGGGTCGCCCATGCGCATCTCGTACGGCTCGACGGTCCGGTACAGCGGCAGGATGCCGTGGAGGCCGGAGAGGATGACGGTCGTGCCGCCGTCGGCGGTCAGGGCGTCGGCGGTCTGCCGGCAGGCGCGGTGATAGCTGCCCTGGTAAAGCTCTCCGGCCGGGGCCGGGCGGTCGAGCTTGCGGGCGGCGCAGGGGATGACGACGAGGAGGCCGGTCGGCTGCTCCGGGGTGCCGCAGTAGGCGCAGGACCGTACCGCGGAGAGGGCGGTCGGCTTCATCATGTGGCCGCCGTCGGGGGCGTTCTGCGGGCATCGGTCGACGGCCGGCACGGGGGTGAGGATGTCGGGCATGGGGGGGGTGTCCTCTCGAGTGTCCGGACGTGTCCGGGGAGGGGTGTCCGTGCACGGCCCGGGGCGTCCGGGCCGGTGTCCGGCGGGGTGGTGTCCATGCAGGTGGGACACGGTGCGGACATGTCCGGACGAGGAGGCCCGGACATGTCCGCGAGGGTGGGTCAGCCCTTGGCGTCCGCTGCGTCGTCGACGTGGGCACAGCGGAGGTCGGTGACCTCCTCCCAGCCGTAGCCGTCGGTCCACGAGTAGCCGGTGGTGACGCTGACGGTCTTCGCGTTGGCGCGGGCGACGGTCCGCCACTGGCCGCGCACCAGGACCCGGTCGCCCTTGTGGACGTTCTCCTTCGAGTACCGGCCGAAGCGGCCTTCGGCCTTCGCCTGCTCGAGCACCTTGCGGTCGCCCTCGATGCGCTCGACCAGGACGGCGCGCTCTCCCTCGTACTGGCGCAGGAGACGGCCGGACTTCGTGCTCTCGAACTTGCCGAGCTCGGCCATGCGGCGGTCGAGGCTGCGGAGCTCGGCCTCGAGCCGCTTCACCCTGCGGGCGACGACGGCGGGGAGCTCCTTGTACGCCTCCGCGCGGCGTGACCCGGCGACGCGTGCCGGCATGCGCTCGGCTTCCTGCGCGGTCAGCGCGGACTTGATCGAGGTGGTCACGGACCGCTCGAGCAGGTTGCGGTGCGCGCGACCGCGGGCGCCGGGGAAGACGGGCTGTCCCAGCGGGAGGTGTTCGACCATGGCGTCGGACGACCTGCGGAGGCTCTCGGCGTCGCGGGTCAGCTTCTCGCCCTTCGCCTCGAGCCGGTCGCGCCGGTCCTCGAGCCGCTCGTGGGCCGCCGCCTTCACGGTGGTGTTGTCGCGGACCTCGTCGTCGTACTGGGTGGTGACGGTGTGTCCGGCTTCGCGGAGCTCGTCGGCGGCGGCCTCGATGGCGACGACGCGCGGGGCGCGGTCTCGGCTGTGGGGGTGCCCGTACTGCTGGAGGGAGCGGAACCACTTGAAGCCGTAGCGCTTGAGGATGTCGCCGGTGCCGTCGCCCTTCTCGGTGTCGCCGTCGACGAGCGTGCCGGCAGCGGCGGAGTGCGTGATTTCGATGGTGGCCATGGGTGCGCCTTTCGTCGTGTGCTGGTCGGGTGTCGGCCGGGTGTCCGGACGTGTCCGCGGAGAGGGGGCGGACACGCCCGGACACCCGGCCGGTCAAGATCAGGGGCGGATGTCGGCGACCAGGACGGTGGCGTTGTCCGCGTAAGCCCGGTTCGGGTCGAGGGCCCTCGTCGTGGCGGCGGCCCGGTGTACGGCGCTGGCGGTGAAGGCGCGGGCGGCCTCGCCGGGCAGGCCTACGAGCTCGCTGGCGAGGTCTCGGCCGGCATCGGCGTGGGGTTCGTATGCGCCGTCGGAGGCGAGGACGAGGCGGTGAGTGTCGGCGTGGCACGTGGTGGCCTCGATCGCCGGGTGTCCGTAGACGTTCATGACGTCCTGGTCGGTGGCGGTGGAGCCGAGGCAGGAGGTGATCCGGTTCCGGTTGCCGCCCTCCGGGAACACGGTGCAGGGCGGGTAGACGCGGCGCAGGTTGTGGTCTGCGGTGAGCTGGTGGGCTACTCCGTGGCGGATCGAGTAGGCGCGGGAGTCGCCGCACCAGGCGATCGTCGTGGGCTTGCCGGGGGCGGTGACGACGACGACGGCCGCCGCCTTCGGGCCGCTGCCGTGTACGGCGCGCTCGGCGGCGTAGCGGTTGTAGACGTGGCGGAGACCGGCCTCCGCGTCGCCGCGACGGGAGGCGGCCCGGGCGACCTGGCGGGCAGCGGTGCGGGTCCACTCGCGAATTCCCTGGCTGCGACCGATGCCGTCGAGCAGGACGTACGCCCGGGCGCCGGACGGCGCGGTGTGCACGGCGGTGGCGTCGCACTGGACGGGGTCGGTACCGGTCTGCTGGGCGGTGGCGTAGGTGCGCATGGCAGGGCTCCAGTTCGCGTGTGGCGGATGTTGGGAGGGGCCGGGGCCGCCCGGGGTGGGCGGCCCCGCCGGGGGGCGTCAGCGGCGGTTGCAGGGCCGGTTGTTGTCGACGGCGACGGAGTCGGCGAGGCGGTCGAACATGCGGTGCAGGTTCAGGAGGGCCTCGAGCACGTCGCGGCGGGTGTCCGCGTCGGCGGTGGTCTCGAGCTCGGCGGCGGCGAGGGCGATGCGGGTGCGGAGGCTGGCCTCCTGCCGGACGAGCTGGGTGCTGACGGGGTTGAGCTGCTCGAGCTCCGGGACGCGGCGGGTGATCGGCGCGGTGACGTACCACATGACGTGGTCGGAGATGCCGGAGTTCGGGTTGCCCAGGGCGACTGCCTGCGCGTCCATCAGGGCGAAGACGGCTTCTGCCGGGGTGGTGTTGGTGACGGTGATGCCGTCCATGACCGGGGCGTCCGTCGTCTCGAGGCTCGTGGCGGCGGTGGTCAGCAGGTCCGCGATCTTGAGGAGTGCCTCGCTGGCGGGGTGGAGGGCGGCGCGCTCGGTGATGAGCTCGGCGAGGTCCCGGGCGCGGCCTGCGGCGGCGGTGGCGGTGGCGGGGATGGTCGCGGTCATGGCTGCCTCTCTGCGGTCGGGCCCTACGCCCTCCCTGCACAACAGACACTAGCCAACCATGCTTGGACAAGTCAACTTGGCCAAGTGGGTGTGTCGCTACCCTCGCAGGTCAGGGCGTGCGCGCGCCGAGCTCGGCGGTCACGAAGGCAGCAGTAGCGGCGCGGCGGTGGGCGGTCGCCAGACGCCGGGCCTCGCCCCGGTCGCCCCCGTAGGCGGACAGCTCGCCGCAGGCGCACAGGGCGGTGCTGGCGGGGCTGTACAGCAGGCCGGCACGGCGGCCGGGACGGTTCAGACCGGCGCTGCCGTAAGGCTCGACGGAGCGGTACCAGGCAGACGGCTGGCTGGTCGTCGTGCGGTGCCGGTGGGCGAGCAGGCCGAGCTGCGCGGAGAGGGACAGCCGCACGCGGCCCTTCTCCTCGACGACGAGGCCGCGGGCGCGGAGGCGGGCGGTCGCGAAGGGAGGGATGCGGTACAGGTCGCCCTCGATCACGCGGCGGTCGTGCTCAATGCGGTACCGGGATGCCGGCGTGGACTCGATGAAGGACAGGTCGGCTCGGATGGTCTCCGTGAGGATCCCCACGGGCATCTGAGGGGTGATCTCGATGGAGCGGCTGATCCGGACCGGGCCGCCGCCCGCGGTGAGGCTGGAGGCCGTCCAGGAGATCCGGGCGCCGCCGGTGGGGGTGGCCTCGACGTCGGCGCCTCGCCGGACGCCGCGACGGAGCAGGTAGCGGGCGTGGTCCTCGCTGGCGGTGCCGGTCGAGATGCCTCCGGCGTGGTCGATCGTCTCGGTGAACACGGGTGCCTCCTCGGCGTGCTGCTGCTGTGGGGAGCGGGGGCCGGGCGCCTGGTGCGCCCGGCCCCGGAGGGCGTGGAAGGTTAGGCGGCGGTGCACCAGTCGAGGCGGGCCGCTCGCGGTGCGGGCAGCGGGGCCGGGGCCGGGGTGGCGAAGTCCTCCGGGGCGGTGCCGACCTGTCCGGCGGCGTGCCACTCCCACAGGGCGCGGGCGGCCTCGACGCTGCTGGAGTAGCCGACCTTCCGCCCGGCGCGGCAGACCTCGAGCCCTTCGAGGCACTGGCAGATCACGCGGAAGCTGCCGGCATGGCGGCTGACGATCACCTCGACGATCAGGCCGTGGTGGTCTCCGGCCTCGACGGGCAGGCGCACGGCGCGGTCGAGCTGCTCCCGGGTGACGACCTCGAGCGTGTCGACGTCGTCGCGCATCGTGTGGGTCTCGCCGTCCGGGGTGATGGCCTCCTTCACGGCGACCCAGCGGCCGAGCCGGTAGACGTCGCCGACGGTCGAGGCCTGCGTCTGCTCCGGGTAGTGCTGGAGGACGAGGTCACCGCGGCGGACGTGGGGGGCGTCGTCGAGGGTGAGCAGGGCTGCGGTCTCGGCGGTGGTCCGCTCGCGGTCGCTGGCCTGGGCGGGCTCGACCTCCCAGACGCCGACCCGGTCGGCGCGGGCCATGAGCTCCCAGTCGCCGGGGCGGCCGTCGATGGCGACGATGTCGCCGGGCTGGCGGTCGCCCCACGGGTCGGTGTCGGTGGTGGGCTCGTCGCTGCCGGCAGGTTCGGCGGCAGCGGCCTCCGCCGCGGTGGCGACGATGTCGGCGGCCTCGACGAGGAGCGCGGCGACGACGGTCGGGTCCAGCCGATGCTCGGCGATCTGCTCGGCGGTGGGGGTCCAGCCCTTCGGGCGGCGGGCGAACTTGTTGCGGATCCCTTCGGCCTCGGCCCAGGCGGCGCGGAGCTTGTCCTCCTGCTCCTCGGCGGCGGTGGCCTCCTGGTGTCCGGCCCACCAGGCGTCACGCTTGATGCGGCGCTCCTCCTCCTGGGCGTTGAACTCGCGGGTGCGGCGGGCGGCCTCCTCGCCCCACATCAGCGGGGTGAGCGGCATGCGCTCCTGCTTGTGGTTGCGGACGGTCGGCTCGGGCTGCTGCAGGTCCCAGACCTGGATGCCGCGGCGGCCGTCGGCGGTGGCCTCGACGACGCGGCGGCCGTCGGCTCCGGCCTCCGTGAGGGCGAGGAACCCGGCGGCCTGGAGGGGGGCGAGGAAGCTGCCGGAGACGCGGCGGCCGGTCTTCGCCCGGTCGGTGCTCCAGCGGAAGGCGTCGGCGAAGTCATCGCGGAAGAGGTGACCGGCGGCGGCGGCGCGGACGTGGGCGGCCTGCTTGGTCGACCAGCACAGGGCGGCGGCCTGGCACTGCTGCTTGTACTGCTCGTTGTGGTCGATGACCGGCTGAGCGGACTCCTGCAGGGTGTCGACGTCCTCGGCGGGCTCCTCGACCTCCGGGGCGGTGGGGGCGTCCACGGCAGCCGGGGCATCCTCCTCGACGGGGGCGGCCGGGGCGACCTCCTCGACGGGGGCGAGCTCCTCGACGTCCTCGACCGGGGCGGCCTCCTCGGCGGTGGGCCGCTCGTCGCGGATGCGCTCGGCGGCGCCGTTGTGGATGGACGGCATCGGGCGGTCGCTGCCGTGGTACCGGACGGACACCTTGAAGGGGAAGGGTCCGGCGGCGAGCGAGGCCTCGATGTCGTCGGCGCGGTCGGCGACGAGCTGCCGGGCGTCGGCGTTCAGGAGCTCGACGTACGTGTGGTCGCGCTCGCCCTTGACGATCGCTCCGACGACACGGAAGTCCTTACCGGGGCCCTGCACCAGGCCGAGGCGGCGGAGTTCACGGGCGACGGCGACGGACGGGGTGCGGGGGGCGGAAACGGTAGCCATGGGAGCAGCTCCTTCGGTGAGGGTCTCGGCGGTGCCGGCCGTTTCGGCCGGTGCGTCGTCGAGGGGGATGAGGGTCTGGCCGTTGCGGGCCAGGGCTTCGGCCTGCGGCTCGTCGCAGGAGACGGCCGGGGCGATGGCGTCGCCGATGACGGCGCGCATGTCGCCGCGCTCGTCCAGGGCGTAGGCGGCGGCGTTGACCTGGTAGAGGTGCGAGTCGCCGCCAGCCGCGACGCGCTGGTCGCGCAGCATGCGGTCGTACTTGGTGCGGATGAGCAGGCGGTTCAGGAGGTAGGTCTCGAGCTGGTCGGTGTCGGGCGTCAGCGAGGTGATCCACCAGGTACCGGCCTGCGGTCCCTCGTCGATGATCTGGCCGTTGCGGGTGACGCCGTCGGCGTCGGTCCAGACGATCCAGGCGCCGCGCCCGTAGGCCTTCGGGGTGAAGGGTGCGAGGCGACGGGCCATGAGGTCCTCCGGAATCCGGGGCCGGGGGGCTGTTCCCCCGACCTCCTGAGACAGACCTTATCCAAGCCAGCTTGCACAAGTCAACTTGTGCAAGCTGGTTCGGTGTGTCGCGTCGCAGGTCAGAGGGTGCGCGCCCTCGTCAGCGGGGCAGCCAGGGCGCCGTCGACGCCCGCACGCCAGGCCGCTCCGGTCGGCTGCTCCCAGGCTTCGGCGATGTCTGCCGGCACGGGCACGCTGCGGTAGTCCGCGGGCGCGGCCGGGGTGTCCTCCTCGGCCGGGGCCTCCGCGGCGACCGGCCGGAAGCTGGCGAGGTGGGCGCCGTCGAGCAGGAGCCGGAGCTCGCCCCGGTACCAGCGGTGTGTGGCGTCCGTCCGCAGGAGGGTGGTCAGGCGGCGCCGTGCCTGCTGCCGGTCGCACCAGTCGGTGACGCCGCCCTCGCCGGTCTCGCGCGGTGCGTCGTCGGGGAAGCCGGGCAGGGCGAGGGCGGCGGGCCGGAGCTCGACGCCGAAGCGCTCGGCGTCCCGGAGGGTCACGTCGTCGAGGAGGCCCGTGGCGCGCTCGGCGGCGTAGGTGAGCATGGCCGGGCCGGTGCAGCGGAGGCCGTCGAACTCGACCAGCCGGGCCCGGACACCGCAGTCGTTGAGGCAGGCGAAGGCGTACGCGCTGCCCGGGCCGTCGACGTACTCCCCCGTGTTCACGATCCGGTGGGGGCCCGCCTCGATGCCGGGGCCCGCGAGCATCGGCGGCTCGAGCTGCGGGGCGTTCTTGACCGGTGCGAGGGCGGGCGGGGGCGCCTGGTCGGCGACCGCGGCGAGCGCTGCCGCTTCCTCGTCGGCGACGATGCCGGCATGGGCGGCGATCATGGCATCGGCGACGGCGACGCGGGCGACGCTGCGGGCGTGCTGGGCTTCCGCTCGCTTCCGCTCGAGCCGCTGCTTGATCTGCTCGTGCGTCAGGCCCTGGGCGCGCATCTCGCGTACCGCCTTGGCGGTGACGGCGGCCGTGGCGGCAGCCAGGGTGCCGGTCAGGTGGTCCTCGCGGATGACGCCGGTCCGGACCTTCCGCCCGATCACGGCGGTGGACGCGGCGGCCGTGCGGACACCGATGCCGGGGGCGTCGCTGATGTACTCGCGGAGGTCACCCATGACGGTGTCCTCGTACGAGGTGGGCCGGGGCACGGAGCGCAGGCGGCGGGCGGCGGGGGCCTGGGCGGGCGGCACGACGGCGGGCAGCTCGTCGACGAGCTCGGCGACCTCGACGACGGCAGCGGGCTCCTCAGCGGCCGGGGCGGGCTGGTCGTCGGCGAAGGTCATGCCGGCCTGCTGCAGGGCGGTGCGCACCTCGTCGAGGCAGGCGGCTCCGTCAGGGCCCTCGGTGCCGGGGATGAACCAGAACTTGGGCTTGCGGTGCCAGTCGAAGCCGAGGTCTCGCAGGGTGCGGGCGAAGCCGTCGCGGCGGCGGGTGCCGGTGACGTGGATACCACGCTCGTCGCTGTGCGCGATGACGTGGACCGTGGGAGCGGCCGGGGCCGGGGCGGCGGCGGAGGTTGGCGCGGCGGCGGGCGAGGCCTTCGCGCGGGCCGGGGCGGCCTTCTTGGCCGGGGCCTTGGCGGCAGCGGCCTTCTGGTGGGCGGCCCAGCGGCGCGGGAGGACGACGTCGTTCGCGATCTGCGTGACCTGCGTGTCCGCCACGCCGTCACGGATCGCGAGGCCGCCGCACACGAACGAGGCCTTCATGCCGGTCGGTTCCGCGCCGCCATGCTCTGCGGACCAGAGGGCGACGGCCTCCGCGCGGGCGTCGTCCGACACGGTGCGGTGGGTGCTGACGTGGTCGACGAGCGGCTCCCCGGTGACCTCCTGGCCGTCGATGACGACGGTGACCAGGTTGCCGGTCTTCTTGTAGCAGCTGTCCATGGGGCTCCAGGTGGATCCCTTCATGGCCCGGGCGATGTCCTCGACGGCGTCGGATGCGGGGCCGTCGGTCCAGCTCACGGAGAGGGACAGGGCGCCCTTGCGGACGGAGAACTTGACGCCCGGGAAGGCGGCGATGAGCTCGCGCTTGAGCAGGGCGGAGACGTGGCGGGTGTCGATGTACGTCATGGGGTGGGCCCTTCCTGGTGGGTGGGGGCCCGGCCGGTCATGCCGGCCGGGCCGGGGCGGTGTCAGCTGGTGACGTCGATGCGGACGTTGGGCTGGTCGGCGTAGGCGTCGCGGAGCTCGGCGAGGAGCTCGGCGAGCTGGTCGAGGTCGGCGGCCGTGCTGTAGCGGAGGAGCTCCGGCTCCTGGTCGTCGGTGACGCGGAGGGCGGATACGCCATGGGGGGCGAGGAGCTGCATGGGGGCTGTCCTTCTGTGGGGCGAAGCGGGATAGAGGTCAGGCGGTGGGCGCGTGGTGCGACAGGTAGGCAGCGGCAGCCGTCAGCAGGTCGGCCCGGTCGCGGAAGTGGCCGATGCCCAAGTTGCAGAGCTTGCAGAGGAGTCCGCGGGGCTTCCCGGTGTTGTGGCAGTGGTCGAGTGCCAGGCCAGCCGCCGGAACGTCACCGCAGATCGCACAGCGGCCTCCCTGGGCGTCATGCATGGCGTCGTACTGCTCGACGGTGATCCCGTACTTGCGGAGGAGGTCCGGCCCCCTGCGCTCCAGAGCCGTACGCGGCCGACGCTTCTCGGTCTTGGCTCGGCAATCGCGGCACTTGCTTCTGCGACCGCCCTCGCCGTTCTGATGGAAGGCGGTGTCAGGCTTCGTCTCGCGGCACTTGCTGCACGTCTTCAGTGCCTCGAACAGTGCTTGCGGGAGGAGTTCACTGCCCGACATGCGTTGTGCTCCGTTCCGGTGGTGTGGGGGCCGGGCACCGTACGGCGCCCGGCCGGGCGGGTCAGGCCGCAAGGGCCTGCGCGGCGGTGCGGGAGAGGAGCGCGGAGGCGTCGACCTTGAAGGTCATCCGGGTCGCCTTGCGGGGCGGGAGCTGGCCGAACCGGTTGGTGTAGTCGAGGGCGACCTGGGTGCCGTCGAGGACGGAGCGGCCGGGGGTGCGGGTGATGACCACGCCGCCGTAGATGCCGACCGGGAGGGTGCGCAGCCAGACCTTTTCGGCGTCGGCGAGCTTGGCGAGGTCCTTGGCGCGCTGGTCGAAGTCGGCGTAGCGGGCGGCGTGCGTCTCGATCTCCTCGACCGGGGGGAGCTCGTCGGCGGTCAGGGTGCGGTCGGCCTCCGCTGCCGGCGTGAGGGTGGTCTCGCCCAGGCGGGCGGCGATCTTCTCGACGCTGCGGCTGGCGGCGACGGCGGCGCGGCGGCCGAGACGGTCGACGCGGCGGGCGGCGGCGCGGGCGGCGCGGCGGGCGAGGGTCGCGGTGGCCTTGGCCTCGCGGGCGGTGGCGGTGAGCTGCTCGGCCTTCGCGGTGCGGGTGTCGGCCTTGCGGGTCGCGGCGAGGAGGCCCCGGCCGTTGGTGGCGACCGCGGCGGCCTCGACCTTGGCGAGGTCGCGGCGGGCGGTGGCGGCGGCGGTGCGGGCGGCCTTGGCGCGGGCAGCGGCGCGGGTGGCCATGCCGGCGGTGCGGGCCTCTTCGCGGCGGGCGGCGGTGAGAGCGCCCTCGGCGTCGAGGAGCTGGGCCATCAGGCGGGCGGCGACCTTGGTGGTGGTGCTCATGGCGTTTCCCTCCGTACCGTCCGGGCCCCTCGCCCGTCCTGATATGAGTACGTTAACCAACCGAGCTTGCACAAGTCAACTTGTGCAAGTCGTGTGGGCGTGTCGCGCCGCACCCTGTGACCTGCGTGTTTGCATGTCCGGGCATGCGCGACGCCCCCACCTCGGATGGAAGCGGGGGCGTCGGGTGGTGCGGGTGGTCGGCTGGTCAGGCGGAGGGTCCTGCCGGCGTGACGCGGGCGATCCATTCGCCGGTCTCCGGGAAGTACGTCAGGTCGCGGACGAGGGTCCAGCCGAGGGTGTCGAGGGTGGCCCGGCGGTCGCGGGCGGCGTCGTGCGGGAGCTCCGCGAGCTCGTGCGGAGCGGAGGCGCCCAGGCGGTAGACCGTGAAGCGGTCCGTGTCGCCGACCGTCTCGACCTCGACGTAGAAGCGGCCGGGCTGCGCCGGGGCGATGCCGGCAGCGGGGGCGGAAGCGGCGAGGGTGGTGGTGGCCTGCGTCATGGAGTGCTCCGTCGTCCGGTGGCCGGGCTGTGCGCCCGACCGGTGAGGACACCTTACACAAGTGCGCTTGGACAAGTCAACTTGGCTAACTCGTGTTGTCTGGAGGCCAGCACCCTGCGGCCTGCCGGCACGTCCCTGCCGGCACGCCCGGACGCCCCCACGTCGAGCAGGCGGGGGCGTCCTGGAGCACCGGGGAGACGGTCAGCCGGTGACGGGGGCCGCGGTGAAGCGGCGGTCTGCGTAGAGGTAGGCGCGCTCGGCGGTGGTGCGGTACTCGTACAGGCCCACGGGCGAGACCTTCACGTCGGTCGTGACGATCCCGTACCGGGCGCTGACCCCGTGTCCGGTGCGGAAGGACCAGCCGACCGTGGCCGGGTGACCAGGCCGGGCGAAGGGCTGGAAGTCGTGAGCCTCCGCGTGGATGGCGTGGACCGCAGCCACCGCCTCGTCCTTGATCAGCGCGGCCCGGGTGACCGGGTCGACGATCTTGAGGAAGTCGAGGGCGGTGGCGAGCTCGTCGAGGGCAGCCTCCCACTCCGGGTCAGCCGGGTTCGGGTTGGTCCGGACGCGGACGGCGGCGCGGGCGCTGGCGGCCCGGGCAGCGTCGACGTCGTCGCTGTTCGCGCGGCGGCAGTTCTCCGCGATCCACTCGGTGCCGTCCTCGACGACGACGCGGGCGGGCTCGTCGCGGACGATCGGCGACATGGCGCGGACGGTGTGGGCGGTGCCGTCGGCGCAGACGATGCGGTCACCTTCGGCGAACGGTGCCGGCATGGGGCTGATGCCGGGCAGGGGGCGGTCCACGCTGACCTCGTCGGTGCGGGCGAGGTCGAGCCTGAGCGCCGTGGACCACGGCTTGCGGCCGGTGTACGCGCGGACCTCCTTGGTGTGGCCGAGGATCTGCGCCCACCAGCCGGGCGCGTCGGCCTCCGGGGCGACGGTGCAGACGTCGAGGACGTCGTGGGGGCCCTGGTCGTGGAGGACGTCGCCGGGGGCGAGGTCGGCGCGCGGGATGCGGACGGCGATGCGGTCGGCGCCCTCGATCAGGGCGGCGTGGGCGGCCGGGTCGGCGTGGCGGAGGTAGCGGAGGGCGTCGCCGAGCTCGGCGAGGGCGGCCGGGTCCGGGGCGGCTGCGGTGGCGCGCAGGGTCTCGGCGGCGCGCAGGGCGTCGGCGGTGGCCGTCTCGACGCGGCTCGTGTCGATGAGCTCGCTGCTCTTGACGGGCCACGCGCTGCGGTCCTTCATGACGATCCAGACCTTGCCGTCCTTGGTCTCGGTGTACCTGGCGGTGCGCACGAGGCCGTCGACGCACAGCACGCGGTCACCTTCGGCGAAGGTGGCCGGCATGTCCTCGGTGTGCTGGTGCAGGAAGGCGCCTGCCTTGGCGAGCTCGTCGGCCGGGAGGTCGGCGATGACGTCGACGAGGGCCGTGTCCGTGGGGGCGTCCTTACCGGTGGCGTGCCAGTCGCGGACGATCTCCTCGGCGGCCTCGCGGGTCGGGACGCCGACCCGGTCGGTGCCGCGCCCCTGTGCGGTCACCCATGCGTACTGGGAGTTCTCGCCGAAGCCTGTGTTCCGGTAGGTCCAGCCGATGGGGTACAGGCCTCCGTCTGCCGGCATGACGGCCCGGAAGTGTGCGCCCCGTGCGTTGTCGGCGAGGGCGACCGTGCGGGCCGTGGTCTCGCGGAGGATGGCGGCGCGGAGCTCGACGGCCTCCGGCGTCTGGGCAGGCTCGACACGCCGGACCAGTCCGCTCTCGAGGTTGGACGCGGCGATGTACTCGAGGTCTTCGACGAGCTCCCAGCCGAGGGCGGCGAGGACGGACCGGGCGCTGCGGGTCGCGACGGCCGGAAGCGCGACCCGTTCCACGGTCTCAGCGGTGCGGGCCTCGGAGATCCTGATCCGGTCCTCGTAGTGGCCGGGGTAGGCCAGGACGCGGGAGACCTCAGCGTAGAAGCGCTCGGCCTCCTGGGCGGGCTGCTCCGGGGCGGCGTCGGCGGGCGCCTGCTCGCCCTGGTCGGCGTCGTCCGGCTCGTCGCCATAGACGTCGTCCTGAACGTCGTCGCCGGGCTCGTCGTCCTCGTCGGTGGCGCATTCCTCGCAGCAGGTGGCGGGCTCCTCCTCGTGGGCGGGGCAGGTGACGGCCCACCAGCATTCGGCGTCGTGCTCGGCGTTCAGGCGGTGGACGGTCTCGGAGGCCTGCACGGCGCAGTCGCTGCGGTCGACACAGCCCTCGTCGCCGAAGATGCCGACGCTGGCGGCGGAGCCCTTGGCGGCGCAGGTGGCGGCCGGGCGGGTCGGGTCGCCGGGGCGCTCCGTGTTGCCGTGCACGCACTCGGCACCTGCCGGCAGGTCCTCGGCGTGCTCGTCCTGGGCGGGCGCCTCCTGCTCGGCCACGGGGGCCGGGGTGGCGTGGAGCGGGTCGACGTCGAAACCGAGTTCGTTGGCGAGCTGCTCGGCGAGGTCGACGCTGGCGGCGTATGCGCCGTCCTCGTGCTCCCGGTCGGGGGCGCTCACCATGTGCAGGCTGCCGCGAGCGACGGTGATGGCGGCGGGCCAGGCTCGCACGAGGAAGCCGACGACCTTCTCCGACTCGACCACGATCACGTCGCCGTCGCTGATCCCGTCGAGGGCCTGCGTCGCGTCGTACGCGTCGCTGCTGGTCTCGAAGCGGTGGACGGCCGGGGTGCGTGCCGGCGTCTCCTCGTCGACCACGGGGGCCGGGGTGGCGGTGGCCTCGACGACCTCGACCGCGGGGGCCTCCTCGACGGCGGTCTCGGCGAGGAGGACGGCCTCCGCCTTCTCGCAGCCCTTGCAGAAGCTCGTGACCTTGGCGGCTTCCCGCTCGTCGTACTGGCGGGAGACGCGGCGACCGCAGAGGGCGTTTGCGTGGAAGCCGTCGATCCGGACCTTGTGGGGGGTGCGGCCCTCGCCGACCTGGGCGGCGGCGGTGGGGATGGTCGTGGCCATGAGGAGCTCCCTTGCTCGTCGCCGGGCGGTGCGCCCGACTGGAGACCTCACCGTATCCAAGTGAACTTGCACAAGTCAAGTTGTCCAAGCATGCATGTCTAAGTGTGTCGCAGGGGCCCGCGAGAACACGCCGGGTCGGCTTCCCTGTCCAAGTCGGCTTGTGCAACACTGCCTGTCATGAGTGAGTACACCCCCAGCGCCGAAGTGCAGGCCGCGATCAAGGACGTCGACGACGCCGAGAACGCCTTGAAGGAGTCCCGGGAAAGGCTGTACGCAGCCGTGGCCGAGGACCTCAAGGCCAACCCGGAGCTGACCAATGCAGCCGCCGCGGAGAAGCTGCCGTTCACGCAGGAGACCGTCCGCGTCATCGCGCGGAGGTTCGACGTGCCGCGCAAGCGGAAGCCGACCGTTAAGGCCATCAAGGCGGCGAAGCGCACCGGCGGGAGCGGTCTGTTCGGAGGATCATGAGCCAGCGAGAACGAGAAAGCCCCGGCTGCCGGCCGGGGCTTCTCTGTGTGCCGCTCGCGGTTACCGGCGCCTGACCTCCTGCGCGCTGCCGCGTGCATGGATGCGTGCGATCTCCACGCGGGCCTTCGCGATCACCGCGACCAGGCCGACGAGACACACGCCGAGGAGCACCATCACGAACGCTGTCGTACCTGCCACCGCAACCTCCGGGTCGGATCCTGTCCCGGACAACCGGGAAGCGGTGGCGAGGATTCCGACATGTCGGCGGAGGACGCCGAAGGGGGCTGCACCGGGTCAGGTGCGGCCCCCTTCGGCATGCTCGGCTCGAGGTGGCCGGGGGTCAGAGCTTGCCGAGGAGGCCGACCGCGAGGAGGACCAGGACGATGGCTACGGCCATCCACTCGCCGCCCTGAGGGGCGCGGTAGGCGGCGCCGTGGACGATGTGCTCGCCGTCGGGATGGTCGCCGCCGTGGCGCTTGTCCCGATGGACGGCGCCGTGCCGGTTGGCCCCGGCGATGGTCATGTACGCGGTGGACGTGATGCCGCACAGCGGGCAGCGGTAGCGGTGCACGGCGGTCTCCTCCGGGGTAGCGGCCTCGTGGCGCAGGGTAATGGCGACGCTCCATACGGTAGCGGTGGCGACGCCCGGGCGGGGTGGGTTGTGACGCGCAACACCATCGCCCGGCCTCCTCGGAAGGGGGCCGGGCGATGGTTGCCGGGGTGGTTCATGGGTGGTTGCTGGCCGGTTGCCGGGGTGGTAGATGCGCAGGTCAGCGGGTGGTTGCGGGGGTGGTTGATGGGGGCGCGGGTCGTCTCGCGGCGGGGGCCGGGGAGGGGGCCGTCAGGCCTCGATGAGGCGGGCGAGCGGGGCCCGGGGGGCGGCCCCTCCTGCCTCCTCGTCGGGGGCCTCGCTGGGGGGCTGGGCGGGGGCCTCGACCGGAGGGTGAGGCGGGGGGCCGGTCGGCACCGGGACGGGGGTGCCGACAGAGGGGTAGGCAGGGCCCTCGACGGGGGCCTCGACGGGGGCCCCCTGCTGACCCTCGTCGACGAGGGAATCGGGGCCGCTGGTGAGAGCCTCAAGGGCGTCGTCCAGCGACGCGCCGAGGGCGGCCTCGAGGTCGTCGGCGCGGACGCCCCAGGTGTTGCCGACGTTGCGGATCTGGAGCTTGCGGGTGGGGATCTTGTACCGGTCGCACTCCGCGCGGAAGAGGCTGACGTCGGCATTGCCGGGCATGCCCTCGAGCATGGTGGCGATGTGGATGCCCTTGCGGCCTTCCTGGACGGCGGCGCGTACGCAGGTGATGACGTAGCGCAGGAGCGCGCGTCCGGCGGCGGCGTCGCGGGCGGCGGCTTCCTGCTCCGGCGTCAGTTCGGACCACTCCCCCACCGAAATATTTTTGTCATGCTCACGCTCCTCCGGGATGGCTTTCGGGTCGGGGGCAAGCATCGCGGCGGCGATGATCCAGGCCACGACGAGCACGGCCGTGATGATCGGGAGGTACGGGCCGATGAGGCGGGCGGTGGCGTCGCGGAGCGGTCCGGCGGCCGTGGCCAGGACGACGAGCGCGACCACGATGCCGAGCCCGTTGATGGCCAGCTTCTCCAAGCTGTCGGCCGCGGTCGTCGCCTTGCCCTTCGGCTTCGGCTTGGGCTTGGCCTTCTCGGCGTCCTCGGCCTCGTCGGTCTGCTCCTCGCCCTCGGCGTCGGCGTCCTCCTGGTCCTCGCCCTCCGGCGCGGCCTGCGCCTTCGCCGCGCCCTTGCCCTTCTTCTTCCGGAGCGATGCCGGCACCTTCTTGCGTGCCGGCACGGGCTTCGCTTCCGGCTCCTCCTGGCCGCCGCTCCGGTACAGGGCCAGCCCGGCCCGGATGGCTCGAGCAAGGAGCTGGAGCAGCAGACCGGCCAGCACCCACGACCCGGCGATGAGGTTGCGCGGGTGGAGTCCTCGCAGCGGGGCCATGACCTCGTCACGGACGCCCACCGCGCGCGGGTGGGGTCCTCGCAGCCAGGCCATGACCTCATCGCGGACGCTCATCCGGCACCACCGGTGAGCTTCCCGGCGATCATGCGGATGATGTTGACGCCGATGCCCCAGATGCCTCCGGCCTCCCCGTAGACGACGGCTGCGGAGAGGCCGAGGAGGGCGGGGACGACCAGCCGCTTCCAGTCGAAGGCGAAGGCGATCGCAGTGAGGGCGAGGGCGGTGCCGCCCAGGCCCGGGTCTCCGAAGCCGTCTCCGCCAAGGGCACCCTTCGAGATGCCGCCGAGGCCGTTGGCAAGGTCGGCCCACGTGCCGCCCGCAACCTCCCACAGGGTGCCGGTGATGATCCCCCACCACGCGGCTTTGTCGGGGCTGTCGATCTTGATCTTCTTGGAGCCGCGGAGTCCTGCGAGGAGGCAGAGACCGGAGGTCAGGGCCAGCCCGGAGAGGGTGACGGCTCCGAAGATTTGCATGCCGCTGATGCCCGCGGGGGCGGCGAGGGTGGTAACGGTGGTGAGCACGAGAGGCCTTTCAGTTCCCGGGGCCGTACAGCGCGGTGGCGAGCAGGGCGGAGGCGAGGGGGATGCGGACGAGGAGGCGGGCGGGCCAGGGCAGGTAACGGAGGCGCCGGTCGATCGCCCAGTAGAGGCCGCCGCACATGGCTCCGGCGGTCAGCAGGAGAGAGGCGGCGTCGGCGCCGAGCCCCCACTCCTGGCCGTACCGGTTGATCCAGGCGACGATGTGGGCGGCCGATTTGTGGCCGTAGGCGGCGGCGCCGAGTGCGACGCCGATCCGTACGACGGGGGCGAACGGCAGGACGAGGGTGACGGCCGGGTGGCGGGTGATGTACCCGGCGCCGCGGTAGGTGGCCGCCCCTCCGACGATGGCGAGGGCGAGGCCGACCATGCCGGTGGCGGCCTGCTCGGCGTACGGGAGGTATCGGCCGAGGACGTCGACCAGGCCGAACTTCCACCCGATGCCGGCAGCCGCACCGTTGAACGCCAGGGAGCGCAGACGGCTGTTGCCGGTGACGGCCTTGACCTTCGAGGTCGCGGGCTTCTTGGGCGCGACCGCGGCGGGGGCCGCCGTGGCGGGAGCGGCCACGGCCACGGCGGGGGCGGCCTCCTCGGCCGCCGGGTCGTCGTCCTCCTCCTTCTCGACCTCGTCGCCCTTGTCCTCGGCCGTCCGGGCGGCGGCGGCCCTGGCGGCAGTCTTGGCGGCCAAGGCGTCGTACCTGGCGTGAGCCGCCTCGTTCGTGCCGAAGAGCCTCGCGATCAGGTCGCGGCTGCCGCTGCCCGGCGGTGCCTGCTCCTCCTCCTGGTCCTCGTCGTCTTCCGGCTCGACGGCGGGCTCCTCCTTCTCCTCCTCCTCGTCGGGCGCGTTGAGCTTGGAGAGGTCGAGGGGGCCCCGGCGCCAGTCGGGAAGGCGGCCGGAGTTGCCGCTCACCACGACCGTGCGGCCGGGCGTGAGCTCCGTCTGGCGGCTCGGCGCGGTCGCGCCCCGGAACATCTCGGCGAGCATCTGCTCGTCGGCGGTAGCCGTCTCGTGGACGGTCGGGGGCTGGGCCGGCATGGGCGGGACGGCCGCGGCGGGCCCGTCCGCAGCGGGGTGCACCCCGCGCTGGACCAGGAGACTTTTCATGCGGAGCTCGTCGGCCCCGGGGACGGCGGTCATCGGGGTCACCACGCCATCGGGGACAGCAGGGCAAGGACGAGGGCAACACCAGCGGTGCAGGCGCCCACGGCTCGGTAGTAGCTGGTCCGCCCGTAGATGGCGACGAGCCAGCCGATCAGGCCCACGGCAAGGTCGGAGTAGATCATGAGGCTGCCTTCTTCTTCGGCTTGCGACGGCGGGTGCGCGCGATGGTGTCGGCGAGGTTGGGGCGGTCGCCGACGACTGCGCGGACCTCGGTGACGAGGTCGGCGTCGCTGATGTCAGGGGTCTTCTGCAGCACGGCGCGCATGGTCGCCGCGATGCCGGGCGGGTCGCCGACGGTGCGGAGGGTCGCCGCGACGGGCTCCGGCTCCTCGACGGCCGCAGGCTCCTCGGCCTTCGGCGGCTCTTGGACGGCCGGGGTGGCCTCCGGCTCCGGGGTGGGCTGAAGAGTCGAGGCGGGCGCGACGGCCGGGTTCGGCTGCTGCGCGACCGCCACGGCCGGCACGGCGGCCGGTGCGGACACCGGAGCAGGGACGACCGGGGCGGGCGCGACGGGAGCGGGAGCGGCGGCCGGGCTCGGCTGCTGCTGCACCGTCACCACCGGTGCGGGCAGCGGGGCGGACACGGCCGGGGTCTGTCCGGACGCGTCCGCGGCCGGGAGAGGGCGCGACGGCTCGGCCGCCGTGGTGACAGCCGCCGCGGTCACGGCCGTCGGCCCGTAGACCGCGTGGTTGTAGGCGGCGAACCGGTCGAGGCGCTGGATGTCCGCGGCGACCGCCGACTCTGCGGCGAGCTTCTCCCGGCGACGGCGCAGCCAGAAAGCGACCGGCTCCGACAGCGGCGTCGCGTGGTACCGGATGACCAGCGCACAGGCGCCCTTGGCGAGGAGGTCCAGGCACGCCCCGGCGGCACCGGCCAGCGGCTCGTGCTTGGAGTCGCCGAACGCGATGACGGCGAGCATCGCGATCACGAGCGCTCCCCATCCCGCGACACGTGCCGGCATGGCGCGCTTGGGGTCACGGCGCTCGAGCCACTCGACGCCCAGGCAGATCAGCCAGGCCCCGGTGAACAGGACACCACCGCCGTACGCGAAGACGGCGGGCATGGTCTTGTCGAGCAGGCCGCCGACGCTCGCGGTCGTCGCGCACGCGGCGAGGACCACGGCGACGACCGTGAACGAGATGACGCCACGGACGACCAGGGCATCCCAGTCACGCGGGGGGACCGGCTCGTCGACGGTGTACTCGACCTCCCGATCCTCCGGGATGCCGTTGATCGTCGTCGTCTCCCAGCGGTACCGGGTGACGGGCCGGTACTTCACTCCGGGGATCCGGGGCTGGTGCTCGTCGGGGGTGGGGTGGGTCATCGTCGCGTCCTTCGCGCTCGTGGGACAGACACAGGACTGGGCCGCCTCGAGGGGAGAGGCGGCCCGGTCCCGGTCAGGGGTTACGTCCAGTCGAAGCGACGCCTGCTCGGCTTGATGCCGGCACCGTCGCCCTTCTGGGACACGGCCGTCTTGTGCCGCTGCTGCCGGAGGCGCGTGGCCTTCTGAGAGGCCGACTCGTACGTGCCGCCCGACTCCTTCGCGGCCTGCCGCATGGAGGAGGCACGTACGCGGTCGTTGGCGAGGACGCGGTCGAGGAAGCTCATGACCGGCCCCCGTCCCGCTGCCTGCGAGCCCGCTCCTTCTCGACCTGCACCGCGCGGTCCACCCTCGCCCGGGCGAGGAGCTGCGCGGCGGTCGCCGTCGCGTCCGCAGTAACCGGGGTGGTCTTCGGCATCAGGACCGCCCCGCCTTCGCCGACGCCTTCGCGTTGCTGGTGGCCTTGGCGGTCGCAGCCGCCACGGCCTTCGGGTCGCGCTGAGGCGCGGCGTTCTTGTAGGCCGCCGCGGCCTTCTGCTGCTCCGTGCTCATTAGCGGACCCCCGACCCGTTGCACGCCGTGCAGCTCCGCCAGTTCTTGCGGGTCACCCCGCCCGACGAGGTGTCGACCTCCCGGCCGCCCTTCCCCTGGCAGGTGCCGCACTGTCCGGCGACGACCGGCAGGAGCGTGGCGACCGCGGTCGTCCAGGCGCCGCAGCTGTCACACACCAGCTGGCTCCCGGACCGCCGGAGCTTCCGCCCGCAGCAGGTGAGCGCACCCGCCTGCTGCCGGACCGGCTGCGTCGGCACCTTCGCCGGGATCCGCTGCCCGGGGATGGTCGGCTTCTTGGCGTCCTCCGCGACCAGAGGGGCGACGCCCTCCGGCTGACGGGGGATCCGGATCGGCGCTGTCACCGGCGAGATGCGCGGGCGGGGGATCTTCGGCAGCCACGGCCCGTTGGGGTCGTCGTCGCCGTCCCATGCACGGGGCGCGTCGGGCAGGACGGCGAAGACGGCGAGCGTGCCGGCCGTTTCCGCGAGGTCCCAGATGCCCGGGGACTTCTGATCAGTACAGTTCGTCATGCGTCAGCTCCTGTTAACGGCAGGTCTGTCGTGTCCCGACCCGTGTTGCGATCACGGCCGGGGTGAGGCGGTGCCCGGAATTGCGACCTCCGGGCACCGCCGCTTCCACCAGCCCCGACCTCACGAGTGCGACCTCGAGGCCGGGGCTTTCTGCTGAGCAACCTGGGTTGCTGCGCCTGAATGTATGCCATGGCATACACTCACGGCAAGGCGGCCCGCCGAAGGAAGGACGCGGGCATGGCGGAAGTTGTCCCTGAGGAGGCGCGGAAGGTGGTCGACGCCTTGAACCGGGTCGAGGAAATTGAGGATCCCGTTGCGCGCGCCGTGGCAGTTAGCCAGGTCCTGAAGGACTTCAAGGAGCGCGCGCCGCAGCTGCGCGAGATGCAACGGGTCGCCATCGACCTTCTGCGCGCTCAGGACGTTTCATACCGGCAGATCGCTGCGCAGCTCGGCATGTCCCTGGGTGCCGTCCAGAACATCGAGCGCGGTCACGGAAGCGCATGGGGCACGAAGCCCCGGAAGAAGCCGGTCACGGAATGAGTGCGGCCGGGCGGCGTGGACGTCCGCCCGGCCTGATCTCACGCACTGGACCGGCAGAGAGTACAGCAAGCAGCAGCCCCCTTCCGCTGGAGCGGCCGGGGGCTGTTCGTTGTGGGGTCGGGGTGGTTATCCACAGGCTGAGCGGGATCGCGGGAGTCGGTCGTACGGTGCTGGCCTGTCGAGGTTGGGGGGCGCTGGTGCGTGTCGAGTTGGAGTGGTTGGCGGCTGAAGTCGTCGCTGGGTTGCCGCCCGTGGGGCGTGAGGAGGTGCGGCTCCTGCTCGACGACGTGGTGCGGCGGCCGGAGGAGTGGCCGGCACCGGGTGGCGAGGAAGCGGTGGACGTGTTCGGGGGCCGGTGCTGGGTGGTGATGGTTGCGTACGTGGGCGGGCTCGAGGTGCGTGACGTCGGGTGGTGCGGGTAGGGCGGGGGTTCAGCGTTCAGTCTGCACAACCCTGAACACTGCTGGTCTGGTGATCGAGGAGTGCCTCGTCCGGGGGGTTGTGCAGAGTTGTTCGGGCGGGTCGTCGCTGGCCGTCGTACGGTCTGCGGTCCGTGACTGTGAGAGGACGACATGCGCAAGGTTTGGCTGGTGGCTGTGGCCGTCGCTGCTGCAGGAGTGTTGACGGCGTGTGGGGGCGCCGAGGGTGGCGAGGGGTCGGCGAAGGGTGACGCTGTGGCGTCGAGCTCGTCGACGGCCGCAGCAGGTGCGGAGGATGCGCCGGCAGCGGGGGCGTTGAAGGACGCGAGGATCGTGGGGTCCGGGGTCGAGGATCACGAGACGTGGGGTGCCGGGGCGTACGTGGTGCGGTATGAGATCACGAACTCCGGGGCTGCGGCTGCGGACTACTTCGTGGGGCTGGAGTTCCTCGACGCTGATGGTGACGTGTTGGGGTCGACGGGTGTGACGGCGGACAAGCTCGGCCCGGGCAAGACACACAAGGGCGACACGGCTCCGCTGGAGTCGGAGATCAGCAACGGCCCGATGTCCGCGATCAAGAGTGTGCGGGTGTCGGGGGTCGACCGGACCTGATGGGCTGGTCGGTCCGCACGGAGGCCTCGCCCGATGGGCGGGGCCTCCGTCGTCTCCGGGTGCCGGGCTGGCCGGGTAGCCCCACGATGGGGTTCATGGACGGTGCGCCGATCGTCGTGCACCGGCCGTCTGCGACGGGCGGCCGGAGGGTGACGGCGCGCGGGCGGATCCTGGGCCTGGCGTACAGCGATCAGGACCTGGTGGTGTTCCTCGAGGGTGCCGGCATCCTCGACCCGGAGCTCATCCTCGACGATCCCCGGTGGGTCGAGTGGCGTGGCGGGCGGGCGCACGAGTGGGATGCGGCCTAGCGGGCGGGGCCGGTCGCGGCGACGGCGGCGGCGAGGACGATCCATCCCTTGTGCCATGCCTGGTCGAGAAGTGCGCCGGCACGGTGGTCGTGGGTGAGCCAGCCGGTCTTGCCGATGCGGTGGGCGGCGCGGACGAGGGCGGGGGCCTGGTCGGTGGTGTCGGTCCAGTGGCCGTTGCAGCGGTCGGCGGCGTAGTGGGTGACGGCGGAGAGGGCGAGGCCTGCGGCGGCGCGCGACCAGGTGAGGCGGAGGCCGAAGGCCTGGTTGGCCGCGGCGAGGGCGGCGGCCTGGGTGAGGGTGTAGCTGGTGACGTGTCGGGCGCAGGCGGCTCGGCCGGCATGGCCGGGCTTTCCCTTGTGGAGGGCGTCCTCGTTGCGCTGGACGATGTAGTCGCCTACCTCGTGGGCGGCGGTGAGTGCTGCGTATGCGGCGGCGAAGCGTGCGGCGCTGCTGGGCATGGGGTGCTCCTGGTCGTCGTTGGTGCTGGGATCAGGCTGTCGGGCAGACGGCAGCCGGAGCGCCCACGGCTGGGCACTCCGGCTGTGTTCTGGCTCTCGTGGTCAGCGGCGGGGCGGCGGGCCGTACGGGCTGACCCAGGCGGGCCGGTCCTTTCTCCCCTTCGTCGCCGCGGCGGCCGGGGAGGTCCGGAACGCGGCGAGGAGCTTGGCCATCGCGGCGGTGGCGTCCCGGACTGCGGGGAGCATCGCGGCGGCGAGGGCGCGGAGCGGACCGGCGACCTCGCTGATGACGGCGGTGGCCTCCTGGACGACGAGGTGCGTGTGGGGGCCGGTCTCCTGGCGCTGCTGCTGGGCGACGGCGGTCACGGCCTCCTCGACGGTGAGCTGGCGGTTGCGGACGAGACGGCGGATGAGGATCAGGGCGGCGGCGGCCTGCGCCTGCTCGGGTGTCATGACGTCGTGGTCCCTTCGGTGGGGCAGTCGTTGCAGCCGGTCCTCGTGCGGAACGGCGGATGGTCGAGGAGGTCGGCGGCGGCGTCGGGGAGAGGGCACTCGAGGTGCGAGCAGGTGACGTATCCGCCGTCGGCGAGGAAGAGGGCGGTGCGGTTGCAGGCGGGGCAGCGGCCGGAGACGTGGGCGTACCCGGTGGGCGGGAGGATGTCGGCGGTGTAGCCGAGGGCTGCCGCGGCGAGGGCGGCGCAGTGTTCGGCGGCGCTGGCCTCGACCTGGTCGTCGACGCGCTGCTGCAGGATGGGCGTCATGGCCTGTGCCATGTGGCCGAGGATGCTGGTCGGCTCCTGTGTCCGGACAGTGGCCGGGCGGCGGGGGCCGGGGCGGTCTGGGACGTCGAAGGCGGCGCTGATCGCGGCGGACGTCCGGGCGCGGCGGACACTGTGGTCGGGGCCTGTCCGGACAGTGTCCGCCGTGTCCGCCTGGCTGGTCTCGGCGGCGATGAAGCCGAGGGCGTCGGCGACAGCGGCGCCGAGGAGGTGGCGGGGGACGCGGGCGCGGTACTCCAGGCGGACACCGACGTCGGTGTCCGTGTCCGGACGTGTCCGGGCATTGACCGCGGGCGTGTCCGGACGGGGGTGCTGGGTCACGACTCTGCTCCTGACTTGAGGTGTGCCGGCAGCGTGAACACGGCGCGGCTGATGACGTCGAGCACCGCTGTGGTGAGTGCGGTGACGTCGCTGGTGCAGAGGGCGCAGCCGATCGTGAAGTGGTGGCCCTTCTCGCCCGGGGCGGGGTGGTGGTCGAAGCGCTCTTCGCCCGGCTTGTGGACGTGGCCGCTGGTCGGCGTCGTGCGCAGGGCGGTGTCGAGCTGTTCGGTGAGCCAGGCGGAGAGCCGGGCCTCGAGCTGCATGGGCGTCGGGGGGACGAGGGCCTCGTCCCAGGTGAAACTGCACCGGCCACAGCGGCGCTCGAGTCGCTCGCCTTTGCGTGAAGGCATCGCCCTCCGCGGTTCGTCGCTGCCGTATTCGCCGGCAGCGCGGTAGTCGGTGAAGGCGTCGACGTGGCTGCACTTCGCGCACAGCGGGTCGTCTCCGCTGAACGGGGGGAGCTGCTCGCCGTCAGCGGCAGGGGTGGACGGGGCGGTCATGGTCGGGGCTCCCGGTCGTCGAGGAGGGCGAGGGCGTGCAGGAGGAGGGCGCGGCAGATGGCGCGTTCGCGCGGGTCCTCGATCGGTGTGTGGTCGATGGCGTGGGTCGTGAGGACGGAGCCGTCGGGGCTGATGCTCGAGACGTAGGCGAGGCGCGGGCCAGGCGGCGGCCCGGCCGGGAGGATCAGCGGCCAGTCGCTGGGGCGGCTCACTGGCCGCGCCGTGCCGGGGCGGGGGCCTTCGCCACCGGGGCCGGGGCCTTCGCCGCGGGGGCCGGGTCCTTCCGGAGCGGTGCGGTCGGCTTCTTCGCCGGGTCCTCCTGCAGGGGGACGGTCGGCTTCCCCGTCGGGGCCGTCGTCGCGTGGTCCTGCCCGTGCGCTGCCGGAGGCCTCGAAGGCATCGCCGTCCCGGTGGGGCGGGGCGTCGCCGTGACGGTGACGGTGGGGCGGGGGGCCGCCGGGGTGCGGGTGAGCAGGCACGGGCGCGGGCCGCCGTGGACGAGGTCGCCCCCGGCGGTGTGGACGGCGTGGCACGTCGGTGTGCTGCGGGCCGGGGTGGCCTTCGTCGTCGTGGTGCAGCCGGTGAGGGCGAGGAGGGCGGCGGCTGCGATCAGGGCGGCCGGCATGCGGGTGGTGTTCATGGTGGTGCTCGCTTTCTGGGTGGTCAGTGCAGGTAGGAGGTGAGGAGGGTGGGGCCGACGCCGTACCAGCGGGGGAAGCCGGGGCGGGGGGTCTGGCCGGTGGTCTCGGCGGCGCAGCGGAGGATGCGCTGGAGGCCCTCGCGGCGCTCGTCGGGTGCGCGGCAGCCGCTGGTGACGTCGGCGAGGATCGGGCGCAGGGCGTAGGCCTGGATTTCGATGCGGCCACGGGTGGTGACGTCGCAGTGCGCTTCGGTGAGGTCGAGCCAGTCCGCGAAGTCAAGGCCAGCGGCGAGGGCGAGCCGGTCGATGCGGTCGCCGAGCTCCGGTCCTCCGGCGGTCCAGGCGTACCGGATGCTGGCGCCGCCGTCGGGGCGGTAGAAGACGACCCGGAGGAGCGTCTCCGGTTCGTGGCCGGAAGCGATGCTGTCGATGACGGCGAGCTCCACGGGGAACGGGTCGCCGGTCGGGGTGAGGGCCGGGGGTGCGGGGGCGTCGAGGTCGGTCTGCATGGGTGGGTGCTCCTGGTGGTTTGCTGGTCGGCGGGGCCGCCCCCGTGTCGGGCGGGGGCGGCCTGCCGGCATGGGCTACTTGGTGAGGTGCTCGGCGCGCGCCGCGCGGACGTTGGCGGCGGAGCGTCGGGGGTGGAGCGTCCAGTACGCCGCGGCTGCGCAGAGGATCAGCGGGACGGCCACCCAGTAGCGGGGCGACCGTGCGGGGCGCAGGGTGATCTGGTCCTCGGCCCAGTCGACGAGCCAGGGACCGGGGCGGGTCCGGCCGACGGTGTACCCGGCGGTGCCGGCAGCGGCGACGACTGCGAGCAGCAGGAGCCCGTTCATCGCTGGCCGTTCTGCTCGAGCTCGGCAAGGCGGTGGGTGAGGTGGTCGACCTGGCCGAGGAGGTCGGTGAGGAGCGGGCGCATGGTGAGGATCAGCGAGGCGCCCGCCATGGCGGGGTGCGGGGACGGCGACTTGACGACCATGCGGACCGCTGCCCGGATCGTCTTCTCCTGCTCGTCGGTCCAGCCCCGTGGGACCGGGACGCTGCCGGCAGCGAGGAGGTTGTCCAGGAGGGCCGGGGTGATCTCCTCGCCGCCGGACGATCCTTCGAAGGCGAGCCAGCACGGGGTGTGTCGGCCCATGGTGTAGTCGCCGCCCTTGTAGCCGGTGTAGGTCTCGCCGTGGGCGGACCAGGCGGCGGAGATGATCGAGCCGACGGTGACGTTGGACGCGGGCTCGAATGCCAGCTCGTCGTAGAAGCCGCGGTAGCTGTGCGGGGAGTTGAAGCCGTTCGGGAGGACGAGGTCGGGGTTGGCCTTGCCGAGAGCGATGAGGAGCTCGTCGAGCGTCATCAGGTGGTCCGTTCTCGCGGGGTGGGCCGCCCCCGTGTCGGGCGGGGGCGGCCTGCCGGCATGGGCTAGTTGTCGTCGGTGGTGAGGGTCTGGCGGCACTGGGGGCACAGGGGCAGGCGTGCGGCCTGGTCGTCGGGCATGGGGTCGGTGGCCTCGAGGCGGGACGGGCAGACGGTGCGGCCGTCGCCGTCGTGGGCGTGCTTCATGTGCCGGTTCACGGAACGGGCGTTGAAGACGTACGTCCGGCCGCTCTGGCAGAAGGTGCAGGGGCCGGTGGGGTCGGGGCGGTGGTGGTCGCCGGGGACCGCGCGCTGGCCGACGAGGTTCTGTGTGCACTTCGATGGCGCTACCTGGGGGGCGGTCGGCTGCTCGGCGGCGGGGGCCGCCGTGGTCTCGGCGGTGATCCAGTCGCCGAGGGCGGTCAGGTAGGCGGCGTGGGCGAGGTCGGCGACCTCGCGGAGCGCCCCGATACGGGGGGCGTGGACGGCGACCTTCTCGACGAGCTCGGCCGGCATGATCCGGGCCAGCTCCTTGACGGTGCGGCCGGGGAAGTCAGCGCGCGGGGCGAGGCACAGGCGGAGGAAGGCGCGTACGTCGTCGGGGGTTTGGAGGTGGGACGTCATCAGAGGGTTCCAGTCCAGAGGGTGAGCTCCTCGGCCGTCTCCGCGAAGATGGCGGCGAGGTGATCGCGGTCGTTGAGGACGTCGGTCAGGGCGTGCCGGCAGCGGCCGAGGAGGGCAGCCAGCTCGGTGACGTCGGTGGGCGGGCGGTGCTGTCGGGCGACCAGCTCGGCGAGGAGGTCGCGGATCTCCTCGAGGCGCGGCGGCTCGAGCTCGTGACCCGCCATCAGGCGTTCCGGTATCGGTCGCCGCGGGGGCGCATGGTGACGCCCGCTTCGGCGAGGTACAGCCGGACCGTGCCGAAGGGCAGGCCGCGGTCCTCGACGAGGTCGCGGATGGACGAGCCGATTTCGTAGCTGGCGGCGAGGTCGTCGAGGAGCGCTCGACGTGCTTCGCCCCTGAGGATCGGGCGGTACGTCTTGCCGTCGGCTCCGGTGATCGAGGCGTCGCGGACGGTCAGGCGGCGGGGGCGCCGTCGGGTGGATGCCATGGCGCTCAGTCCTCGCCCGACCAGGTGAAGCCGTCGCAGTCGTGGTCCTCGTCGTGGCCGAAGTCGAGTTCGCAGAAGATTTCGCCGCCGACGCTGTTGTGGTTCATGGCCTCGCACCGTTCCGGCTGGGCGGTCTCGGCGATGCTGAGGTCCAGGCCGAGGGCCTGGGCCAGCTGGTGGGCGGCGACCTCGCCCTGGTCGAGGACCGCGGCGAGCGGGCTGCGGGCCACCTGGCGGGTGGTCTGCCGGGCCTTCATGCGGGCGAGAATCTGAGCGTTGGTCGGCTGCTCCCAGTCGTGCGCTCCGATGCCGTGCACGGCCGGGTCGTGGCCGCACCAGCGGCAGCCGAAGGGCGGGGGCGGTGTGCCGTCGGGCCACCGGATGGGGCCCCGGCGCACGCCGGTCATGAGGTCGACGGACACGAAGGCTGGCGACCAGCGGGGGCGTGTGCGGTTGTTCATGCGTGGCTCTCTTCCTGATCGCCCGTGCGGGGGCGGTCGGCGTATGCGTAGGTGTGGGTTCCTCTGCCGGCAGCGGCGAGGGCGCGGGTCACGAGGCGGCCGGTGTGGCGTCGGGCGGCCTCGTCGTGGCCGAGCTCGGCGACGTCGCGGAGGACGTCCTCGAGGGGCGGGCCGTCGGGCGGTGGTGTTCGGCGGCGGCCGGAGCAGAACAGGCAGACGCCGCCACGGGTCGGGTCGGTCGGGCCGTTGGGGTGCCGGGTGCAGCCGGAGGCGGGGCCCTGGGCGGTGCGGGTCAGGCGGCGGGCCTCGTCGACGGCGCGGGCGACGATGTCGAGCTGCTCGTCCGTCGCGGTCGCCGGGTCGAGGCGGTCCCCGTAGCTGCCGAGGTCGAGCAGCACGCGGACGAGCTCCGGGAGCGGGGTGCGGTTCATGCGCTGCCCACCGCCCGCTGCTGGTCCTCGAGCTCGGCGAGGACGCAGTCACGGCACCGGCCGGGCTTCTCCGCCCGGTAGTCCCGGCCGCAGCCGCAGACCCTCAGCGGATCGCCCGGATTCTCTCGAGGCGCTGGAAGGGGGCCAGAAGCGCCCAGCAGGTCAGGGGCGGGCCCGGACGGTACGGGGGCCAGGAAAACGCCCTGGACGGGCAGCCGGTGATCTTCCTGAGCCCCCTCCGCCCTCAGCCGACACCCGTGACACATCTCGGTGCTGTCGCGCAGCAGGCGAACACCGCAGCCGCAGTGACGGGGCCCCGGCTTGTCGTCTCTCAGCTGACCGGGAAATTGATCTTTGTCATCTCGCGCGCTCGCGGGGGTCCGCAGAGGAGGTACTACCTCAGCCCTCTCCTGGTAAGACTCCTGGGTACCGCATGGAATATTCGGGCCCCCGTGGCCCGAACTCAACGGGCCCCCGTGGCCCGAACTCCGTCGGGCCCCCGTGGCCCGAACTCCCTCGAGCTCGTCCGGGGCATCCTCGGGCCCCCGTGGCCCGAACTCAGACGCCTCGATGTTGGGGCCACCGTGGCCCGAACTCTCGTCGGTCTCGTCGTCCTTCCACTTCTTGTCAGGGTTGCGGGCGGTCGACTTGAGGTGCGCCGCCGCCTTCTCCCAGTCGGGCCAGGGCGAGACGACGATCTGATAGAGGGTCGCCTTGCCTCGCCTGCGCTCTCCGACGATGACGACGACCCCGGCCGCGATGGCGGCGTCCACGTAGCGGCGTGCGTCCTTCTCGCGGCACCCGGCGGCCTTGGCCAGGTCGGGGAGCTTGAGCGGCGCGTGCCGGCCCGTGTTGAACCGGAGCTCACCGGAGGGCGCGGCCATCTGACGGAGCGCGTACAGCATCGTCAGGAAGCCGCTTTTGCAGGTGGCCGGCATGACCCGCGTCCACTTCCAGGCGAGCGCGTTGCCGAAGGCGTGCGGCACGGCGCCCGTCTGGCGGCGGTCCTGCTCGTCACTGCTCACGAGCGCTCTCTCTCGGATCGAACTGAACGAATGGGGAAGCCAGGCCAGTTGGGGGTTCGGGCCCCCGTGGCCGGACCTCTCGGAGATTACACAGATGAACTTGGCCAACGCAACTTGTCCAAGTTGTATGGGCGTGGCGTTTTGCCTGCTCGCCCCGTGCGGGCGCCGAGCTAGCGGGCGCAGCCGGACGTCACTGCGCCCGGCCCTCGCGTCGACGGCGCACCTCGCTGATATCCAGCAGGCCCAGGCACCGCGTCCGCGGCTCCAGCTCCTCGCCCTCGCACGTCGCCACGTGCGGCCGGTGAAGGCGCTCCCAGCCCATGAGAGGGAGCTCGTCCGTCGGCCGCCGGGAAAGCCACGTGCCGCGCCCGTCACGGGCCACAGCCGTGTTGCCCTCCGGGTGCGGGGCGACATCGACGGCCAGCCGCCTACCGGCCTCCGTGATGGTCCAGCGGATCGCGGCACCGCAGGCCGCACAGTGCGAGGGTCGGGGCATCGGTCGTCTCCTTGGCGGGCGCGCCCGGGGCGGTGTGTCCGTGGGGGAACGTGCTGGTCGGCCGATGTCCGGAGACGTGTCCGGACACCGGCCGGCATGTGTCCGGCAGGTCACTTCGGCGGTCGCGCGCCGCCTCGCGGGCGGAGCTGCACCTTGGCGTCGAGCAGAAGCTGGCGGACGGTGCCGTACGACATGGCGTGCACCTCGGCGAGAGCACGGAGCGACGCCCCGGCCGTGTACGAGTCGGCGAGCACACGGGCCTTCGCCGTCCGCTCGTCTCCGGCGAGCCGCTTGGCGTACTTGCGGCGGCCGTGGATGTGCGCGGTCTCGTCGGTGATCATGAGCGGGTCTCTCCCTGCTGGGTGGGGGGCGCCGGGTCGGCGCGGTAAAGGGAAGCGACGAGCGCGAGGAGCGCCGCCGCCGATTCGGTCCGGGCCCGCCTGCCGGCAGCGTCGGCCGCAGCGAACAGGGCCATGGCCATGTCCTCGTCGCGGCGGACGGCCGCGCCGAGGAACCGGGCGGCGAACTGGTCATGCACGTCACCGGTGGTCGTCGCCCGGCTGACGGCCCGCAGGCTCTCGGCCTGAGCCCCGGCCGGACCGCCGTACCGGGTGAGGAGTGCGACCCGTCCGACCGTCGCCGCGGCGACGCTCAGCCCGTACAGGTCTGCCGCCCCGGCCCCGGCGAGCTCGTCGAACTCCGCGCCTGCGCGCATGGCGTCGCCCTCGATGACGGCGCCGAGGATCGCCTCGACGAGGGCCCCATGCCGCTGGAGGCTCGTCACGTCGAATCCGTACGGTCGTCCGCGGCGTCGTCGTCCGGCAGGAACCCCGGCTTCCGTTCCCCGGCGGCGACGTACCGGCGGTCGATCCCTGCGTGCGCCCATGACACCGCGTGCTCGCAGGCCTTGATGGCCTGCGACTCCTCGCGGCTTCCGGGGACCAGCTCGTGCACCAGGAGGGCGAACTCCTCGCCCGCTCTGCTGATCCGGGCCTTTATCGCGAGACGGTCCGCGTCCGTCTTCGGCGGCGCGAACCGGATCGCGATCTCACGCGGAGTAATGGCCATAACGGGCTCCGTTCATCGGGGAGTTGTCAGGGGAGTCGTTCGTTCTCATAGGCGGCGGCAGCGTCGGCGCTCTGCTGCCGGAGGGCGCCCTCCGCGCACACCTTGTGAGCGGGCTTCCTCGAGCTGTCCCGCAGGTTCGTGAGCCGCGTGCAGTACCGGCACGGGAGTTCACGGGGCGACCAGTGCGCGCGGTCGCTCCAGTCGAGGAGTCCCGTGGCAGGCAGCTCCGGCCGCCTGCGCCTACGACGCGGGGGCGCGGGCATCGCTCGAGTCCTCGGCCGCCGCAGTGATCGCGTGCTTCGCGGACAGCCGGAGCAGCGCCTTGCGGTCCTCCTCGTCGAGGCCGCCCCAGACGCCGAAGGCCTCGCCCCGCTCGAGGGCGTCGCGCTGGCACTCGTGCATGACCGGGCAGGTACGGCAGTACGCCTTGGCCTCCTCGATGACGAGCGCGGTCCCCCCGCCCTCCCCCTCCGGGAAGAACACGCCGGGGTCGATGTCTCGGCATACCGCTTCCCTGTCCCAGTGGACGGGGCGCGGCAGGGCGTCGTGTCGGGTGTCGGGCCAGTAGCGGCCGGGACGAGGCATCAGCGTTCTCCTGCGTCGTCGTGTCCGGAGAGGTCCGGATCGGTGTCCGCGGACACGTCCGGATACGTGTCCGCGCAGATCAGGGAGTGGTCGGCGGCCGGGTCCGGACCGGTGTCCGCAGACGTCCGGGCACATGTCCGGGCAGGTGTCCCCGGGCCGCGATGCCGGCCGGTCGGCCGCAGCCGACGCCAGACCGCGCGGACGGCGAAGGGCAGGACGACCGCCAGGAGGACCGGCCCCCAGACGGGCGCCGTCGAGACGAGCACCACGCCGCCGAGGAAGATGAAGAGGAGGACGTCAAGCACCGGTCTCACCGATCCCTGCCTCCGTCCGCCACCGGACGACCGTCCTCGGCGCGATCCCAAGCCGCTGGGCGAGCTCCTCCGCGGACAGGCCGCGCCCCGTCCCCACGACGACCGCGTACCGCTCCTCTTCCTCGCGGAGCGTCGGCCGCGGCGGCACACCGCTCAGCGCCCGGCGCACAGCCACCAGGTCCATACCGGCGTGCCACGTCGCCCCCACGGGGATCCGGTGCAGCCCGACGTCACGCATGTGCCGGTCCTCGAGGTGGATGCCGGCCACGCACACCTCGTATGCGCACGTCGACGACAACCGCCCCTCCGGCTCCCGGCCGTACTCGAGGCGGAACGCGTACCGGTACGCCGACATCTGGTCGTTCCGCAGCCGGAGCACGGGCGTCCCGTGCTCCGACACCGACCCGGTCCAGTGCACGTGCTCGTCCTCGACGGCGACCGTCCGCAGAGCGAAGGCCTGCGCCCACGTCGTCGACGGGGGGAAGCGCCCCGGCCCTGCGGCGGCCGGGGCAGCGCTGAGCGCCCGGGCGCCGCCGGGGCACACGGCCCCGGCGGCGTCCAGCGCTGCAGCAGTCTCGACCGCGGTACTCACTCCGGCCACACGGCTTTTTCCACGGCGGTCCGGTGCGCCTTCGGGACGTCCCCGACCGGGCTCAGCAACCAGTCCCGACCAGCCGCCATCAACACCACGGCGTCCACCGCGTTGTCCTCGCCACCGGTCTGCCAGTCCGGCCAGCGCCGGGCGACCGCGTCGACCACGGCCGTCTTCTGCCCGGTCCCCTTGCCGGTCGCGTAGTGGATCCGGAGGTTCGGCGCCATCAGGCCGACCGGGACACCGATGTCGGCGAGGTGCTCGTACACGCGCCACCAGAGCCAGCCGCGTTCGTGCGCACCACCGCCGGCACGGGACAGCGCGGGCAGTTCCATCACCGCGAGGTCCGGGCGGCCGATCGTCTCCGTCACCTCGACCAGGACGCGCCGCATCTCGGCCAGCCGCACCAGGTGCGGGAGCTTGGTGATCGGGTGCTTCTTGTCCACGTAGCCGATGACCCGGCACCAGCCCTCGGAGCTCGCGAGGCCGGTGGCGGACAGACTCGTGTCCACGCCGACGACTCGAGGCCCCGGCCGGACAGCCTCCTCGGACCAGCTACCGAACAGGGCGAGCTTCGGCGACTTGCGTTCAGGCATCGGGGCCGCCGCCGTTCATCCAGCCCTTGGGGAGCGGCGGAGCGACACGGATGTCGGTGAGGACGAGCTCCTCGACGTCCTCCGTCCGGCAGTTCGCCTCAGCCTCGAAGAACATGCCGGCAACCAGCTCGACCGGTGGCACCTTGCTTTCCGCGGCGACCTGGTCGAGGAGCAGCGTCACCGGCTCCGTCGTGTGCCAGCCCACGACGACCGCCTCAACGGTCCGGGCCTTCACGTCCACGGACAGCACCTCGACCGGCGTCCTGTACCGGTGCTCACCGCGGGCGACCAGGTACCGGCGGCCGAGCGACGTCAGGACGACACGGCCGTCAAGGACGTCCGCCAGGCCCCGGACCTTGAGCAGCGCCAGGCCCTCCGCCTCGACGTCGACCTCCTCACCGTCGACGAGGGTCCGGAGCAGACTCTCGACGGGCGGCAGGAGAGGCATCTCCGTCGCCAGCCGCGTCACCCGGATCAGCGCCACCTTGTAGGCGTACGTCCCCCGGGTCGTCGCGGCCGAGCACGGGCAGCCGTGCACGGTCTCCCGGCACTCGTCGGACGTCAGCCCATGACACTGCTTCGCGCTCGCCCGGCCGCGCTCGCACAAGTCGCCGGAGCAGCAAAAACAGTTGGGACACGGCGCCTGTGCGGGCCGGACGTACTCCGGCTCAAACGGTTCGATCACGTCACTCATCAGCTACCTGCCGTGGTGTGGTGGCACTGCCAGCAGCGACGGGAGCCGTCGGCGTGCAGTGCGTGAGGAGTCGTCCGGCTCTCAGCCGGACAGATGGCGTAGTCGAGGGCGTCGACTTCACCGGCCGCGATGCGCGCGGCGAGGGCGCCCTCCTGGCCCTCCTGGACCGCGACGTCGTCCACGACCGACGCGGGAGGAGGGGCGACGGCCGCCCCCGAAGGGACGGCCGCCGTACGGGGAGCAGGGGCCGCCGGGCGCGCCTGGCGGAGGCAGCGCGCCGCGTCGACCAGCAGCCGGACCACCGCCCAGCTGATGCCGGCAGCGCACACGCCGAGGAGGGCGCCGGTCAGGGCCGAGAGCTCGGACACGCCTCGTCACCTGCCCTCGGCGCCGGGAGGATCGGCCACTCGAGGCGGACCCCACTGACCCAGTCCTCTTTGCCGGGCGTCCGCTCGAAGTACGCGCGGAGCTCGGCCGCCTGCTCGGCGGCCCACAGCACCTGAGCGCTGTGGAGCTCGGAGAGCGACATACGGGCCAGCCACCGGTACCGGTTCGTCAGCTTCCACGTCACCGCACAGGCGGCGACCGCGTCAGCGTCGGAGGTATGCGCCCCGTCGAGGGGGACGACGTAGTGACGGCACAGGTCCGTCAGCGTCCGGCCGCCCTTGCGGAACCGGTCGGCCCTCTTGTCCAAGACCTTCGGGTCGAGGACGTACGGCGTCGCCCGGTCGACCAGCGGAACGACACCATGCCGGCGCGCCTCGCGGTCGAGCATCGTCAGGTCGAAGGTCGCGTTCATCGCGACCAGGGGGAGGCCGTCCGCGACCGACGCCACAACGGCGTCGATCATCTCGGCGACGACGACCCCCGCGGGGCGGCCCGCACCGCGGGCCGCCTCCGTGGTGATGCCGTGCACCGCCGTGGCCCCGGCCGGGATCTCGACGCCGCCCGCGTCCGACAGCCAGGACTGGCCCTCGGTCGGCGCGCCGCCACCGAAGTGGACGACGCTGCCGGTCACGATGCGGTCGGTCTCCGGGTCCACCCCGGTCGTCTCCAGGTCGAGCCCGATCAGCGGGCGGCGGTGCCACAGGTTCATGCCGCGCGCCTCCTCGAGGCCCTGCCGGCCGCCCGGTCCTTCTTGGGCTTCGAGCGGCCCCGGCGAGCAGCGGAAGCCTTGACCGGCAGCGGCCGGAGCGCCGCCTCCTGCGACCCTTCCGCGTGCTCGGCGGCCTGCTCGGCGTCAGCGACCAGCGCGGCCGTCTCAGCGTCCGTCAGCGGCGCGAGGAGGATCTGCGGCTTCCCCGCGTCGCCCGCGTCCTCGACCGCGACCAGCGCCCGGAGCTCCGCCGACGTCGGGACGAGCGGCGCCAGGCGACGGATCGCGGACTTCGCCCACATGTGGTCAAAGCGCAGGTGCCAGAACGAATCCCGCTTACCCGACTCCTCCGCCCGCTGGTACGCCGTGCTGTGCTCGTCGCGGATCTCCTCGGCGTCCTCCCGGGACAGGACGATCACCTGCGACCGGGCACCCCCGGCGAGCCAGCAGAACGCGTAGGCCAGGACGACCGGCCCGCGCTCCGCCTTCGGCAGCTCGACGCGCGCCCTGTGCGTGAAGTCGTCCGGGGACGGCGCGCTCGGCTCGTAACTCCAGTCGTCGGCCTGGTGGACCAGCCCGACCCGTACCGACTCGACCCGCCCGGACCGGTACATCAGGTCGATGTAGCCCTGGTACATCGGGATGAATACGGCCTGCCTGGACTCCACGCTGATAGCGGCGTGCCGACCGTCCGGGATCAGCCCGAACCGGGCGCAGGTAAGCAGGCTCTGCAACATGCTCGCCGGGGAGCACTCCCGCCGGATCAGGTCCGGGAGCAGGGCCCGCACGGCGGCGAAGAACTGGCCGCTGTCCACGCAGGCCGGAAGGGCGTCGACGAAATGCGACTCGTACCGGCGCAGCCAGACGAGCGCTGCGTCAGCCGACTCCGTGCCGGCAGCGGGAGCGGTGTCGGCCGCCTGGTCGTGCTGGGAGCCGTCCGCACGCGCGGAGCGGCGGGCGGCCGGGACGGGGGCCGACGTCGCGACCTTCACCCGGTCCATGAGGCTGGAGGCAGCCATGTCAGATCTCCTTCTTGGGAACGTTCAGGACACGGGCGCGGAACTGGCCGTAGACGTCGGGCTGCTCCTCCTTGAGGGCGTCCATGTCGAGGGCCGGGAGCATCCGGGTGTACCGGGCGGCGAGCTCCGGCATGGCCTCGCGGAAGCGCTTCGAGGCGAAGGCGCCGTTTTGCTTCCACGTCCAGGCGATTGCCGTGCCGACCTTGGCCACGGCGGCGTCCTCCGTGAGGAGTCGCATCTCGTTCTCAACCTCGTTGAGCTGGGTCTCGACGTCCTTCGCCTGGGCCCTGAGCTCCGCGCGACGGGCGCGCAGGTCCTTCGCCTTGGCCAGGTCGACGGTCGCGACCTCCTCCGGCTTCACCTGCCACAGGCGGCCGAGGAGCTCCTTCGTCGCGGCGAGGCCGTCAGCCGGAGGCGGGTGGCCCTCCACGATGTGCCGCTGGAACCAGCCCCCGCAGTGAGCGACGAGCTCACCGATCAGGTCCTCATCCCGCTCCAGCCGGTGGTACTTGAGCTTGTTGCCGCCGACGAGGGCGACGACCCACGCGTACGACCAGCCGCCGACGGCCATGTACCAGTGCGCTTGCAGGGCAGGCGCGTCAGGGACGCCGTCCTCCCAGTCGTCGAGCTGGTACTCCGACCGGTTCTTGCACTCGATCGGAGCGACGACCGCGCCGGTCTCCGGGTCGAGGGCGTACCGGTCGACGTTGGCGAGCATCCACGACCGCTCGAGGTTCACGAGCGTCCCGGACGGCGTACCGATCGGGACCTCCGCCCGCTTCCCGAAGAGGGTCGCGATGAAGTCTTCGATCTCGACACCGATCTCGGCGGCCTCGCTGGTGACCTTGTCGCCGCGGCCGTGCTTGGCCTCGTACACATGGCGAGGGCTCTTGTACTTGTCGAGGCCGAGGATGGCGGCGATGTCGGAGCCGCCGATGCCGGCCGCGCGAGTGGCGTGCCACTCCTCGGCGGACGCGGTCGCGGGCAGAAGGAGACGGGCGGTCGGCGCTTCGGGCCGACCGGCGGCCGGGGCCAGGGCCCCGGCCAGCTCGGTGGTGATCGTCATGCGTCGTCGTCCTTCCTGGACTTCATGAGCTGAGTGCGGACCCGACAGGGCCCGCACTTGCAGCGGTAGGGGTGAGAGAGGGAGTCGACCCGGCGCATCCCGGCCATGGCCTCGATCTGCGCGGCGAGGAGGACCACGTCGCGGTCCGTCCATGCGGACGTCGCCAGGTCGAGCAGGCGGTGACCGTCACGGAGGCCGCGCTCGATGTCGCGGACCAGCCAACGGAACCGCTCCGGGTCGTGCGACGACTCGACGCGCAGCGCGGCCACCGTGGCGACGGTGGGGATGCCGGCCATCAGGCGTCACCGCCCACGTGCAGCCAGTGCGCGATCTGCCGGGCCGAGATGTGCCCATGGGTCCGGGCCTTGCGGAGCATGAGGGCGACCCGGTCGGCGTCCTCGGCAAAGCCGTGCTTGTCGAGAACCTCGATGGCTGCCTTTGCCCGCATCCCGCGCCAGGCGTCGGCAGCGGCCAGGACGACCCCGGCCGGGCTGTCCGGCGCTGGGGGCTCCGGCACGTCCTCAAGCACCAGGCCAGCCGGACCGCTCGACGGCTCCGGGAGAGGCCGGAACCGGGCCTCATGGAGGATCGCGTCGTACGTGTCGAGGTGACCGCACGGGTTCGTCCACCGGTCGACGGTGAACTCGACACCGCCGTCGGTGAACTCCTGCGCGGCGAGGGTGTCGTGCCCGCGGGGACCGCCGCACGTCGAGCAGCGGGCCGCCACTGTGACGGTCACGACGCCGACGCCGTCGGCCTCCTCGTCGCTCAGCCAGTCGCAGACCCGGACGGTCATGCGCTCCGGGAGCTCCGGGACCGGCTCGTCTCCGGCGACGTACCGAACCCACAGGGCCCAGCCGTCGGGGTGCATGACGGCGTACGCCTCGAATGACCCGGCCGGTGCGTATGCCGGCATGTCCTGGGCCATCGGGGCCTTCTTGGCCGCAGACGCCGCCGACCCCTTCGTCCCGTAGACACCAGCCATCAGCCAAGTCCCGCGCTCAGCACGGGCGTTCTCCGCGACAGCGGCGTGGTCGTGCGACGCCCAGTCAGACCGACGGGTCACGACCGGCCGCCCTTCGTCTGAACCAGGACGGACGCCCGGACGCTGTGCACACGGTGCTGAGCGACGAGGCGACCGGAGGAGCGGCCTGCCCTCTCCCAACCGCACGAGCACGTCATGAGGCGGTCCGCCTGACCCGGGCACCCGTGCTCTACAGCAGAGGCCTTCGTGAGGTCGTCGCCGCACAGGGAGCGATCCGGGTGGCGGGGCGTGATCGTGGCGTCGTGTGCCATCACCGGCCGCCCTTCGCCTGGGCCGGGATCATCGCCGCGAGGGCCGCCCGGGTCTCCCTGTGCTTGGGGTGCCGCAGGACCTCGGAGCAGTGACGGCACCCGTCGATCTCGTGGGCCTCCTCCGCCGGAGCCGTCGCCCGGCGGTAGGCCAGGATCGACAGCGGGAGCAGGAAGACGCAGGCCGCCATGGCGGCGAGGATCAGGGAGCTCATCAGCGCCCACCGCCCGCAGGGACGACGGTGCCCAGCGCACGGGGCGGGGCCGGGACGGAGTACGTGACCCAGACCTTGACGTTCACGCCGCGCCACACGGTCACGAGCTCCGCGAAGCCGGAGCCGTCAACGTCGGCCCTCACGCTCACGGGCGTACCGCCGAGGACACGGGCGCACTCGGCGATGATCTCGCCGCGCCCCTCCACCGCCGTCTGCTGCCCGAGCAGCACGCCGACCGGGGTGAGAGTCCACTCCAGTACACCGAGCTGCTGGTGATCACGCATCAGGTCGACGAGCGCACGCGCCGCGCCGAGCTGAGCACTACAGTTGCTTGCCAAGGTAATGACCTCGATTCGCTGTGGTTGAGGTGTTGCCTGGTGAGCGGGGCTGTCCAAGGACCGGAGCAGGGTCCGGGCAGCCCCGGCGCCGTCAGGAGGCGGCGCGTATCTCCCCGGGGGCAGGCTCAGAGGCCCCGGGTGAAGGCGCGGAGGCAGTGACCGCAGAGCCCTGCTCGACGCGAGTGCCGGCACGATCGGCCGGAAGTACGCGCTTCGCCTCCAGGACGACCACGGGGCACTTGAGCGCCGTGGCGAGCAGCTCCAACTTCTCGGGGGTGGCATTGCGCCGCCCGGCCTCGATGTCGCAGAGCAGTTGAAGGCTGAATCCGCAGGTCGCGGCCAGATGCGTCTTCGTGAAGCCCGCTTGTTCCCGGGCGTACGTGACGGCCTCCGGCGCATGGTGAAACGGGGCGCCACGAGGGCGCCGCCTTTGCGGGACGTTCATGATTGAAACGCTAGCGCGTAGTAGTGCGTAGTGCAAGGAACTAGCGCGCCAGTGCGCAGCAGAGCGGGACAGGGGCGTACATAGGGCGCAGAACTACGCACTCAAACGCTTCAAATGCGCCATGCGCCTAGGTGCTGTAGCGCAGTAGCGCGTAGTCATGCGAACCTGTGCGCATGAACTCGTCGTCGCGCCCTGGCCCCCCACCGGAGGCCGTGATGATCGCCTCAGCACTCAAGAAATCCGGCCTGTCCGCCCGCAAAGCAGCCCGTCAGGCAGACCTCAGCGATGCCCGCTGGAGGCAGATCGTCAGTGGCTACCAGTCAGTGAGCGGGTCCCCCGCCCCAGTACGCGCCCCGGCCGACACGCTCGCCCGCATGGCGCAGGTGGTCGGCGTCACGCCGACAGAGCTCCGCGAGGCGCAGCGCGAGGACGCAGCACGTGAGCTCGAGGAGCTCCAGCAGGCGGAGCAGCCTTCCGCACCCATGCCGGCAGGCGGATACGCGCCGCCCCTTGAAGCAGTGACCGCCATCATGGCGGCGCTCTCACCAGAGGCGCAGGAGGAAGTCATCCGGCGTCTCGGGTACATGACGCCCGCTCACGCCCCCAAAGGGGTAACGCCCGAACACCAGCACCGACGGACCGGGTGACCCATGTCACGGATACGTCACGGGTTGAACTAACCGCACCATAGTCACCTCAGGCAAACAATCATCCACATCAAGTAACAATCCTGTGAAAAGGGGCTGATGTGGCAGACATGCTCGTCGTGCTGTTGTCCGGTGTCCTCGGAGCCGCCACCTTGGCGGTGATCCTCCTCTCCCGGGCGCACCGGCGAGATCGCGCCCGTATCACCCAGCTGAGTGCGGAGCTTGCGGTACATCAGCTCAAGGCCCTCGCCCTCGGCGCGTCATCGCCGACCGCCGGAGCCGAGCAATCCGCACCTGTCCGCAGCAAGAGGCACCTGAGCCTCTACATCGGCGGCGGCGTTGTCGCCGTCCTCACCAGCTGGGGCGACCGGCTTCGCGACATCTGGCGGGGCCACCGCGTCGCCACCACTACAGTCACTGTCGCCGCGGCCTCCGTGGCTGCGGTCGGGGCCTTCGCCCTCACCTCCGGCGGCGACGCCCTCCAGCTCGCTCCCCCCTCCTCTTCGGGCGCAGCCGACGAGCCCAGCGAGACGGCCACTCCCGACGTCCCGTCACGTAGCGCCGACGCCGCGAGGCGCCGGGCCGCTGCGGCAAGCCCTCTCAGCCAACTTCTGCCGGACAATCTCACCGACCGTCTCCTCAAGAGCATCGATCGAGACAAGATCCCCACACCCAGCAGCAGCCCGGCCCCTGACCCGGTCACGGACGACGGCATCAAGGACGAGGCCGGTGCGGTACCCGCGCCTCCTGCGAGCGACCCAGCCCCGGAGACCAACGCCCCCAGCGCACCCACCAAGCCAGGCGAGGCGACTCCGACCCAGCCGCCTACCACCCCAACCGCGGCGCCCCCTTCCCAGGCCTCGCCGGAGGAGTGTTTCCTCGGCGTCGACACCCCGCTCCTGGACCTCTGCGTGCGATAGCTCGACCATCCCCGTGCGTCGAGCGCCCGTACGAAGCGCATCGCCTGTTGGCCCGTGAGGCTCCTCCGACACTTCGGGCGAGCATTGGGCGAGCAGACGATCTTGGAGCAACAAAAAAGGCCCCCGCTATTGCGGGGGCCTACCTGTTTTCGCAGGTCAATTAGGTGAACCGTTACGGCTCCACGGTGGGGCGGGTGGGACTCGAACCCACGGCCGACGGATTATGAGTCCGCTGCTCTAACCGGCTGAGCTACCGCCCCGTATCGGCGTGGCGCGTACACGTGTGCGCGCCGTCTGCCGCAGCATAGCCGGTCATACGATCTCCTGCTGCGGATGCCCGGCTTCGCGTGACCATGAAGACCTCGCTGCGTGCTGCCCGGTTCCCGCCGGTACGGAAACACCCCGAAAGAGTCACGGACACCCCTGTGCGGGCACACGAAAAAGGACCCCGAAGGGTCCTCTTCCGTCTCGCTCCCCCGACTGGACTCGAACCAGTAACCCTCCGGTTAACAGCCGAATGCTCTGCCAATTGAGCTACAGGGGATCGCGCTCCCCCGACTGGACTCGAACCAGTAACCTGCCGGTTAACAGCCGGCTGCTCTGCCAATTGAGCTACAGGGGATTGCTGCGGTGCCTCGAATCGTACCTGCCTGGCTGCTGCCGAGCGGCGCGCGTTCGCTGCGACACATACATTAGCGCAAGCAGGGGGGTGCTCCGCCAATCGGTATCCCCCGGGGTGATCTCGGGTGTCCGCGGGTAGGCGGGCAGGACACGTCGTACGGAGCGAAGGAAGGGTGGCACCCATGCGGTACCGGCTCACGTTCATCGCCGGAGTGGCGCTCGGTTACGTGCTCGGCACGCGAGCCGGGCGCGAGCGTTACGAGCAGCTGAAGAAGGCCGCGCAGCAGCTGGCCGAGAATCCCGCCGTGCGGAACGCGGCGGAGTCCGCCGCGCACGGCGGCCGGGACTTCGCCGGCAAGGCGTACCACTCGGTGAGCGAGAAGGTCGGGGACAGGGTTCCCGTGTCCGTCTCCGAACGGGTGCGCTCGCTGCGGGACCGCAGCGGCCAGAACGGCAGCGACGACTGGGGGACGACGAACACCTGA